AGCGGTGTCAATGATGGTTGATGCCACGTCTGCATTAGCAGATACTAGTGCCGCTGGAAGACTTGGCATTGATGCAAGTGGTGGAATTTCTAGTATGCTAGGAAGAGCAATTGGAATTCGTGGTGATAGATCTGATATTGGAGCTATGACTGCTGCCCAAAATGCTATAAATATAACATCAGGAATGCTTACTGATGATTCGGTTACGTTTTCTAACATGGTTAGAAACACTAGATTCCGTCAGATGGGAATGACTGGATTAGAGGCATCAGCTGCTGGTAAATTAACCACTCAAGACTTAGGTGTAATTGGAGCCGGTGGATCTGCTGCTCAACAGCTGATCATGCAAAGAGGTTTAGTTTCTTTATTAAACAAAGATGGTTCTATAAATCAGAATCAAGTAAATAGTTATTTAAAAACACAAGGTGAATTTCTAGACATTGGCGGTGCAGGCGGTGTAGGTATGACCCTATCTCCTCAAATCGCTGGAATGGTAACTGCTTTTAGAAAAAGAAGAGCAGCTGGAGCATCTGACGTAGAATTATTTAAAGAAAATCCAGAAGCTTTTGGTGCTATGATGCAAACCTTAGAAGGCGGCGGATCTTCTAGTAATATAGCTGGCGGATTCATGGGTGGAGCTGGAAGTAGTTCTACAACTGGTATAGGTAAGAAGATAGCTGATGGTAAGGTTTCTGCTGGAACAATGTCAGATGCAGGTGAAGTAACTACTGAAGGTGCAGCTAAGCAAAGAATAAAAGAGATTCAGCAAGCAGCAAGCAAAGGCATGAACTTAGAAAACTTAGCTTCAGTATTCTCTTCAATAGAAAGAGCAATCACACCTGAAAGAATGGACGCATTTGAAAAAGCATCGTCTAATGCTGCAAAAAACATGGAAATTAGCGCTACTAATTTTAAAGAATTATCTAGTCAAGCTGGAGAGCTAAATACTCAATTTATTAAGTTAAAAGAGACGTTAGAGTCACTCAATACAAGCCCTATGAATTTAGGTGGTTTTAGTACAAAAGGTAATCCAGCTCAAACACGTGAGCAAATTCAAGACTCAATGAACAAAGTTAAACAAAGAGTAGACGGTAAAACACAGTAGGGTGAGATATGGCAAACAAAGTAAAAGTTACCACGCCGCATGCTGCTGTTATGATATGGAACTATAGAGATCGTCTAGGTACTGAAACAACTACAGAAGATCAAGTTAATGCAGTAGAAGAAGTTTTAATAAGTACTGCATCACTTATATCTATAAGCACCGCTAAATCTAAAAGTGAACCAACTGGAAGATTTCAATTAGTATTAGCTCCAAACAGAAACTGGATATCTACTATTACAGCTGGAAGCTGGTGCTGCATAATGATGTCTCAAAAACCCATCACTCAAGCAGACATCGATAAGGCCAATCCAGAAAAAGTTAAGTTTATAGGAAAAATAGAATCAGTTCGCATGACAACCGTAGCAGATCCTGAGACTGGCGCTCAACAAAGTGCATATAGAGTTATTGGGGTTGACTGGGGTCATATATTTGAAAACCATGTCTATATTGATCCTTTTATTGACAAAAACAACAACAGCGTTGGTGCCGCAACATATATAGAGTTATTCAATAAGGCAATTGGGTTAGATTCTAGGGCGGAAATAAAGACCACGACAGAGAACATGACATCAATATTGAGTATTGTTGGTCAACCTTTAAGCAAGGACTTCCAGAGTGCAGGTCAAGCCATAAATAGAGTCGCAAACGTGAATTTCTCATTTGTTATGCCAACAAAGATGAGAGAGTTTTTTGAGTTCAGTAAGCGTGACAATAGCATTGTTAGAAAAGACAATGTAGTTGAAGCGATCCAAATGTACACAGGTAAGCTTGAATCTTACGATCAATACTTAGATGTAAAAGAATCATCTGGCTTCATAGATCCAGCTTCCTTTAAGGGCATGAACACGTTATGGCAATTGCTGATAGACAACAGTAATCCAGTTTTAAATGAGACGTTTTGTGATATCAGATGGAACCAAAACGGTAGGCCTACTTTAGCTTTATATAATAGAATTAAACCTTTTGCCTATAGAGGTAATAGTTTAGTAGATGAACGTTTAGGTCAAGCTCTTGAAAAAGAGACGTTTGGTAATAATAAAAATAAAAAACAAATTGTAGAAGATATCAAGTCAGAAGTCAAAAACATCATGTCTAAGTTTCAAGATGTACGAACATATGAGATACCTCTTGAAGATGTTATAGATGTGGAAGCAGGAACTAATTGGAGAGATAAGTTTAATTTTATAGAGATTAAACCCTCTTGGCAAATATACGATGTTCTTAGTTCTTGGGTAAAAACTGTTGCACAGACAGCAGACGAAAGAGCATTTCAAAGAGAAGGCTTCAGGCCTTTAATAGTATCTACGAAGCAATTTCCTTCTCAGGGTGCTAAAAAGGATGCAAAGACACCTAATTCACTGTGGCTTAACATAGATTTGTTAGCTGGATGGAAACATCTACTAAGAGAATGGTTCTTTGATACGCATAGACTATTGAATGGAACGATAAACATCATAGGTCAAAACAACTATATACAAGTTGGCGACAACATCAAGATAAAGCAAGAAGTATTAGGCATGAATAAAAACATGAACAGTGCTACCGGTAACCAAGAGAGTTACCTATTAGCACATGTTGAAAATATCACACATACGTTTAGAGTAGATCAAAATGGTGCTAGAACTTGGGTTACCACGATTAACTTTGTTCGTGGCATAATGGTTACGAACAACGGTAAACTTGTCGGAGAAGGTAAACTAGACGGCAAGAGTACAGACACTAAGGAATCTCAAGATCTTAATAGAGTTAATACCGTTACAACATCATCTGTTGCAGATCCTGGAAAGAGACTAAGAGGTAAATAATGAGTGATCCAATTGTAAAAGATAGCTCAATATGGCAAGATCCTTTTAGCTTTCAGAAGATGAACTCCACTGATTCTAAGTTAAAAATTGGAATCGTGAGAACATCTCAATTTAATAAAGATAGGGGTGACATCACTTACATAGTAGAAGTACAAGATGCAGGAGACAAGCTCTTCATTCAATGCCGTCATTTAAGAAAGCACGGTGGAGTTTATAACTTTGAAGATTTTACTCTTCAAGATTACAAGTTTGATCAAAAATATGACCCAATTCCTGCTTTTGATACAAAGGCTGGCGATGCGGTATTGGTTGCTTATTTAAATGGAGATTCTAGAGAGGGCGTGATACTAGGTGGACTTACTCATTCTGCTAGAGCAAGCACGTTAAAGCCAGAAGATGGTCCACAATACCTATCTCAATTCAATGGGATAGAAACAAGCATCAATAAAGACGGTGAATATACCGTTACATTTAAAGCACAACCTAAAAACATCTCTAAACTGAAAGACTCACCTAATGGCAAGAAGATAGTTGCCCCAGAATGGGATAAAGAGGTTGGAACAAGTTATTTTAAGTTTGATAAAGAAGGTAGCTATACAGTTGCTGACAATGCCACATCTGATCCTCAAAGTCTAAAAATAGACAAAAAGAACGGCAAGATTATCATAACGTCAGGAAAGATAGTTCTGACCATGGAAAAGAAAAAAGAGTTGACAACTTTAGTATGTAAAGAGTTAAATATTGCTGCTAAAGATAAGATGAGTACTAAGACTAAAGAATGGTTAACTGATGCTTCTGCAACAGCAACCATTAAATCACCTAAGATTGCCTTTGGAACAGACAACATTGAGCTATTAGATCAAATAATAAAAGCAATAGAGGCTATTGGTAAAGTGACGCCAATAAGTCCTGTTGGTCCATGCGCGCCTATGCAATCTGCTCCACAATGGCCGCAAGTAGATGCCATAAAGAGCAAGATCAACACGATCAAGGGCACTGTTAAGTAACTTTAAGATATAATGGTTTAGAGGTATTTTGTGAGCGTAGAAAATTTAGTTAAACAAGCAAAAGATGTTTTTGTTAAAACACCTAGACCAAACGCTACCAATAATAGCGTTAGAAGCACTAGTTCTATCAACGATGATCTAGATAAGCAGTTTTACGCAACAGAGCCATCTAATTGGTTCAAGGCTCCACCTTACGGTTTTAGATGGCAAAACAGAGAAGGCAAGCAGTTCTTCATGATGCTTCCTATTTCGCCTAGCAATATTCAAATTACAACTCATTACGCCACAAACGTAGTAACAACATTATACGGTACAGTAGAAGAGCATTCTGAGCAAAGATACTTCGACATAAGAATGTCTGGTGTAACAGGAATGACGCCTAGATTTGTTGAGGCCATGGAAGCTCAACAATTGGCACAATTAAAAGCCAATAGTTCAACAGGAAGACTATCTTATGGTGACAGCACAGATGGCAGAATTGGCATATCATCCGATATTGCCGGTGGCTTTTTTGCTAAAACAATTGGAACGGTTAATGCAGCTTTAAATAAAGCTCAAGATGTGATTAGCGGTCGTGAAGATCAAAACCGCAGCGGTGTGTTTTTAAATAAAAGTGGTTATTTAGCTTTCCATAGATTAAAAAAGTTTTTCTTAAAATATAAAGCAGATATGGTTGGATTAGATCCAAACAATCCAAATGTTATAAACTCTGATGAAAGAAAACCTGGAAGTGATAACAACTTACATCCTTTAATGTTCATGAACTATAAGGATAATTGTAAGTATCATTGTTCTATACAGAAATTTGACGTTATCAGAGATGCAGCAAATCCGTTGATGTATTCTTATAATATTGTTTTAAGAGCATACAATATTGAGCCGATTGATTCTTTGCAGGGTGACGTTGGCAATAGATTGGCTGATTTTGGTCTAGATGGCGTTAAGAGTTCATCTTTATTGACAGAAGTTAAAAACATATCTAATGGCGCTAAGCAGATTTTTGGCGCAGCATTAGGTGGAATAAACATATTAGGTAGATAATGGTTAATTCAAAAACTCACCAGGACATAGCAGATCTGACATTGTGGTTCAAATACCGCAACGGCGACAGACTAGTAATGTCTGATGTTCCTAAAATTATTCCATTAAGATGGCAGTACTTTAGAGACAATTGGGAGTTTTTTAAACCAGAATTGGTGGCAAAAGCTGCCACCTACAATGAACCAGATTATCTATTGTCTCAAATAGAAGATATGACTGATTTTATTGATGCGCAACGTTCATCAACTAAAAAATTAAATCCTTTTTCAGATCAAAGTACGTATTTTAGATTCTATGGTATATTTGATGCCATTGAGATAGAGAGTATAGAGTTATCAAATCAAGAAGCCGACCTCGTTGATGAGGCAATTGCAAAAGTAGCAAACTATAATAAAAATGACTTCTTAAGAATTAAGGGCTCTGTAATTAAAGCCAGAGACATAATGGCAGATGAGATTGGTCTTACAGATGAAGATTACAATAGAATTTATAAGAGAAGCCCAGTACCAGAACAACTAAATCCAACCATTAGTGACTTAATCAAAATGAAGTCGCTGCAAGATACTGTAGGAACGATAGATTACGTTTTAGCCAACATAGCAAGTATAAACACCTCTTTTGTTGATCCTTTTGCATTAGCTAGAGCCAACGCAAACAATCCTAACTTCAATATGGCTTCATATAAGTCTGGTAATTTAGTCAGATTAAATTATGGAGAAGATCTACAGCTTTTAGCTAAAAGATATCTAGGCGATCCAGATAAATGGATTGATATTGCCATAGCAAATGGTTTAAAGCCTCCATATATTGACGAGGTTGGTCAAAAAATCTTATTGATATCAAATGGTCAAGGAAATCAAATTAATATTAGCGGCACAGATTTAGATGGAAATCTAAACATAGATAAGCTGTTTATTAACCAGGTTGTGTTCTTGCAGTCAGAAACAGAAAAGTTTCCAGAGCAAAGAACCATAATCAATATTACAGAAGTGCCAGTTAGCGGCGAGATAGTCATTGAGTTAGATGGTGCCGCTGATTTAAGCCGATTTAAGCTAGCAGAAGATGCCTATCTTAGAGTATTTAAGCCTAACACGATCAACAGTAGCTTTTATATCTTAATACCATCAGAAAGACCATTACCAGATGATCGGAAAGAGGAAGTGCCTTTCTTCTTAGCATCCTCTACAGAGGCTGAAAAGAGAGCTAAAATCGATTTAGCTATAGACGATAACGGTGAATTGCTTTTAAACTCTAGTGGGGATTTACAACTTAATTATGGTCTAGCTAACGCAGTTCAAGCTATTAAATTAAAATTAGTCACTGAATTAGGATCATTGCGCAGACACGCAGATTACGGCCTAGTTAACATCACTGGTCAATCTACTAGCGACATAGAGGCCCTTAAAAATATCTTAATAGAATCAATTGATGAACAAATAAGAATAGACAGTCGATTTGAGCGAGTTGAGTCAATTGATGTGAGATATACCGCTAATGGACCCAATGACCCAGCAGCCTTTACAGTAGCCTTGCAAGTCAGATTAGCTGGGTCTTCTAACGTCATACCTATAAGTTTTTCCGTTACTATCTAATGTAAAAGCGATTGCATAGTACAATAGTATGCATGGCTGTAACATTAAAGACTTATAATGAAATTGTAGGTTCGCTAGCGCGTAAAATCATAGCGAACAGTCCCCTAAACGATATAAACACAGGATCTGTATTATTGCAGTTATTAGAAGCTGTCGCTGCTAATGACTATGAGAACAATACTGCTATATTAACTGTGTTAGAGTTACTTAACATTGATGCAACTAGAAATAATGATCTAGACGCACGTGCAGCTGACTTTGGTTTAACTAGAAAAGCTGCCGTAAAAGCCTCAGGTTTTATAACTATCTCAGATTCTAATATCAGCAAGAGAAGTACTGGACTTTATCCAGTGAAACAGCCACCTATTGCTGGTGCAACGGTTATAAACGTAAACAACGCAGCAGCGTGGTCAAATACTGGCCAACTTTATATTGGCCGCGGAACACCTTCTTTTGAAGGTCCAATTCCTTATACATCAATAGTTAATAATACGACCTTCTACACAATTAATTTAGGATCTGCTTTACAAAAAGATCACTTGATATCAGATATAGTCATCGATGGACAGGGAACAAATGATAGGTTGATTGCTGCTGGCACTATAGTTAAAATTCCAGCTAACAATCAAAATCCAGAAATAGAATATGTAACTCTTAGAGATGCAGTTATTCCAGCTGGAGAAGACTCTGTAGTCAATGTTGAAGTTGTTGCTAGAATTGCAGGCGCATCTGGTAATGCAGGCATCAATGGTATCTCAACCTTTGGTTCACTTCCTTTTACTGGTGCTACAGTTACCAATACTACAGCGTTCACAAATGGACGCGACGTAGAAACAGACGATGAACTTAGAAACAGAATTAAGTCTTTTGCTCAAACATTAGCAAGAGGAACTAAGCCAGCGATTTTAAACGCGATTGATGGCGTATCTGATCCAGATGACAATAAGCAAGTCGCTTCTGCCGTTATCACTGAACCAGTAAAGATTGGCGATCCTTCTATTATTTATTTAGATGATGGAAATGGCTTACAGCCATCATATACAGGACAATCTGTTGATGAGCTGTTGGCAGACGCAAACGGAGATGAGGAATTACTTCAATTAGCTAATTTCCCTATTCCGAGACCTCAAGTGGTAAATGCTGCAGAAGGTCCATATGAGCTTCAAGATGGAATGTATCTTAGAGTAACTGTAGATGATGAAGAAGAAACTGTATTCTTTTTTGCAAGTCAGTTCACAAACATATCAGCAGCTACATTGCCAGAAATTGTCACAGTTATAAACGACAACTCTACAATCTTTAAAGCTCGATTAGATAAAAATTCTACTAGACTGCTTGTTTATCCAACTGCCTTTGATGCAGAGATAATACAGGTATCACCTATCAGAACCTCTGAATCAGCAGATCTATTTGCAAACAGTGTATTAAAATTTCCTACAAATGAATATAGCTACATTAAGCTGTATCAAAACAACGTTTTACTTAAAGAAAAACAAAAATCTGCTACGCTACTTACAAATCCTTTTAATACGTGGAACGTTAACGCAACCAGCAACATTATAATTAGTGTTGATGGAACGCCTTCTCAAGATAGAGAGTTCTCAACTACTGATTTTGGTGGAGCTTCTTTTGCTTCATTGACTTTAGAAGATTGGGTTGCCGTATTTAATACTAAATTTGCTGGCTTACAAGCTGAGGCTTTGTCAAGCGGTGTCATGAGAATCACATCTAATAAATCAGGAGCTGAGTCTCAGATAGATGTATTAGGTGGAAGTCTTTTAACTAAATGGTTTGCAGATTTACCAACAGAAGCACAAGGTCAAACGTCTGACTTTGCATTAAATCGTCAAAACGGCAATATTAGAATACTAAGAGATATTGCGCCAGGCGATGACTTTACAGCAGGATCTGAAGACACTAAAGGCGCTATCTATTCTAAAGAAACAACTACAGGAACTTATAACGTTTCTTCTGATTCAAATTCTCGCCCATCTGAACTAGTTATTGTTGCAGATGCTAAATCAGTGGTACCAAGAGTAATTAGTTTACCAATTGGCGCAACAATCGACATACAAGATATGGGCAGCGGTGTGATGAGAATCACATCTAGCTCATTAAGCACATTTAAGCAAGTTTTTGCTACTGGCAATGATTATGTTTATATCACTAACCGCGGAGACATAGATGGAACTGGCGGCGGAACATGGGCAGATATCGCAAGCTGCGGTTTATTTAAAGTAATCACAAAAGGCGAACACACAACAGCCGGTTCTGATTCTTATATTGAAGTAACTAATGCCAATATAGTTCCAGGTACCTATACTGTTCAGTCATCAGACGACATACAGGCCTTCTATTCAGATGCTTATCCTCAAATCTGGAAAGGCACCTTTGTAGACAATCCACCTCTTGAGCCAATTCAGGGCATCGTGGATTCTATAAACGAGAATATTTCAAATGTAATAGCTAGTATATGGAAAACAAATTCAATTAAGTTAACTTCTATTACAGAAAACGAAGGAAGTATTGCAGTACCGGTTTCTGTAGGTAATGCAACATTGCTTTTTGACAGCAATCAAGGTCAACAAGTTGGAAATACATCACATGTTGCCAACAGAGAAGCTGACAAAGATGCTGTTACATATTTTAAGAGAACAACACCAAGTACAGCCAATGTGTGGTTAGATCGTTCTACTTATACAGATTTAAAAGGTACACTGTCGAACGACGCTATTCCTGGCATTAAGAACGTAGATTCTTTTAGTGAAATAATCGAATCACCGGTTCTAACAGACAGCAATCTTTCACATGACGATATAGTTTCTTTTACAAAAGGTAACAATAAGGGCTTATACAGAAGTATTAAGCAAATTCTTTCTGGAGATAGAGTAGGAACTCAATTTGATAAAACTGCTACATCTTTAGACCATATTGCTAATTACGATGAAGTGCAAATTTTAGAGTCTTTAAAATTCAGTGGCGATGATAGCATGGTAGTGGTTTTAGATAATGATTCAGTTACTAAAACTATCGACATACCTATGTTTAGAAGAGGTCGCGTTAATTCTGGCTCTCAATCATTAAGCTTTTTACCTACACAACTGGCGTTTTCTGCAAATGACGTAGACAATGAAGTTGGAGTAGATTTTGGCACTCCGCAATCTTGGAGCACAACTCTAAATAAAACAGACTTTAAAGACTACAAAGTATTATTTAGAGCGCATAACTGGTATGTAACTGGTGGAGTTGGATCTGGCCTTGGCGGGCAGATGTTAGTTCGTGCAGCACAATACGGACCTGTTGGCGAAAATATTAAGTTTGCTATAGATTATCCAACGCTGCCATCAAAAACAAACTCAATTGTCTACACAAACACTCCAACAACTACAACAGTTAAATACTTATTTGGATCTGGTACAGCGAGAACCGCAAACATCATTCCCGGTACAACATTTGACGTAACAGATTTAGGAAGTGATTTGTTTAGATGGACATTCTCACCAGGTGTAGATTTTTCTACTGTTTTAGTGGGTGATGTAGTTAGTTCTTTAGATGACTCTGGTGTAAGTGTAAGTAATAGAGGTCAATTTAGAGTAGAGGCGGTTAACGCTGTAGCTAGAACAATTGACGTTTATAATCCTAATGGATCTCCAACTATAGTTGGGCAACCGGAAATCACCACTGTTACAACAGTTGGTGATGTAGTTGGATCACCTGCGGTAAACGATGTAACAACAGTTGCAGATATAGCTGGTTCACTAGATGGCACTTATTTTATATTAAGAGACAATGCAGGAACAGTAGCATTTTGGTATGATGTAGATGACAATGGAACAGCAGAACCATTACACGGCGCTTCTAGATCTGTTAAGATTTCTACAGTAGTTACTGGCGATAGCGCTAATGATGTTGCTTCTAAGACAGCAGCAGTTATTGGAGTTGACCCAGAATTCTCTGCAACAGTAGCATTAAACGTAGTTACTGTGACTAATTTAGGAAACGGTTTGTTATTAGCTGGTAATGCTGGTACTTCTGGCTTTACTGTAACGCAAACATCTCCAGGTGTTAACGATAATAGCCTAGATAACAAATATTTCATCCTTCAAGACGATTTAGGGTCGGTTGCGTTCTGGTATGACGTGGATAACAACGGTACACCAGAGCCATTGCATGGCGCTGATCGGTCAGTGGCTATTACAACGGTGGTTACTGGTGATAGCGCTAATACTGTTGCCTCTAAGACCCAAGTAGTGGTAAATGCTGATCTAAAATTCAATGCTACAGTGCTAGGTAACGTGGTTACAGTAACAGACGTTAGCAATGGTAACCGACCTACACCATTAGCAGGTACTTCTGGTTTTACTTTAAGCACTACTCAAAATGGTTCAGATGGAATCCCAGAGACTATTTTAATTTCAACTTCTTTCAACATTTATCCACTGTTAAATACAACAGTAAATGACATAACTACGCTCGTTAATGATGAAAATGACATGTTAAAGCTTGTTGCAGTTGGTTCTACAGCAGCAATAATAGATAGAGCCACAAGACAGGAAAACTATGTTCCAGCTGGACCTGGAGACTACAGCGCTTCATTGTCATATGGACACGATCCAGATCCAACCAGTGGATTAAATGAATACGTTAGCTTATATGATTCTGAAAGTTGGATACTAGGATTCTCTAATGCAAATCCTAACTTCACTTTGAAAAAAGAATTACTATTGACTAACGTTGCACCATCTGTTTATGCGATGGATACTTGTCCTAATGATGACTCTGTAGATTTAGGAGAAATGTTTAAGTTAGTTCCCACTACATTAACTAACGTATATCATCATTTAACACAAAAAGCTTTATCGCAGCTTCCTATTGTGTCAAATGTAGGCATCTCTTCTAATATTAGAAGCGTACAAATTAAATCTAACTTATTGGGTTCTGTTGGAGCAGTAGAGATTGTTGGCGGTAGAGCTAATTCTGCTTCATTTGATGTTATCAATGAGTCTCAAAAAGTATCAGAACTTGGAATTGATTACTTAGAGACAAAAATCAAATCTTTCCCAGATACTTTAAACAAAGGTGACATAATTAAACTAGAAAATGCCACTGGAGTAGATAGATTAAATAGATTAAGCGCTGCTGATTCAATTGACGTAGTACAGGTAAGTGGAGATACGTTAGAGTACAGATTTAATGCAAAACAGACATTCTTAAATCAATTTGTTAAGTTTTCTATTGCAGATGTTTCTGCAACATATGGAAGACCTGCAGGAATGGTTTGGAGATGGACTCATAATGATAGTGGAAGTTTGTTTATCATTACTGATAAAACCTCTGGAGTTCCAGGTTCTTTACCAAACGATGAAATCGCAGCTGGCGGCAGTGATGCTGCCGCCTTAGAAAGAGTGCTGTTAAGCAATGGATCTTTAACTCCACAAAGCTTTCAATTAACTGTTGATTCATTGCCAACTCAAGGAGATTATTTTACTTTTAGAAGTGCTTCTGGTGCTACTTTTGCTGTTTGGTTTGGTATCGATGGAAACGTTACAGCACCAACTGGCGCATCTTATGTTGCTGCTACCAATAAAATTTTAGTAGCCATATTGAGTACCGATACTGAAAATCAAATTGTTTCTAAACTAGCAACAACGCTATCTGCTGACAGCAATTTCACAGCTGAGTTTGAATCTTTTCAACAACAAGGCGCTGACTTAACAGATGTGAATGAAGGTGATCTATTGTATGCTTTTGGAACATTAACTGGATGGAGTTCAGGAAATAAGTCAGGGCAAACTGGAGATGAGGCCGTTGCCGGATTTCCTATTATTGCTGTAAATGTAGCAAGTAGATATGTAGACGTAGTTAATAATTTAGGTTCTGCGATGGCATCAACTCAGGTAGGCTCTGGTACAGTTCAAATAACACCATCGCCTATCATTAAATGGAACTTATCACATGCTGCTCCAATTGAAATTGTGCAAATTTCTGTAACAGGTGGCCTAGCTACAGCAACAACATCTGGCCCACATACGTTGGATGTTGGTAATGTCTTTTCTCTAAAAGAAAGCGATGTTGTCCCAACTGTTCCTGGTTCTGGAGATGGCACCGTAATATCAGTGTTAAGTTTTAACCAATTTACTTTTGCAACATCTACCCCTAACGGTACGTATTTAGGTGGAAACATATTAGAAACTGGTAAACAAAATACAAGATATCAAATTGAATCTCTTGGTTTCAATAACATGATGAGATTGAAGTACGTTGATGGAACGGCACCACAATTCTTAGACAATGGTGTAGCAGTTGATGATCTATTGATTATCGGTGGCAATACCTTTAAGAGCAACAATGCAGGTTCTTTTAGAATTAGAGCTGTAGACAATACATCTTTAATATTTGAAAATGCTAATGCTAAAGCTCAATTAAACACTGACAACATTGCTTTCAATAACAACAATGTTTCTGTAAATTGGGTTTCAAGCAGTGATCAGATTACTAGCTCTGCGGGATCATTTGAAAATCTAGCGATTGGTGATTCTGTTAAAAAAGAAGAGGATTCTGATTTATTGTATTGTCAAGTGTTAGGCTTCAATACAGGTTTCCCAGAAACTGCAACTATAGTATATCTAAACACAACATATCAAGGCACAACTGGATCATCTATAGGTATTAAATACGATCAATTAAATGACGTAGACAAAGGCGTTTACTTAAAAAACATTGAAGATATCACTATCTTAGAAGGTGATTCTGCTAGATCATCCGATACTCTTTTTGTTTCATCTGTAGCGAACCCTAACTGGTTCAACGTGAACAATACAGGCACTTTTGTGATTCAAGCAGTGGGTACAAGTAGCGACTATAGACCATTCTTAAGAGTTCAAAATGAAGTTGGTGTAGCTGAAACAAACAGACAGATGTCAATAGATCCTTTGGGTCTTAAGATAATTGAAAGCGAAGACAATAAGTTTAGCTCTATTAGAGTAATAGAGCACATTGCCATAGATGAGTTCAATGATCAAAGAAGAGTGATTTACTCTACTCCAGCTGATAGAGCTTATAAGTTTTCTCAGTCAAATAAAACTGTTGTCTCTTCTGTTGGTAAACTTGGGTACAACACAGATGTAACTACAGGTATAGATGGTTATCTATACTACACTGGCTTAATGCGCACTGTTCAAAGAATAGTTGATGGATTTGAACCAGATCCAGAAACATATCCAGGTCGTAGAGCAATCGGTGGTGTAATCGAGTTACTTCCACCATTGATCAGACGCGTAGAGATATCTGTAGATGTTACTACTAATGAAGGAGTTAATTTAGGTGAAATCACTAATGAAATCAAGTCAGTGATCATCAACTATATTAAAGGATTAGGTGTAGGTGAAGATGTCATCCTATCTCAGATAATTGCAAAAGTAATGTCTGTAAGAGGTGTAGCAGCAATCACATTCAACAGTCCTTCACCAGATACTGAAAGAATTGCGATAGCAGACATAGAGAAAGCATTTATTGAAGCAAAAGATATAAGTATAGCATAAGGAAACAATGGCTAATCAAAAGTCAAAAACAGACAGACTGCACGATCAATTATCAGCCTTTTTTAAAACTAGGGACAACCCTAATTGGAAAGCAATAATTGAAGCCATTGGTGAACAAGATCAGTTTACAGCTGACTTAATTGAAGAAGTCAGAAAACAGTTCTTTGTTAAGACTGCTTCTCGCCCATACCTTGATCGTTTAGGTGCTAACTCTAGAGTAGATAGACCTCGCTTTATAGGAATGGATGATCCTACATTTAGAAACTATATTCCTGTTTTAGCATATCAACCAAAGCAAGTAAAACTTATTATAGATAGCTTATTAGATATCTTCTTTTTTAAAGAATCTACGACAGCATATATAGAAACCAATGAGTTTTCTCCATATAATTTAGAAGATGGCTGGGAATTAGAGATCACTGTAGATTCTTACAAAAATGAAAGAATTCAATTTAATGAAGATGATTTTACTGATATTCATGCTATAACAGCAGAAGAACTAGTTGCTGCAATCAATCGACAAGCAAAACACTGCTTTGCGGTAGTTTTCAACAATTCAGTAACTAAACAAAAGAGCATTAGACTATTCACCAACACAATAGGATCTAAAGGATCACTTGAAGTTATTGGCGGTAGAGCTAACATTGGTTTAAGATTTGACGGCTTCATAGAAGACGCTGGAGATGGCAATAACACAGAATGGACCGTTACAAAAGTTGGTGATTTAATTACTTTTGAGCATACGGCTGGCAATTCACCAGGCATACAGTTTATTAAAGCTGGAGATATATTTATTAGCGATATCGGTGACAACATTGGATCTTTCGTGATTGAAAGTGTTGTTATAAATGAAAACAAATTTAGTTTCAGAAATCTGTTTGGTACTCCAGGTGTATATACACAAGTATCTGACAGAGAGTCTAAGTTCATCAGACCAATTAAAGCTGTAGCATACAAGAACAAAAGAAGAGCATTAAGCTGGGAAGTTAAACCTGGCGAAATCATAGTAGAAATGCCTACATCTCCTCCTGTAGTAAGAAGATCTTTAAGTGGATCTATGCACATTAATGGATTAGAGGGATTGATGACTGGGAGAGTTGGGGATACTCAACTTATATTAGAAGATGCATCGAGTTGGCCAACTGCAGGCTCGTTCGTTATAGAGCCCAAAAACGAAATACAAACTAAAATTGTAACAATATCTGAAAACACGACTACAACTAAAATAGTTTCAGGGCGTCTAATAGGCTTTGAACAAAAGTATACTTATAGTGGCAAATCAGGCAACACATTGCTAAATGTAAGTCCTAACTTGCCGGCACAAGCTCAACTTAATGAATTTAATGTTGTTTCTGTAGCTAGAGATGCTAACAATATAATAACTGTTAACACTGCGACTAATCACAATTTTTTAGTTGGTGAAAGTGCTATTATTAGTGGAACTACTCCAACAGTAGATGTAAATCCTGCTTTAAACTTAGATATATCAGTTAATGGAACGTGGGTGATTACTGAGATAGTGAGTGGTACCTCATTTAAAGCAAAGTGTTTTGGAGATGAGGGGACAGCAACTGGTGGAACAGTTAGAGTTGAAAGAATTGGAATGGCCGCAAGCGAGTCTAAAGTGATATTGACAGATTCCATAGATGCAGAAATTACTGGCATAAAAGGGCCATATATATGGGATTTATCGGCACCTTTTGTATTATCATCATATACGGGTCCACTTGCACAAGAAATCAAAGCAGGACAAATCTTAAAGACAATAGACCTAGGGACTAATAACTTACAGCCTGAAGGTGGAAATTTAATCTTTGATTACGGCACAGAAAAGCAAGAAGGACCAGTTAAGTACTTATTTAAACCCTCTGACAATACCATAACTATCGATCCAGCTTATGTGTTTCAGTATGATCACGATTTAAACAGCGCAGTAACAGCAATACGACGTAAAGGGCCACATCAATTAAGAGGAGATGGCTCAGAATATGCACCTTACATCACTGATCCTTCTGTGGCTAGAGAAATACTACAAGATTTAATTTTGCAAGTTAAATCTGTGGGTATCTTTGTTGAGTTCTTAGTGAGATACCCAGAACAACTGTACGCAACTATAGATGTCTATAGATCTGGGCAAGACCCTGGTTAATCGACTCTTGTTGAGGTATAATTTAAGAGATATTAGGAGTTTAGAATGGCAGTATTAGGTCGCTTACTTATAGCAGGCGCAGAAAGAGTAGACTTACCGGATTTATTAAGCATCGATTCATTTGTTGCCGGTGACTTTAAATTTCTTTTAAAAGGTTTAGTTGGTGATACCAAACCCCTGATATTAAATGGCTTTGATGTCATTAATCCAAATGATGCCATTGGTACGCAGAGCATCTCAATTAGAGTTGCTGACTCCGTAGTTCTATACCCTGGCTCTAACGCTGGTCCGTTTTTTCACGGTTTACCAGAAGGCAACCAATTTGCACTACCAGTGGTGCCAGAACTTAGAAAAAATGCAGTCAACTATGTTTACTTAACACTTTCTACGTTTGATACTGCACAGGACACTAGAGCATTCTGGGATCCAGATTTAGATGGCGGTGTGGGTGGTGAATTCACCCAAGACATCAATACACAATCTGCTTTAAAAGTAGAAGTTAACGTTTCTACGTCTTCTTTTCCCGCTAATACTGTTCCTGTTTGTATAGTTACAGTAGGTCCTGCAGTTATTGAGGATATTGAAGATGCACGTAACTTAATGTATCGTTTAGGTTCTGGTGGATTAAATCCAGATCCTTTTAGTAGATTCAATTTTGCATCTGAACCTTCAAGCACATACCAACGATCTGAACCTCCTACAAAAATGTCTTCCGCGCTTGATCCTAATGCGTTTCAAGGTGGAGACAAGAACATCAAATCTTTAAAAGATTGGATGGATGTGGTTATGACCAAGTTGGCAGAACTTGGTGGAACTACATACTGGTATGAAGAAGCCGCTGCATTAAGTTTATCAGATTTATTTATAGATGCTTTAGGTAGTACACACGTATCAAAAGGTCAATGGTCACATAGTAGCGCTACTGCTGGTCAATTGACGTGGACAGAAGATATTCAAATTAAAAACATCGCTGACAACAGAGATGTAATAATCAGAAGCGGCTCTAAGACATTACAAAATGAAGAAGTAATGTACGTACAGTTAGTTCGCGATGGTGATTTTAACGGTGGAAGTCAACCAGTTGATTGGTTCAATGGATTAAATTTTGCCAATGGTTTAGTTGGTTCATTTGCTAACTTAGTTAAAGGTGACTGGGTTAAGAAAAAAGGTGATCCCAATAATTACAATGTAAGAGTAGAAGAGTTTTATGCAAATACTAACTTAACAGGCGGTGTCACAACTCCAGCTCTTGCAAGATCTATTAAGTTAAGTTCAAATTATTCTGGATTAACAGAATCTAAATTAGGATCTAGAACGCAAGGCGTTTACACGTCAGCTCAAGTTGTATTAGCAAATAGATTTGATGGTACACTAAATGATCTTGGTGGAGACCTACATTGGTTAGCATTAAGATCTGACACGATCATGAACATTAGCAGTATATCTACCTCTACGATAACAGGTAACATAACTGATTCTGATGGAACGAAAGCAAAATTTACGATGGTTGGCCATGGATTGGTAGATGGTGACTATATTACAATAGCGGGATCTGCTTTCTACGATGGAACATATAAGGTTGAAGTTGAAAGCGCCGACGTATTCTACATTGCCACTTCAGTAACAAATAACGAAGTAGGTGTAAGTGGTTACATTGCTATTGCAACAACTACAACACGATCTACTGCTGATGGCCTACAGTTAGAATCTGCAAGTCATAATTTTTCTGACGACGACACAATAATCATAGACACTTCAAGCAGCTATGACGGTTCTCATTTAATCAACACAAGAAGTGCCACTACGTTTAGTTTTGCGATTGGATCAGCTTTACCTGTTGTTAACTCTGGTACTGCTACATTAGCAAGAATCAACATTAGATCAAACATAGGATTAGATGAGTTAGTCCAAGGTCAAAGTATTGGAATCGGTACTCCTGATTCTAATAACATCATGTCATATATTGGCATGGGTGGAGCTTCTCAAAGTCATCCAACGTATGATCTACCTCTGTCATACAATACTTTATTAGGTACCGCAGACTACAATGGTCTTATAGATGACAATCTAACTGTCAGAGTTGCTAAATTAACAGCAATGATGGCAGATAAAGCGCAGGATAAAACAGTTAAGCTTTTATCTTCTGGTATCACATATACGGTAAATACAACTAATGGTGCTGCTCAAGAAGTTACATTCTTAGCTGCGGGTGCAACATTGACATTAGTTACACCTGGATCTAATGGAAACGCCACAGTTGCATTGCCTGATACAGCGCCAGGTATTTCTTTATTAGCTAATCAATTAGCGTACGTTTCGATAAACAGAAACAGCACATCTACGCCATCAATAATCGTTAGTGATATTGTTGATTGCCCAATAGATGAAAACATCTTTGTTATAGCAGTAAGATTAAGTTCAACTGATGTTTATCTATGGGACGGTTCTCTCGCAGGTCCTAAAGCTATCAACGGTAATGTAAAAGTAATCGGTGGTGGAGTAGTTTCTTGGAACTCTGGAACTGGCAATTTAAGCTTTACAGCTCCGTTCTATCTTGAGATGTCCGGTTTAACTTATGCAGATAACACTATCTCAGCGAGTCCAATTAATTTACCAACAAGCTTAGATGTAGCATACGTAATTCCTAATTTATTATCCGGTGGACCAGCATTAACAGTAAACGTTGGATCTCTATCATCTGTACCTAAAAATGCTGTAATTATAGCAAGAAGAGAAACTAATGATGTAATTGTGGGCTCTTCTTCAATTAGATTAGCTAATGGTCAATCAGCTTCGCTATATGCTCAAATGTCAAATCAAAACTTGACGTTTATTGGCGCTACTGGTACTGCAGACAGTGCTCCTTCGTATTCTTCAAGTATCAGAGGTACAGCAGCTCAAAGTTTAACTGCAAGAGCTGGTGTATTAACTGATGCAATTGGTGATTCACAGGAAGATCGATCAGCTTATTTAAGATCAGACAATCCAGTTACATGGACAGGATCTCAATTACAATTTAGTACAGATATAGTATTAGAAATTATAAATACTAAATCTGGAACATTAAAGGCAGCTACAATTCAGGTAGCTAGCAGCCCAATTTCATTAGCAGACAATGAATCAGCGTGGGTTTTAATCGATAGAACTCTTGCTTCAGAAAACTTAACTATAAATTTAAGTGGAACTACTCCAATTCCCGCACAAACTCAAGCAAATAAAGATGTAATCGTTATTGCTCGTAGAAAAGATGCTTTGGGTGCTGGTTATTTACACTTGCCATTACATAAACAGGTTTTAGAACCTGGTCAAACAGTAAGACTTGGTGCCTCTGGATCTGGTGATGGTGGTGGAAACGAAATATTAGAAACATTAAAAAACCATTTCATTGATGGAACATTCGACCTTCTTACGCCTAATATATTTAGAATTGATAAAGATGATAAGGTTGACGGAGCGTCTACTGGAGCATATAGTTTAGTAACTAGAACTTTTGAGTTTTCTGGTGCTGGACAAACTATGATATCCACTCAAAGCGCCGACGAAACCGAATTCTTAGCAAACACAAACGCTTTGGGTGAAGTTGAGTTGATGGCGTTTTGGAACGAAGACTATATAGATACAGCCGCTACATACGCAGTATCTAGAAATGGTGGAAACGAATGGCAAACCGTAACAATGGATCGAGTAGGTTCTACGGAGCTATATCGAGCTATCCATAAGTTTACAGATGAAGCCACAAATCAAAACTTATTTACTCAATTAGTTTCTGATACAACTAGAGCATTAACAACCACAAATGACCAAGAACTTTCACAAAGATTTGTGATTCCATCTGGAAGTAAGATGTTGGTTAAAGATTTAATCGTAGCATTGACTAAAACGGGCGCTCCAACAGGAAATCTATATGTTAGTATTTGTACTGATAGCGTTGGCGATCCTGATACTGTTCTTGTTGAATCAAATGCTATACCTATGACTAGTTTAGTTACAGGTAACAATACGATTGATCTACCAGATGTCTATTTAGCAGCTGGAACATATCATATTAAGTTTAGAACTGACGCAACATATAAAGGTGTGTATTCTGCTGGAGTAACTCAAATAGCTGTACAATCTCAAGCTGTTGGCGTTGCGCCTTTCTTAAGAAGATATAACGGCACAGTTTGGTCAAATGCCTCTACAGAGAACTTAACTTATACTTTACGTGGAATAACTATAGATTTAAGATTTAGAGTTACAAGTTCTGCTGGCTCTAAAAAGCTGGATGGATATGGTATCTTCTATGATAAATCTATTGGAAATATTTCAACTGGAATCTTACAAAGAGAAGTGTTTCACTTTGATGGGACAGCTAACTTAAATGAGTTCACGCTTACTAAGTTTATCCCTAATCCTGATTTATTAAAAGTGTATGATGTTACCAGTGGACAAGTTTATACATTTGGAGCTTGGACGCTACAGGGACAAAAGGTTGTTTTTGAAGTAAATCAATTTAATTCTCCTGGAAATCCAATCACTTTAGTGTTTGATCAAACAACTGGTGGTGCTTTTGATAACAGTGACTTAAACGGTCTATTGTTAGCAAACAATCATTTAGGAAGCACTGATACTAGTATAGATAAATCAGTTAACGGAAGAGGTATCTTCTTAAGGCGACCAGATGGAACTTTAAGAGAAATCTGTATAGATGACTCTGATAACATTGTTGTATATAGTGTGTAGGTGAATAATGGCTAGAGAATTAGTTAAAGAAATACCATCGATTAAGAAAAACTATATATTAAATAGTAATTTTTCTCTTTGGCAGAGATCAACTGCTAATCAGGTTTTTGGTGCAAGTATAAGTTACCATGCGGATCGTTTTTCGTGGGCAGCAGGAACAATTACTGGGCAAGTAACATCTGAAAAAAGAGCAAAAACAGATTATAGCAATAGTACAATAATTCCTGCAGTATGCGATGACATACAAAGATACACAGTATCAACTGCACAAGCAGTTTTATCGGCAGGATCAACTGCCGGTCCTTGGTATAAGCTAGAAGGTTCTGACTTAGAAGATCTTTTACACAATGGCGGCATACAAAGAGGCATTAACTTATCTTTTTATGTTGCGTCATCTGTAACTGGTACATACACCATTGAATTTATAAATAGCGGTCTTGACAACAGATACTACACAACATATACAATTAACACTGCTAACACTTGGCAAAGAGTAAGTATTAATTTAACTGCAAGTGAATTAATCACTGGAACAAGTTCTGGAACGTGGAATTACGCTAATGGAATAGGTCTTTATATTAGATTTTGGTTAGCCTGTGGAACAAGTGCTCAAGGCGGAACGCAAAATCAATGGACTGGATCAACTCCAAATGTATCTCCAGCTCAGGTTAATTTATTAAGCACACTTTCAAACACGTGGGGAATAACTGGCATAATGTTAACTGATGGAAATGTTGCGCCAACTTTTGTAACTCGCGGTGAATCATTTGCAGATGAACTAAGATTATGTCAAAGATATTATGAAAAGAGTTACAATGTTGACATAAATCCTGGAACCAATACGTTCGCGGGTTGTTTTTTGGGGTATTTACCATCTGCCATTACAGCAGGATCTGCTTGGTCTACTAATGTACCATTCAAAGTTCCTAAAAGAGACACCCCTTCAGTTTTAACATATTCTATAGGTGGAAGCGTGCAAACGACCTCGATAGGTGGAACGCCCTTAAACACGATTACAAGCCGCACAGGAACTACAGGGTTCACACCAATAAACAACACTGGCTCAAGTCAAGGTTCATTGGGTATTTCTATAGAAGGACATTTTATAGCAGATGCTGAGCTATAAGGAAGATTATGAGAATTGGTCAAAGAATTAAGCAAGAAAAAATCGGAGCCATCAGTCATTCTGTTGGAATCGTTACACTTCAACCATCTATATTAAATATAGGTGGTCTACAAGTAGAAACAGATGTGCTATCAAGAACAATTACTTCTGATGTAACCTTAACTGCCAATAACTTATATATGGTTTACGTTGTGCTGTCAGCTGGCGTTCCAGTTATAAGAATTAGCACTAATGTAAACAGCATTGGTCCTGCTGGATTTTCTAGTTGGAAATTAGTAGGCGCTTTTTACACAAATCCATCTGCGTTATTTAATGCTTTTGTAAGTAAATCTTCAATAACTCCAAGTACCTTTAGAGTATTAAACTCTGGTTCTGGAACATACAACACTCCTGCTTATGCTACAGCATTAAAAATAACACTTGTTGGTGGTGGCGGAGGTGGCTCTGGTGGAGTTGGTGGCGGTGGTAACGGTGCTGTCGGCGGTGGCGGAGGTGGCGGAAGTAAAACTTACGCTGACAGCTCTTCTAGATCTGGTTCTGGTGGAGGTGGAGGTTCTTGCATACAAGCATTAATTGTTTCTCCTCTTGCAAGTTATTCATATTCAGTAGGATCAGGTGGTTCTGCAGGAGCTGCGGGAACTAATGGCGGCGGCGGAGATACTGGTAGAACTGGCATCATTGTCATCGAAGAAATTAAACCCAACCTTGAATACTTAGAGGATTTATAATATGGCATTAGTAGCACGACTTCAAACAACTAGAAGCATTACTCAAGGTGATTTAAATCCTGTGGGTATGATAGTACCTAGTATGTTAACAGAAGCACAATTTCAAGCATTAAATGGTACATCGTGGGTATTAGCATATGGACAAAGTGTAGCTGGTAGTAGCTACGCAACAGTAACTGGAAACACTAATGTTCCAGACTTAAGAGGTCGCGTTGTTGCTGGAAAAGATGATATGGGTGGATCTGCAGCCAACAGATTAACATCTGGCGGTTCTGGAGTAAATGGTGCTTCATTGGGTGCAGTTGGTGGAGCCGAAACCCATACTTTAACTACAGCTCAAATGCCGTCTCACTCGCACGTTTTAACGGGATCTAATTGGATGCAAGGCAATGTGGCCGGCGATGGTACATTTAATGACGGTTTATCGGCACCTAAAAATTATACTACAGACCCAGCAACTTCATCAGTTGGTTCCGGTAATGCTCACAACAATACACAACCAACAATGGTAGTAAACTATTTTATAAAGATTAACTAAGGATAACTTATGTCATTAACCGGTAAGGGAACATTATCTATAAGACGCAAAGATGTAGCAGAACAGAAATCAATTGCCGTTGGTTTCAAGAAGATTCAGTTCGCACACAAAGCAACCTTAGGTGATACTGGTATCAATTTAAATGCTTTAGTGCTACCACCTGAAATGTCAGGTTTCACTAATCCAAGTCCTGCAGAGATGCTTCAAGCAAATCTTTATTTTTATAGAAAAAACCTTACATTAATCAGTTCAACTAAAGGTGTATTGATAGATTATTTGTCATACAGTGTTGATAGTTCTAGTCAAATAAATTTTGTAGGCTTTACCGCAGACGACGGCGAAATTTTTACTGGAATCATAGATGGTAACGCCCGTAGCGGTGTCCAACTTGTTGACGCAGAACCTTTAGTTTCTACTGGTGAATTAGCAGTTGGAGTAACAGATTACAACGTAGGACAACTTTTTGAAGTCAATAAATACTCTTCAAGTCAAGTGGGCGCTGTAGTTGTGTACAGAAACGGTGTTCAACAATTTAGAAACACAGGAAACAGTTCGACTATTTTAGACGGTAACTATTATGAAGTCAATAATGGATCAGGAACTGGTCAATTGATTAGATTCAATAGCGCGCCAGCAATTGAGTCAGATAGCATTTTAGTTGTAAGCAATGGCTTAATGGCATACAATCCTGATGGCTCTGCTTTACAGAAAATAGAAAACCTAAGCGGCAAGATTGACAGCATGATACCTACATTAGCCGCATTAGCTAGCGTACCAGAAAGTAATTTTGGTGGTGTAACAAATCCAGATCTAAAATCATTTGGAGATTATGTTTTAACTCAAGCAGCTAGAATTCAAGAATTAGAAGACATAGCTGATACATATATAAATCAAGTTAGCGCTACAAAAACCGTTGTCGCCAATGCTCAACAACTGATGTCTGGCAATTCCGTAACTATTCCTGTTGGTGAAGAATGGGAACTATCAGGCACAGTATCGTTTTTTAACAGTGGCGGTAATGCAAGTTACACTTTTGTTATGGCAGCTTGGGCAAACGCCAATGGAGATGATGTAACTACTACAACACCAGTTGCGCCAACTGGAAAAATTGCTGGAGAAAGCGATCATAGAATGAGTGTAACAACACAAGATCAAATTAAAATACCCGCTCCAACCATTAGATGCACTGGGGGAACTGTTTATTTAGTTCCATTATTGACAGCAGGAATTATTGCAAATGCAAGAGTTATTACGACAATCTATGCTAGGAGAATAAAGTAATATGGCAGCAAAAACACCAGAATTAGACATTAGAATTCTTCAGGGCAAAAATAAGATCATCAATGGAGATATGCGTGTAGATCAGCGTAACGTTGGCAACAGCACAACATTGACAAATGGCGTGTATAATTTAGATCGTTGGGCTGGCCAAAAATCAAATGCTGGTGTAGTAACAGTACAGCAAGCAACAGATTCAGTTCCTGCTGGTTTTACTCATGCTATGAAGTTTACAGTTGCAACAGCAGATGCTTCAGTAGCAGCTGGAGATTATGATGGTTTTCATCAATACATAGAAGGCTCAAATTGCGCAGATTTAGATTTTGGAAAATCGACGGCAAAAGATATCACTTTATCTTTTTGGGTTCGTTCAAGTAAAACTGGAATCTATAGTGGTTCTATAATGAATTCTGCAGCAAACAGATCAAGAACCTTTGAATATACAATCAACTCAGCAAACACATGGGAATATAAAACCATTACGTTAAGTGGTGATACATCTGGCGTATGGCTAACTACAATTGCAATAGGTTTACGCGTATTTTTTAGTTTTATGTGTGGAACAACTTGGCAACAAGCAGCTGGATCTTGGGGATCTGGTAACGTTGTTGGTACAAGTAATCAAGTTAATTGGTTAGATACACTAGGCGCTACTTTTTATATCACCGGAGTGCAATTAGAGGTTGGAAATCAAGCAAGTGCGTTTGAAAATAAAACTTTTGTTGAAAACTTAGATGCATGTCGCCGCTACTATGAAAAAACATATCCAGATTCATTAACACCTGGAACAATAAGCACAAATCAGCTACTTTACATATCTAATACATCTACTGGTTCAGCGAGTCCCGTTGGAACATGGTATTACAAGGTGTCAAAAAGAGCATCTCCGACTTTTACATTTTACAACAGTTCAACTGGTGGAACAGGCACATGGAGAACAACTGGTGGGGTAGACCACAACATGAGTTTGATCAATAACTATGAAAACTATGTATCGTATCAACCCAATACAGCAATTGCAGCTGGGGTTGCTACAGTAGGACATGCAACAGCAGATTGTGAATTATAATCAGCCCTACAAAATTAGTAGGAATTAAGGTCTAGTAGACCGAAAGAGGAAAAATGAGAATATTAATAGTAAAAAATAGTGATTTAAGTATCGCGTCATATTATGATGCTGATGCCCCAATGTCATACGGTGGTCCATGGGGAGATTCTACGCAGTTTACTCATGTGGTTGTTCCAAATGAAATGGACCCTGATTGTGTTGTGGTCGTGGATAACGAAGGTATTCTTGAAGCTCAAGAAGATCAAGCATTATTAGATGCTAAAGAAGAAAGACAATGGGAAGCTTTACGTAAAGAAAGAGACAAGCGTTTAGCTGAGTCTGATTGGACTCAAATCATGGATTCTCCTTTGAGCACAGAGGCTAGAGATGCTTGGATTATCTATCGTCAAGAGCTACGCGATATTCCAGAGAACACAGAAGATCCTGCAAACCCTGATTGGCCAGAGAGACCAGAATAATGCTATACAAAGATAAATATGGATATCCAGTAGAAGCTAGATACGACGGTGGAGATTCTGCTGTTCGCATTGGTATTTTAGCGCTATGCGAAAAAGAAAACGACACCAAAAAGATGTCATCATATGAAGTTGAACCAGGTATGCTTACTCGCCATCCAACGCAATTTCCTTGGAATAATCCCAAGAATTACTCTAGAGACCAACTGATGTGTTTTTTGGCTGGCTTAAACAAACTTCAAATGACCGATTTAGCAAAAAGGGTTTTTTGGTCTCGATTTAAGTCATTTTTCTTTGCTCAAAATATTGAGCGCGATGTACCTGGTAGCAGAAAATATCCATGGCCACATTGCTTTAACAGAATGGAAGATGGCTTGGAAGAATGTAGGAAATTTGATTTTGCAGATCCGCTCCTTCCAAATCATATCTGGGCCATGATCAAAACAGCAAAAATATATTGGTTATATTGGTTTGCACCAATTGGTGTCATGTTTTATATACTTACGCTCATTGGTCATAGTTTGGGTAAACACTACGAAGAAAACCAGTTAATCTGCGAATCTTCTATAAACGGTAAATGGGCCTTGTGGCTTTATAAATTGATTAACAAAAAATGGGAATCAGTTAGCTTTAAATACTGGGAAGATAGAGGCGAAATAGAGTACCACGATATGCTTAAGAAGTTTCTTTCTTAGCGTGTTTAGTTTTTCTAGAATATTTCTTCTTATCTTTAAAGATTTTAGTAGGTGGAGCAGTTGGCTTTCTTAATTTTTTAAAAAGCCATTGATCTAATTCTTTCGAATTCACTTTTCCATCTTTATTCGGTTTTGGTCTCTTCTTGCTCATCTAAAACCCCAACATCTTCTAACAAAGCTTGTGTTATATCTATGTACTCTACCAGATCTTTTCCAGGATTGGCGTTAAGAAAAATGTTAGACCATGTAATCTTTAATCCTGTTGCGCGCAAATCTTGCCAAGATTGTGCATCGTTCCAAAGTATCTCTAACTTAACATGAGGATCAACCAATTTAAATTGCTCATCTAACATCTTACAGTTTGCGGTAAGCATTCTGTCAAAATCTACTGGATCTTTATGAAAACCATACATCTTCTCCATTTCTTTTAAGAAAGTAAAGAAATGTTTAGCATACGACGCTTTCTTGGCTGTACGAGCCTTCAATTCTTTCAACCGCTTTGCTCTTTTTGCAATACGATCTAGCATCTTTGTTCTCTCAGATCTATTAGACACTTTGCACCTGTTTTAAGAACCATTTAGCGAACTCTTCGTGATTCATTCTTTTCAGAACATCATTCCAATCTTCTTTAGCATCCATAGTTAATGCATAATGAGATATTGCGTCTGATTCTTTTAGTTTTTGCAACATCATTAGTCCTGCTTCGTCTGAGTCTGGTGCTCCGATGACTCTGAGTCCTTGTTTTTTAAGTTCTCCGAGCGTTTCTTTTTGATGTGCTGATAAACCAGAACCGGAACAAGCAATAACCCTCCAGGGACTACGAGTAATACCACCAAATATTTGATTAAGTGACTGTTGAATTGCCAACGCATTAAAAGCACCTTCTGTTACTATAACACCTTTGATGTCAGTAACAAACTTATCTTGATTCCAATTATAAAACACAAGTCCTAATCTTGTTCCTGGCAGTGTGTCAATTTTTCTCTCATCTCCATGCTTATCAACCCATGTTTGTAAAAAGCGCACTTGAGCGCCCACAAAAACATTATTGTAATAATATGGAAATACAATACCTTTGCGTTCAAGATCGTAGTACATATCGCCTTCGATCTTTAAACCTCTAGATTGAATATACTCGATGCCTGGTTTTGCTCTAGGATCAGATAGGGTGATGAAATTAGTGGGCCATTCCATCTTATTGACTTCATTTGGTTTTGCCTCTACGAAGTCAAAGTCACCTTTTAGGAACTCATTTAATGGGATATCAGCATGATGACAATAAGAATACAAAGAATAACCTCTTTTGCACTTACCTACACAATAAACCCATATTTGTCCATTATCTGGGTCTATGTGCCAGTGCAAGCAATCATTCTTCTTCCCGTCCTTGCAAATCAGGCACTTTTTGGTACTGATCATACTTACCTTCTACTTCTGTAGCTATTTTATCCAATTTTCTTTGGATAATTGATTGTTTAAACTCTTCTGTCATATTTACATAGCGACCCTTATTAAAGCCACATAGTATCCTGTTTCCTTGCATACCAAAACGATCTTTATGGATGATAAATTCAGTAGTTTGATCATCGAAATTAGGTATTGCCTCTAATACAACAGTTGATGGCTCTAAGATTGCTGGGCACTCTTTAATCCTGCTATCTAAATCTTTATTCTGCCTTTTACCAATAGAGTGCAGCTGAGCAAACACGACAATTGGTACGTTTGAGTTTTTGATATATTGACCAAGCCATATACGAAAATCATTCAACACATCATATCTGCTTCTAGTTTTATCTAAAGCAGAATATTGTATAAGCTGATAATAATCTATTAACGCACAAGAGTAATCAGCGTCTTTTACCGCTAAAAGAGCATTCTTGACGCCTTCAAGTTTAGTGGTTAAACCGTCTTTATAGTTAACATCTAATACCTTTACGTGCTGTGATATCTCAGGGAATCGCTTCACAATCTCCGATTGAATATTGATTGGCATAGAGCCCTTTTTATAATCATTAAAATTATAACCAAGCTCTAAACAAGCAATACGAAACAATACGTCTTGTTTTGATTCCTCGTTTGTTAAAACTAAAGTCTTTTTGCCCTGTTTCCAAAGAGGAAACGTTATGTTTGCGGCTATGGTACTTTTACCAGAACCAGTATAGGCAGCTATTAGATATAGATTTTCTCGTGTAAACGGGATAGCAGCCGTGAGCGAATCATTGATAAAAGTTATCTTCTCAGACAACATCTTATTGTATTTAGATATGTCTGTAAACATCTCTTTTAGAGAATCTTTATCACCAAATGAATCAACGTCATCTAGAGATACATCGAGATGAGAAATGTCTGGCGCAGCCTGCTGATTGTATTTTTTAGGTGCATTGTCCATAATCTGTTTTACTGCCTCAGGAGTTAACTTACTCATCTTTTTCTCCTAAGTCTACATCTAATGGCTGTGTCAAGTCGACCTCTAATTGTTTCATTCTTTGCTGAATCTCTTCAAATGTGATAATTGGAAAAGATTCAGCATATTTTCTTTGTGCTCTGTATTCTCTAGCACTCATTTTTCCAAACTGCGGTTCTTCTTTCGGAGATTGGCCGTCGTAGAAAGCATAGAACGATTGTACCGCTGTTTCTTTAATGTCTTTTTTCCAACCATCTATAAACTCTTGATAAGACTTTTTATCAGCACCTTTTCTTTTCTCTGTTGCATCATAGGTTTTTCTAGCAATAAAGTCAGATGGATAATGCGCTTTTGCCGCAGTCTCTATTATCTCATGCGCTGTATCAAAATCTATATCTGCATTAAATAAAGCATTAAACAGATCATCGAAATTAGAAGAAACATTTGCTCTACTTCTATCTTTGTCTTTTAACTCTGCTGTCCATTTTTCTAAAATGACAGTAGCAACTTTATCAGCTTTACTCATTGTCATCACCTTCTATAGATTGAGAGCTAACTATTTCAGTACTGTCTTTTAAGTTCGTAATGAGAATTTTAGCACTGTTGTGCTCTTTATCGATATGTAACAGCTCTACTTTGTACTCATCATTGATGATAAACGGCTTCTTTTTACCAAGCCACCAATAGAGTGAATCCTTGATCTTCTTAGCGTAACCCATAAACCTCCAAACGGTTCAAATAAAAACATTCTTTGTTATTTTATACCAAACAAAAAATCATGCCAGCGGTACAATAGATACATGAAAGCAACGATAACAAACAAAATAACAGTCATCGAGAATCCCTCAGATGAACTTAAATTATTTCTAAACAAAGAGCTTTCATATGTTGATAAAGCTAAAAAGTATCAACTTACAAGAATGTCTAGAAATCCATTCACTAAAAACTCTGCTCTTTTTAAGAAACTGCAAGCTGAAAGTGAAGGCAACTTACTTAAAGTGCATCCAAGTGGCAACTATCTAGTTATACCATCTGCTCTTTTGTATTTGTTAAATAATTTTACAATCTCAACAATAGACAAAAGGTCTACAACAGGAATTACGGTTCCATTGCCATGGGTAAATAAGCCACATGATTTAAGAGATTATCAGCAAGAAGCTGCAGATTTAATGGACTCAAATTATAGAGGCATTATCAATTTTGCCACTGGATTAGGCAAGACACTGCTTGCTACACATTCTATTAAAAGACATAGAACAAAAACATTAGTAGTCTGCCCAACTGATAGCGTGGCAAAGCAGTTTTATAAAGAACTGGTGTCTGCTTTTGGTGAAGTTAAAGTGGGTTTTTTTGGCGATGGCAAGAAGAAAATTAAAGACATAACAGTTGGCATTGCTGCATCTGTATATAAAAATGTAGATTTATTTAAAAAAGAAAATTTAGGTCTAATTATTATAGATGAGGCACATCATATTCCTGCATCTACTTTTTATAATATTGCCACTGAGTTAGGTGACGTTGGTAAGATTTTTGGCTTAACTGCTACTGACTATAGATCAGACGGTAAAGACATAATGATATCTGCTGGCTGCGGTGATGTTTTAATATCTAAAGACATCAAATGGGGTGTAGCAAACGGTTGGCTTGCTGAGCCAATATTTATTATCCGTGAAGTAAAGACTGGTGGAAAAGATTTTAGAGACGATAAGCTAAAAAATTATATAGAGCACGTTAGAAACTCTTCGATAATGAAAGATCAGATATTAAATGATATTAAAGCCTTTATAAGTAAAGGTAAGTCAGTATTATGTTTAGTTGATGAAGTTGCTCATGGTGAAGAATTGTCTAAATTACTGGGTATTCCCTTTGCTACTGGAAAAGACTCTAAGTCGCAAGAATACGTAGATCAGTTAAATGCAGGAAAGATACCTGGATTGATAGGTACCGATGGTAAGGTTGGCGAAGGTACAGATACTAAAAACGTAGATGTATTAGTTATGGCTAACTTTGTTGCAAGTAAAGGACCAGTTATCCAAGGTGTAGGTAGAGGACTAAGGAAACAAGGTCAAAAGACTCATTGCATCATACTTGACTATATTCCAGTTAGCTCAAAGATGCTTGAAAGACACGCCTTAAATCGTATAAAGTTCTATAAAGAAATAACAGACAAGGTGACAATTATATGATGATGAAACGCAAGAAAGAAGAGCTTCTCAACAAGATATACAATCTACATCCTCCAGTTAATATTCCACAGAGTATAAGCAATAGTCCATTGGGCTATGAACTGCAGCAAATGATTCAAAATGCCATAAAATGGCATACTCAAGAGATTGCTAGAATTATAGTAGAAGACTTATATACTCAAGAAGACTTTGAAGAAGATTTAGGACTTAAATAAAGTCTAGTATAATAGATAGGTGTTAACTTTACAGCAACTATCTGACATTGGAAAAGAACTAATTGGAAGCCTAGATAAAATTAAGGCTTCCAATGCCAGCATTGCTGAAGTTCAAGCCGAGAGAGAAGCTCTCTTAAAGAAAAATAATAATTTTAAAACATTTTACGATAAATTCAACAACATGGCCATGTATTACGAAACAGAAAAAAGATGGCTCGATGGCACAACATATACCCAAATACCTTGGACCCAAATAGATGATGCAGCTCAAAGAAAAACGGGCAACGTTCACTACACAGGATCTTGGGATAAGTATTCACCACAAATAACAGCAAACATAAATTCTAATCCTACTTCTACAAGCGGTGGACACGAGAATATTACACTCAATGACACACTACAAAACAGTGGCTTGATTGCTTTAATAGATTTTATGACAACAGGTCAATCTGGTGTTTCTGCTAACACATTAGATGCACCATACAATCCTGGTGATCCAACTATAACTTTAACATCTGGAACTCAAACTATAGGTAAATATCTTTTAATATCAGGATCTAGTAGATCTGCTTTAGTTCTTGTAACAAATGCTTCTGGCACAACAATAACGATCACAGAAGTAATTGCACCTACAGGCACAATAGGCGTTGGTGGATCTGTTGTTGAAAACTTTGGTGGCTTCAGTAATACAGAATTAAATACCCTTACATCTGTGTCTTATCAATATGTATTAAATGAATTAGCCACAAGAGTCATAAATAGAGTTACAACTTGGGAAACTGTATTAAATAGTCAACTTTCACAACTTAATTTAAATACAGATCCAGACTACTTAACGCAAAATAATGCTGCAAAGACATCTATAAATACAGCAAAAACCAATATAGATACCTGGCAAACCCTTCCTAATACTGGAACCCTTGGCACAGACAGCAAATTTACCTCTAATAATCTACCTTTATTGAGTGCTCAATATACAGCAAGAAACTCATTTAGACCAACTAGGGCAAGTCAAATCACAGCAGCCCTTGGTTTAGCTACCCAAGATTCTCAAGGCAATATAGGCGGAACTGGGGTTTATTCTAAGCGCTTTAAGGCTATAAGCTTAATGATAAATGGTATCGATGGACCTTTGTATCAATATTATGCAAAATTGAAGCAAATCGATGTTTCTAAACAGACCATCCAAAATGAACAACAAAAACAAGAGCTATTTAGTACCTCTGTTAGAAGTGCTCCTTTAGCAGTAAATGGCACTGGTGCTAATATTGTGTCTGTAAAGAGTTCAAGCGGCTTTAATATCGGCGATACTGTATTACTTATTGCTAACTCACAAGATGACTTACAGGCCACTATAACTGGTATATCTGGCAATAATGTTACATTATCTAAACCAGTGCCAAACACATATACTTTAAGTTTAAAGTCTACAATAGTCAAAGCTATATAGTATAATTAGCTTATGATATCACTTAAAGAACTATTATTAAATAGAGTTGAATTCAAAGATCTCCCAAAAGAGCATCAAGATAATTTAAACACTCTTTTAGAAAGAATCAATAAAGTGCGAGCTGTATATGGAAAACCTATGAAGGTTAACGATGGTTACAGACGTCTTCAAGATACTCCTAAAAATGGTTCAGCAACTTCATGGCACTATAAAGGCGCTGCGGTTGACATAGATGATAATGATGCCGGCGATTTTGCTAAATGGGTTGTTAAGAATTTAAAGCTCATGCAGGAAGTTGGTCTTTGGATAGAGGATGTTCGCTGGACCAACGGATGTGGTTCATGGGTTCATTTCCAAATATATCCTCCTAAATCTGGAAAGCGAGTTTTTATACCATCTACTAAACCAGCTTGTAACCCAAAAATATGGGATGGAAAGTATGACCCTATTTTCGACAAAGAAAGTAAAATAAAGGATGTGCTTCCTGATGGTCCTTCTGATGATGATATTAACGTAACCCTGGAAGAAATCGAGAAAGAAGCACTTAAGAAGTAGGTGCTATGAAAATTCCTAGAATTTATTTAAGCGCAGTTGGTGCTATAGATGTCGTCTATGCCCATGACTTCATTAAATTACTTATCTCTTTAAAACAAAAACAAATCGATGAAGTTTTATTAAACAACGCTATTGAAGTAGCAGTTTTAAATTCTAAACAAATAGATACAGGAGAAGAGCATGTTGAATTTGCTTATCCAGGCGACATTTTTACCGGAGCCTATTTTCCAGCAGATGATCCAACTAGGGATTGGGCTTCTGATATTACTAGGATAAAATATCCTTTTCAGAATACAGATGATGATCTAGAGGGTTGTCTTCTTAAACAGTTATATTCCTGTGTTGATATCTATAAACATGATGACTTAACGGACGCCGTTAATGCTTTTGAAGTTGCGTCTTTAGAGAGCTTAGAAAACTTTGGTAGTCCTACTCACATAGTGTTCTTAAAGCCTAAAACTTTCATTGTAGCAAATCCTGAAGAGTGGGAAATTCAAGTTAAAGATTTTAATGGTATAATTAAAGCTGTAATATATCCAACAAGAAAACATGCGCGATATGCGATGGAGGCACCTAATGTATTAGATTTCTAAACCCCCTTGAGTAGTCTTATTAAGTATCAAGTATTTCAATCATACAACTTAATAAGGAGAAATTATGGAATTTCAAAGAGACCCAAGAAAAGAAAGATTAATAGCTAATATAAAGATTCTAAAAGCAGAACTTAAAGTTCTTGCAGTAGAAATAAGACAATTAAAATCAACAAGAAAGCAATGCAAAAACGGATATGTTTCTGGTTTAGGCAATAAACAGAACGAGTTTCGTATTAAGCATATAGCTAGATGTTTGCTTCGTGGAAGAACGTTAGAGCAAATCGAACCAAAGCTAAAAGATCCTATGGATCCAAACCATACATACGTAAGAACGATGGCTGCTGCTGTTGTAAAGAAAGTCATGGAGGTAGCAGATGGCGAAGCTCTACGTGCTAGTTCGTAACGAAGATCTTCCAAAGAACTATCAAGCAGTACAAGCTGGGCACGCAGTTGCCCAGTTTTGTCTAGAGCATCCAGATAAATGGAAGAACGAAACCCTCGTATACTTAAGAGGTGGAGATCTTAACCAGATATTTGATTGGTGGACAGTTCTTTGCGATAATAAAATAAAGGATATGTCTTATTTTCAAGAGCCAGATATAGACTATGAGATGACCGCAATAGCTGTACTGTCTAACGAAAAAACAGACGAACTGTTCAAAGATATGAGATTAGTATAAAGGATATGTACATCCTTTGCGGGTCGTGTACAAAACTCACAGCGAGAAGAGCTTATAATTCTTCAGCTGTACAAGTTTAGGGAGTGAAGCCCTACGATCCGCGCCATTTTTAATTCATGCGTCATTAAGCTCAGTGGTAGAGCTAGTGCCTCTAAAGCACCTGGTCGCAGGTTCGAATCCTGTATGACGCTCCATTTTATCTTTTTGATCCTTTGGATTGAACATAATCCTGAAAATTATTGCTAACTAATCCCCTCTGCGCGTGAAACGCGCACATCATTTGTTGGAACAACAAATGTAAGCTAACAGATAGGGTAAGAATAGAGTGGGGTGGATATATCTAGGATTTATGGTACCCGCGAAACACTGTTTTTGTAAGTCAAAAATAAAATATTTTTTAACTTTTTTACTTTTTATGTTTTGTATAACGTGACAAGGAGAAATAATGGAAAAATATATCGCTTTTGATTGCGAGACAGGTGGTCTCGACCCACAGACTAATTCTTTACTTACAGCATATTTTGTTGTTTTTGATAGAAATTTTAACGTGTTAGGTGAATTAGATTTAAAAATTAAGCCAGATAAAGGCGGAAGTTATGTTTTGACTTCTGAAGCTATGGGCATCAATAAGATCGATATAGTTGAGCATGATAAGAAAGCTATACCATTAAGTCAAGCAAAAAGTGATTTATATAACTTCTTGCAAGCTCATAACCCAGATGGTAAATCCAAGTTGATACCAGTAGGTCACAACATCTATTTTGATGAAGACTTCGTCTGCAATACTTTAATATCTCGTGCTAACTGGAATAAATTCTGTAGCTATCGTAGACTTGATACTGGAGTTGTATTACAGTTTTTAAAACTCACAAAAGTTATTCCAACAGACGTAACTGGTTCTTTGCAATCAATTGTAGAATATTTCAACATCCCTAAAAAGGGAGAATATCATGATGCCAAGACAGACACAATCCTGACAGTTAAGATATTGAAAGCAATGTTAAAAGCATCAACAAAGGAATAACATGAATCAAGAAGAAGCGAAAGCAATGGCTCAAAAGATGTATGAAGATATGTATAAGATTGAAGTTGAGGTTATGGAAGATGGAAAACTTCCATCTAAAGCGAACCCTAACGATGCGGGTTTCGATGTGTATGCTACATCAGATATTGTCTTGTATCCAGGTCAAGTTAAAAAACACCCCTTGAACATTAAGATGAAACTTCCTGTTGGATCATGGGCTCGTATCGAAACTAAATCTGGTCTTGGTTCTAAGGGTATGATGGTTTGGGCTGGAGTTATCGACGAAGGTTACCGTGGAGTTCCGCATGTCATTATGAGTAACATCAAACATGAGCATGACAATGGAATGAAGAACGTTGAACCTATCATGATCAAAAAAGGTGAGAAAGTTGCTCAGATGACCATGAATCCTCATGCTAATGACTTTTACTGTGTTCAGGTAGAGTCTGTAGATACAAACACTTCACGCGGAGCTGGTGGCTTTGGAAGCACAGGAAAATAGTTTAGATAAAGTTACTGATATTTTGAGTCAAATGTTGCAGCATCTACCAAAGAGCTGCAATTTTTCTTATGAGATAAAGAGAGAAACCTATCCAGTATTTAATAATGTAGGTCACACGTTGGGAATGCTTAGTGCTTCTCCCACTGTTCATTTTTCTGTCACTGGACAGACTAATTCTTTTTTTTCAAAGTTTACCTCTATAACAAAGTTAAACTCTTATGTTACAGTTAGTACAGCTGGTTACTCTACTTCGCGCGCAGAATATATAATTAAAAATTATCCTTCTTTTATGGAAGAAGCAGATAAGTATTACTTTTGGCCAATGTACTCTGAACTCTTTACAGAAGAGCTAGAACAAACTATCTTAGAAAACCCACAAAAGAAGGTATAACTATGTCCAGGAGCAAATCTTGGACAATCTTACGACCCTTTTTCAAACAAATGTTAGAATTGCCAATATAAACCCTTTAGATAGGGATGCCGTTTGGCCTATGAACATAGAGTGCTGCATCACAAGAATCCCAATTAGAAAAAGGGATGGCTATGAACCTGAGTTAATTAAGCAACTTATAGCAAAACTTAAAACTCATATGGTTCCAAATGGCATAGTGTTCTTTATCTGTTATGCTCCAACAGAGGCAAAATTTAGGCCATTTGAAGTCGCAAAGATGATGACTGATGAAGGCTTTACTCATATCGATAATATAATTGTCGAGAAAACCTGGTTCCCAGGTAAACGTTCAGAAACAAATTTAGTTAACTCTCATGAGTATGTTTTGCATTTCTGTAATGGAAATGTATGGAAATTAGATCGTCTTCCTATTCGTAAATATCTTAAAACACCAGAATCTATATCTTGTCCAGGCAATACTTGGAAAGTTGAAACTGGATCACTTGATGAATCTTATCCAATAGATTTAGCAGAGCTCTTAATACGTATGACTGATGCCTTGCCGGGATCTATAATTTTTGATCCCTACATGGGAACTCAATCTTCACTAAGAGCTGCTGTAAAACTTGGTCACTCGTTTTATGGCTTTGAACAAGATTCCCGAAAAATGAAAAAATATGATAAGTTAGCAAAGGATTATGCTAAAACCGGAAAATTTGAGGATGAGTAGGAGTATAGATGTTATATCAAAAAAGTAAAGCAAAACAAATTATATCTGATAAAAATGTTTTAAAAGATATTGTTGTTAATACTATTCACGACATGGCAACGATTGTCGGTGCGACACTTGGTCCTGGTGGAAGACCTGTGTTGATTGAGCGAGATGGATTGTCTCCACTTATTACTAAAGATGGAGTTACAGTTGCTAAATCTTTAGGCGTTGCGTTAGCGGAGGCTAATTTAGTTGTTGAAGCAGCTAAAGAAATCTGTATCAATACTGCTAAGCAAGCAGGCGATGGAACTACTACAGCTATTGTATTAGCAGATGCTATTACTACACATGGCCAAGAATTCATCAAAAACAATCCTAAATATAATCCTCAAAGATTGATATCTGAATTACAAGAAGCTTATAACAAGGTTATCGTTCCGTATTTAAAAGAGTATGCAATTAAAACAACTACAGAAGAGCAATTAAAAAACGTTGCTGCTATTTCTGCTAATGGCGATAATGCTATTGCTGATGCAGTTGTTCAAGCAGTTATGGCTGCTGGAGATGACGGTACTGTTCTTTTAGAAGAAGGACAAGGCAATATAATGAAAGTTGAAACAAACGAAGGTTATGTTGTTGTATCTGGTCTTAAAGAATTAGGCCAAATTGGTCCTATTTTTATTAACGATAAAGCTGGTCAGCAAGCAAAGATGGACAACGGCGTAGTGTTTTTATATGATGGGTCAATCAACGACTTAAAAGTTCCTGGCATAATTCAAACAGTTATGGAAGGCGGTTCTGATCTATTAGGTAACCCAATTATCGTTATTGCACATAATTTTTCAGATGTAGCTTTAGATGCATTTGCTAAAACAACAAAAGGTGGAATAATGGTTGTGCCTATTAAAACACCTATGTCTGGTTTACCAAACTCTAGATCATTATTCTTACAGGACATGGCAGCATATACAGGCGCAAGCGTATATGATCCAGGTAATGTTGATGACTTTGATGAAGATGGATTTGGCCGATTTGACACTGCTACAGTCAATATGTATGAATCACTTATAGTCAGCAATCCAGATCCTCAAGCTATTGAGGCGCGTATAGAAGAATTAAAAGCTATTGGAAGAGCTGCATTTTCTGAAATCGACAGAATGCATATTAGAGCGGCAATTGGTAAGTTAACTGGTGGAGTTTCTACTATTTATGTAGGCGGAGCTTCTGAATTAGAAATCAGAGAAAAGAAAGACCGTGTTGAAGATGCTGTTGAAGCTGTTCGTTCTGCTATTGCAGAAGGAATTATCCCCGGTGGATGCTCTGTTCATCTTAAGTTGATTACAGAATTAAGAGATCACCCAGATAAAAAAGAATCATGGGCAATCTTAGGGCGAGCTTTAGAAGCACCATTTAATCTATTGATGACAAATTGCGGCGAAGAGCCAGATATGATTCTTCAGTTGTTAGGCATGAACTTAACAGCTGGTGATCCAGGATTGCCTAAAACCGTGTTTGATGCTAATAGCCACACTATTACTGACCCTTTTAAGGCAGGAATTATTGAACCAGCAAAGGTTTGTAGAGTAAGTATCGGAAACGCTCTTTCTGTAGCGTCACTTCTTATAACAATTGGCGGTATAGTAGTTGTTCCGCGTGATGCTGGATTAGAAAACCAATTAGCATTAAGTAAGCAGGCATTTCAAGATATGATTGCTGGCGGTGGAATGGGTCAAGGTGAATAATGGAAACAGTTAAAAATTTTATAAACAATAATCCATGGGCCAAAAATGTAATGTTTTTGGTCATTGGCGTTGCTATAGGCGCAATCTTTTATCCAACAAAGAGAATTGAAGAGAAAGTTAAGTCTCATTATGAGCAACTTATGACTCAACAAGCTGAAACTTATAAAACTACTATTGCTTCGTATCAAGAAAAACTAGATAAAGTTACACAAGAGAAGCAACAATTAGAAATTGAAACTCATAGAAAGATAACCTCTTTAACTATTCAAATAAGAGATTTAAAGAGCAAAACAAAAGAGTCATATTACAAAATTGTTCGTCCTGATGGTACTATTGAAATTAAAAAGTTTAAAGAATCAGAGATTAATGAAAGTACTCAGGTCATCTCTTCTATTAGAGAAGAATTTGATACAAAGATCAAGCAAATCAATGAGAAGTATGAAAAGATACATAGAGAAAGAGTTGAAGCTATAAGAGATGAATTCTTAAGCAGAGAATCTTCGTATAAGAAAACTATAGCTGACTTAGAAAAGTCTAAAGTTACAGAAGTTAATAAGAAGACTTTTGGCGTTGATGCTGGTATTTTATCTAATAAAAACTATTATGGTCATTTGTCGGCTGATCTCTTTGGTCCTGTATATGTAGCATTACCTATGCTATATAATCCTGATATTAACTCTCAATCAGATAAGCTTGTGGGTGGTCTTGGCATAGGAATTCGTTTCTAAGGTATTATATACCTATGCCAAAATTTACATTTCATTGTTCAAATTGCGGGCACTCTGCTCAAAAAATCACTTCTGTAAAAAGAAGTGATTTACCTTGTGATAAATGTGGATCTTTAATGATTAGGCAGATGCCTACATTAAATGGCGCGGTTCAAGTTACAGAAACCATTGATCCATTAACTAATGCAAAATGGAAAAAAGATCAAGAAGAAATGTTGAAGGAACGCCAAGAAGACTACTATTGGGCAGTAGAGGTTCCTAGATTTATTCAAACGTACAGTGTTGAAACCTGTTTAGAACAGGGGTGGTGTTACATAGACGATCACGGAAAAATTCAACCTCACACAAAACCACCGCATAAGAGATAACATGAAAATAGTCTCAACAGAAATAAACAATATTTTAAGTATTGAAAGTGCTCAATTATCGTTCGATAACAATGGGCTTGTTTTAGTTGAAGGATGGAATTTTGATGATGGAAGGGCTAATGGAGCTGGTAAAACTGCTATCTTTAATGCTATTTGCTTTGGTTTGTATGGAGATGTGCCTAGAAAGATAAACATATCAGACATCCTGAGACGAGGCGCTAAGAAAGGATATGTTGTTGTTCACGTTGACATTAATGGTACCAAGTATGGCATAAAGAGAGAGAGACCAAACAAGGTAACATATTATGTTAATAGTGTTGAGCAGGAAATGACTCAACAGCAATTTGAGACTCACATTAAGCTATCTTATGATCAGTTTTTGGTATCTATGTATACTGCTCAGAACTCATCAGAGAAATTCATATATAAAAATGACTCTAAGAAAAAAGATTTTTTACTTCAATTACTTAACTTAAATGAATTTTCTTTATGTAAGAAAGAGGTTGACTCTTTAATTAAAGACATTGAGAAACATATTACAGAATTGTCCTTAAAGCTTAATACAGCTAAATCTAAAATACAGGCGTATGAAGAATCACATGTTGATCCTACAGATTTACAGGATTCTAATACTGCTTTAGATTATCAAATCAGAACGCATATTGCAACCATTAAGACTTTAGAAGGCGTGCAGAAACCAGAATGGTCAAAGTATGCTGCATTAGAACAAAATATATTAACTAAACGAGCCCAGTTTTTAGATTTAAGATCTAAGAGAACTTCTCTGTTTAATGAATTTCGATCTTTAACGTCGCAAGATAAACCTTTTGTAGAAAAGGCGCCAGATTCACATTGTCCTGCTTGTGATGAAGCTTTAAATATTAACGGTAAAAATTTAATAAAAAACTCTGATTTGGTCGCTGTAAAAAAGCAGCATGAAGAGCATTTAAATGAGATTAGATCTAAGGCGACTGATATCAAGAAGCAAATTGATTCTATTGATTTAGAATTGTCTAAAGAGGCGGAATTAGATAAGCTTACGAGCAAGTTGCGTGATAAAAAGATAGATGAGTCTGCAGAATATGATTCTGCGATTAAAAAAATCAGTGAATTAAAGTCTTTAATAGAAAGACTTAAAGTTACTATTGAGTCTAATGTTAAACGCATTGAAGAACAAAACCTTATTATAAATAAAAAGAATGAATTATTGACTTTATGTAAGGCTATTGAAAATCAAATAGATTCTAAAAACCAAGAATTAGAGGTCTTGAATGCTGTTTCTCAGTTGTATTCAACAACTGGTGCTCAGGCATACATAATGGATTCAGTAGTTGATTCTTTTAACCAGGTGGTTGGAAAGTATGTGGATATGATCTGGCCAAACGCGTCATATCAATTGAACTCATACAAGGAGAAAAGTGATGGAGATGTTGTTGCAAGATTTTCTGAAACATTGGTCATTGGCGGTAAAGAATGCTCTATCGGCAGTATGTCGGGAGGTGAACAGCGGGCTCTTTCTCTTGCAGTTGACTTTGCGATTGTTGATGTTCTTTCTAAGCAATTTGGCATGCCACTCAATCCTATCATCATGGATGAACCCTTTGAGGGCCTAGATGCAACGGGAAGAGAGGTCGTTATAGAACTGTTAGAAAAATTGGCCGCAGATAGACAGATATGGGTAGTAGACCATGCTTCAGAGGCTAAGGCTATGTTTTCTAAAACTATGCGAGTTGAGAAAAGAAACGGTATATCCACCATAGTGGTATAATAGTTAAATGAGTAACTTTTTAAAGAAAATAGAGAGTTTAGGTGATCTTTTAAAGCAATTTAATGCTTCTATTAAGCAACCTAAAATGGCCGGCGTTAAACCACCAAAAACTAGTGCCCCTAAGTTACCCGGAATGCCATCTCAAAATCATAAAGATCCTGTTAAGGTTGCTCAACAAATTAAGGATGCTGGTTCTGGCGCTAAACCTATTGCAATGGAAGCTGCTAACCAGATTAAAGAATCATATAAAACTTCTAAAAATGGTCAATGGTCAATATCTAAAGCTGAAGTTAAGAAGCCAGAGGCTCCTAAAATAGCTGATGCTTACCATATTCATGTCAATGGTGAAAGAATAACTGATAAGCCATTAACTAGACAGCAAATCATCAAAAGATATGGCTCTGTTCAAAGACTTGAATCTAGTGGGCATCTTTTAGTTCCACATAAAGATTAGTATAATTGCCTAATGGCAAAGAAACGTCCTCCTTTTAATCAAAACGCAGCGATTCGATCCGCAATAAGGCGTGTATTTTCGCGTTCCCCTATTGTCAGGGAGATGATGTCTGCTGTTAGAAGAGAAGTACCTAAGTTTAACAAAGATGGATCTAGAGCTAAGAAAGATGCAGTTCAGTATCAATGTAACGTGTGTAAAACCTGGACAAAAAGTACAGCTATTGCTGTAGATCACAAAAATCCAGTTATTGATGTCGAAGATGGATTCGTTGATTGGAACACTTTTGTTGATAGATTGTTTTGCGGGCCAGAAAACTTACAGGTAGTTTGCGATACTTGCCATCAAGAAAAAACCAACAAAGAACGCTTTGATAGATCTTTTATTAAAGATCAAGAGATATTAAAAAATATAGAACGAGTAGCCCCAGATTGGGACATTGAATTTGTTACTAAATTTGCTAAAAAATTCACAGCTAGCAAACTTAGCTTATATCCTAAAGACTTCACAGATCGCATTATTCGCCTTAAAGAACAATTGCGTGGTAGAAATAGGAAGAGCAAATAGAAGGAGATTCAATGGGAATCAGTAAAGGTAAAGCTAGTAAAGTTCTTAGTCAAAGTTTCGTAGAAAACAATGAAAATGTATCAGAAGATCAAGCCGCAGATGCTATTATTAAGGCTCAACTAACTATTAAACAGTTAGAGGAAGAAAGAGATGCAGATGAGAAGCTTAATGCTGCCAAGGGTATTGTTAAGGATTTGAATGCTGGCTACAGCAGTGCGATAAGATATGAGAAGGCAAAAATCAATTTTCTTTTAGAGAAAATACAAGAGATCCAGAACGGGGAAGTTAACCCTACTTCTGGTGCCAATAGTTAATTGGAGGACTAATGAGTTTAAAAACAGATTACCTTAACGGCCCTAATGGTTACTATGAACAAATGCAGGATGTTTTTACCCAAGGTGAAAACTGGGTAACATCAAACAATGGTGCCATTTCGGCAGCATTGGTTGCAAATGCTGCTAAGGGATTAAGAACGTTTACAGTAAATTTACCTGTTGCTTTTGAGCCAACGAATTTACGTCTACTTGGAAATCATTGGCTTTCATTTCAAGCTGGCGTAGTATCTGGTCTTGCTGCACAAGATATTTATAGTTATGAGTGTAATGTCGAATTAAATACAGATGATGCACTTACAACCAGTATCGACTTGAATTTCACGTTTTAATTTAACATCAAAGCTCTTAATTGAAACCCAAGGAAGTATAAATACCTTGGGTTTTTTATTTTAGGAGATTAGATGACAAAACGTTTTAAGGAACCAGCCCAATTACATAATCACAGCAAATATAGTCTATTAGACGCAGTACCTTCACCAGAAGAATGGGTTCAATGGTGTCTAGATAGCGGTACTCCAGGTTTTGCAATCACTGACCATGGAACTGCCATCTCAATGTACGATGCAATTCGCTTTCCTAAGATTATTGAAGATATAAATAAAGAAAATAAAGATCTAAATAAGAAAAACGGTACAAATCTTAGAACAGATTATGATCCAAAGTCTGTTATTGGTATTCCTGCTGTTGAACTGTATGTTAAATTAAACGCTCAAGATAAAGGCCATTACCATATTACAGCTTGGGCTGTAAGTAATGAAGGTTATCAAAATTTAATGAAACTATCTTCGTTGGCTTTCAATGACACAGTTTCTTATTACGGAAACATAAAAGGCCGAGTTACATTTGATTTAATAAAGCAATATAAAAAGGGTTTAAAATTCGGCACTGGTTGCATTGCTGGCCCTATAGGGCATGCTTTTGCTTTTGAGGACAACAAGGAACTTGCAGAAGAAAGATTCCTCTTTTACAAAGAGATGTTTGGCGATGATTTGTATGTAGAGTTTCATTGCGGTGACGTTACACATGAGTTTAATAAGACAACGGGTGGATTTGATCCATTTGAGCCTACTTGTCATTGCGAAGATGGAAATAAGCAAAAAGCTTACAATAGATTTTTAGCAGACATGATTGATAAGCATGGCGGTAAGGGTATTCCAGTTACCGATGCTCATTTTATTAAGCCAGAAGATAAGATTATTCAAGACTGTTTACTTAAAAACGGTAATGATAATGGTTGGTACTTTCAAGAGTCTTATCATCAATTTACAGCTGATGAAATGTTTAAGAAGCTTAAAATTCATTTAGGCGATTGGTTAACTGAAACTAAGTTTGAGCAGTGGATTGAAAATACATATGAAGTTATGAATGCTGCTGCAAACATAAATATTAAGTTTGATTACCACTTGCCTCAAATCCCTATTCCAGATCACATTAAGGCAAAAACCGATGATTATAATGCACAAACGTATTATTTCATGATGGAGAAGATCAAAGAACACGGGAGATGGAATAATTCACCAGAATATGTGGCTCGCTTTAAACAGGAGTTAGACGTTATTAAAGATAATGCTACTTTAAACTTCATACCGTATTTCTTATTGTATGAAGATATTGGCGCTTTTTGTAGAAGTAAGGGTATCTTGCAAAACATAGCTCGTGGTTCTGCCGGCGGATCTTTATTGAGTTATTATCTTAAAATCATACATGTAGATCCTATTAGAGCCAATTTGCCATTTGAAAGATTCTTATCACATGCACGTATTAAAGCTGGATCATTTCCAGATATTGATGCAGATATCGGTGACGTCGCTAGACCATACGTAATGCGTTTTTTAATGGATAAATATGGACTAGGTTTTGCTCAAATAGCTACTTTTAATAAAATGAAGACAAAGAATGCCATAAAGGATTCAATGTACGCTCTTTATGGTAAAAATAGAAACGATCCAGAAGTTGTAGCTATATGTAATGCTATCGATGACTCGCCTCAAGGTATTGATGAACATGATTTTTTATATGGTTACACTGATAAAGAAGGTGTTTATCACGAGGGAGAAGTAGAGAAGAAGCAAGTTCTTGCTACTTTTCTTGATAGAAACCCTGATGTTAAAAACATGGTTGATAAGCTTATCGGTATGCCAAGAGGATGGTCAAGACATGCTTCTGCGTTTGTTATATCTACGTTAGATATATCTAACGGTCGTGTTCCAACTATGATAATGGAAGACGCAAATGTTGGTGCTATACCAGTTACTCAGTATGATGCTACAATGGTAGAAAAATGCGGCTTAGTTAAAGCAGATATTCTTGGTTTGAAAACATTAAGTGTTGTATCTGATTGCGTAAAGATGATTAAAGATAAGCATGGAGTTGACTTATTGAGAGAATCTCAACCTGGTCTGTCTTTAATATATGATTTACCTGAAGATCAAGGTGTTTATGCCGATTTTTATCGTAAAGATACAGATTCATCTTTTCAATTTAACTCTGATGTCATTAAAGGATGCGTTACTGATTTCGTGCCTACTCAGAGAGAGCATTTAAGTACAATGACTGCATTAATGCGTCCTGGTGCAATGGACGCAAAAATGGATCTAGGTGATGGAAGCACTGATTCTATCACTGCAGCTAATTTTTATATTAAGGTACGTAAAGGCGATATGGATGTGAGATACATTCATCCTGATCTAGAGCCTTTCTTGAAAGATACCAATGGTGTTATTGTTTATCAAGAGCAAGTAATGGCTATTTTAGTTGCTATATGTGGATATACTCTTGAAGAGACAGATACAATTCGTTCTGCTATTGCTAAAAAGAAACACGACGTAATGATGTCAGCTTTTGACAAGATCAGAGAAAACACTTCTAAACGTGGATGGTCAAAAGAGCAAGCTAATGCGCTATGCGATACAATTATGGCTTTTTCGCGATATTCTTTTAATAGATCGCACTCTTGGGCTTATGCTGAATTGGGGTACATTACGATGTACCTTAAACATCACTATAATTTAGAATGGTGGTGTTCTGTTTTAAACAATGAAGATAAAGAAGATAAGATTAGAAAGTACATTTCTCTTCTTGGAGAAACTGTTAGACATGCTTCTTTAAAGACACCTACAGATAAATTCACTGTTATTGGTGACTATATTGTGGCGCCTGTTTCTGTTATCAAAGGTGTTGGTCCTGCTGTCGTCAGTGAACTTGTAAGCAAAGGTCCTTTTAATGATTTAAAGGATTTTATAGATCGCGTTAGTCATAGTAAAGTCAATATCGGAGCTATATCTTCCCTTATTAAAGGAAGAGCCGCTGATGATCTAATGAGACAAGATATTCCTTATGCAGAAGCTCGTAGGCAGTTTATGAATGATTATTTGGCATTAAAGAAAAGCAAAACACCTTTCAAGCCAGAAATGTATCAACTAGATCCTTTAGCTATATTTCTAGCTGAGCGTGACTTTAATAAGTGTTTTAATAAGAATTTATTAGACGATGTAGATATCTTGAATTCTATTAAGAACACTTGGCCTGGTTTAAAGCCCACTGATAGAAGAGCAATACCATTTACTATGAAAGGTATGCCAGTTTTAAATAGCATTAAGGTGGCTGAAGGTTTGTTGAATAAAGATTTTGAGCAAGAAGTTGGTTTAATTCTACTGTATGAATCTTCATCAACACGAAGCGGTGTCTCTAAAAATGGTAAACCTTGGTCGTTAACTTCTGTAACGCTATCTGATGGATATGTTAATTTAGAAGCCACTGATTGGAATAGAAAATCTGCTTTTAAATGGAATAAGAACTCAATTGTCTTTGTAAGAGGAACTTTGAAAAAAGGTTGGAAAACACCAGTAAGTATAAATATCTCTGAAATTGAGAAAATAGAAAGGTAAAAATGGCAAAAGTAATTTTAACAGATTCTAAAGAATCTATAAAAAAAGATGAAATGGTTATTTCTATGCCGTCTTTTATGGAAGAGATTAAGGCGTCACATAGAAAAGCATCTGGAAAGCAGGTTACATCTGTTCATCACTTAAGAGAGATTGTTACTTTGATTTCTGAGAAGTACGATAAAGATTTTAATTTCTACGCTAGAATACCTTATTCTAACTATGAAGGTATAGCTTATCAAACAGATGAAGATATAAGTAAAATCATGTTTAATATTCTAAGTAAGCATAGTCCTGACTTACTCACAAAGGTAATAGATTACTCTATTAAAAATAGACCGGTTAATGTAAAGACTATTTACTTTACTGGCCCTGAAACTTACTTAAAAATATTTTTTGATAATGGTATTGCTCTTGAAGAGCAGTAATGTGGTATAATTTATACATGCCGTAAAACGGTAGTTAACAATAATGCCTTAAATGGTAGTAGGAGACAATATGTCAAAGATCAATATCAACATGGATTCTTTAAAAGGTAAAAAAGAGTGGAAACGCCACAAGGTCAATCCTGGCCACAATACCTTTCGAATTCTTCCTCCATTCGGAGATCAAGCCAACGGTTACCCATACAAAAAATGGATGATTATCTGGGGAATGTTAGACCCTGAATCAGGTCGCATGCGCCCTTTCGCTAGTTCTTTAACTACTGAAAAGCGTTGTCCTGTGACTGAATACGTTGAAGCTTTACAGAAAAAAGCTGAGGCAATCAAAGGCCGCTTGCAAGCTGCTGGTAAATCAGAAGCTGATATTAAGGAAGCCCTTAAAGGCATCAACAAAGTTATTGGCAATTTAAGACCAAAAACTGTTTATGCATATAATGCTGCAGACAAATCTGGCACAGTAGGTATTTTAGAAGTGAAATCTACTGCTCATAAAGTATTAAAAACTTTAATGATGACTTATATCAAGGATTACAATCAAGATCCAACGTCATTAAACAGTGATCCAGATGATTCTGGGGTATGGTTTGATTTTATTCGAACTGGAGAAGGTTTTTCAACAGAATATGATGTTGAAAAGCTACAAATGAAAACTAAAGTCAATGGTCAACTTACGTTTGTTGACGACAGATCACCTCTTCCTGAAAACGTTGTAGAAAACTACACAGATATGGCCTATGACCTATCATCTATTTATCAGATTAAGTCATACGATGATCTAAAAGAAATCTTAATGGCTAATCTTAAACAAATCGCTAAGGAGTGTCCAGATGCGATCGTGGATGGTTTCAGTGATTTCTCGGGTGTCGGCGAAATTGAGACAGATGAAGGTGCGACGAATAGCCAATCGGGTTCTAAAGAAGCATCATCACGTGTTTCAACGACTCAGGGAAGCGGAACAAACGGAAAAGGAAAAGTAAATATCAACTTAAATGATGACGATGCAGATGACGAAGCAAAACCGACATCTAAAGCATCAGTTGACGATGATATCTTTGCTTTAGCAGACAATATTTTAAATAGCTAATTGGAGTTAAAATGAGCGGCAAGTCGATAGAGACTGTCGAACACCAACTTCAAACATTAGATATCACAAAGCTTGTAGAATACACGAGAAAAATCAGAGACATTGGGAGCCTCAATAAAATGATGGCTCCTATTTATCTGCGAGATTTTATTGAAGCTTATGATGTTACTAATTCTATGTTGGCATCGGCAATAAAATGTGAATTGGATGCAGATACAATGCTAAAAACAGCTAAATCAATTGCTTACCTCGATAAGGCAAATGATTATTTAGTTGATAAGGGTATTAAAGATTCGGCCTCTGCAAGAGAAAAATACGTAGATCTAGATCCTGATGTTATTAAGGCAGCTAATGTTAAAGCTAGATGTACTGCACTTGTTCATTTATTAAAGAACAAGATGCAAGAGTTTAGAATGGCGCATGACGACGTTAAGAAGTTGGTTTATGGAGATAATAACGGTAGTTCGTATGAAGGAATGTAAGGAGAAATAATGAAAAAAGTAAAGTTCACCAGTGCTAGTAAAAAAGAAAACGGTAAAGCAGCTACTACAACTGTAGATAGCTTATTTGATGCTCTCACTGGATCAGTTGATCCACTAGAGTTAAGTAAAATTTGCCGCGCCTTATCTAAGCAAGGAACAGAAGCAATTTTAGATATTGAAGGTTATCCTGTCGTATTTAAGGCAAATAGGGCCGACACAGATACACTTCGTGCTTCTTGTTTTCCAGCTGTGCTAAAGGCACCTAAAACTGGTAAAAATGGTCCAGTTTTGTATAAAGTAAATAGTGTACGCGTTATTAAAACCGTAACTGGAGTGTAAATGTCTGTCGAAAAATGGATGTCTAAATTAACCAAAGATTTCGGAGCTGTTGCGGATTCTTTACCAGAACCAACTGATAAAGTAATTCCATTAGCTAGTCCATCTTTAAATTGGGCCATTGGTAACGGTGGTTTGATTGAAGGAAAGGCTATTTGTTTCTTTGGTGCTGAGTCTGGTGGTAAATCATTGTTAATGCAATTAACCCTGATTCAAATCCAAAAACAAGATCCAAATGCAATCTGTGTTTTATTTGATGCAGAATACGCTTTCAATAAAGCCTGGTTCAGGAAATTAGGTGGAGACCTTAACCGTTTAATTGTTCGTCAAACCAACGATCCAATCAAGATATTTGATTATATCTATGGAGAAATGAATGAAATGGTACAAGAGGGCGCTCCAATTAAAGCAATCGCCATTGACTCTGTTAAGTCAATCAAATACCCTAAGGACAATAAGAAACAGTCTACCGATCTCACTATGGGCGGTGGTGGTGCTTCTTACCTTGGATCTGCTCTTAAACATGTTACTCCTGTAATTAGAGAGAACAATATTACTTGTGTTTTGGTCCAACAGGTTTATGAAGAGATGGATCAATATAAGGCAATGAGAAATCCCTATAAGATTCCAGATGGTCGTGCTTTAAAGCATTTTTGTGATTACATGGCACAAGTAGATAAACTTGAAACTAAAGACGGCATTGTTGAGATGGGTGAAAACCTTCATGGTGGTGCTGCGCAAATAGGCCACAAGGTTCGTGTTAAGTTTAAAAAGAATAGAACAGCTGCTCCTTATAGGACTGCTCAATTTACTTTAAACTATGACAGTGGTATCGTGGATACTGGAAATGAGACATTTGACTTAGGTAAAAGTTTAGGTGTAATTTTCCATCCAATCAATGAGGAAACCGGCAAAGAAAACGTTCAAATGTGGCAATTTGGTAATTATAAACCTATTAGAGGTGAAGCCAATATGCGCTCATTTGTAGTCAATGATGTCAAGGTGCAACAAGAGGTTCTTGATGCATGTAATGGCGTTAGTGATGCAGCCATTGATGCAAGGAATGCTGAAATGACCACTGTTGATGTTGATATTGATTTAGATGAAATCTAAGAAAGGTAAATATGCTTACTGCTATTGGCGACGTAATGAGAGAATGTTATGAAAGAGGCTGGATTACAACAAGAGATGGCAACGCTAGCGTTCGCAGATGTGGTAGCAAGCATATCTATATTACGCCTAGTGGTATTCGTAAGAATACTATTAGGGTTGAAGACATCATTAAGATGAAGATAAGCGACAATAATTTAATTATCCCAGATGGATCAAAGCCATCTGGGGAATTGCATATGCACTGGCTGCTGCAGCGTAATGCTACATCAACTAGAGCAGTTCTTCACGTCCATCCTACGCATGTTATAGCTGCTATGCATGCAGGTTGGGATTTACAAGAATTGTGTAAGCCGTTTGCTGAGATATACAGATATACAAAAGTTGGCCCAAATGTTCCAGCTATTCCTGCTGTAACTGAAAAATTAGGTAACGTTACGTATTTATCTATGTGTCCAAGAGATGTATTGGAATTTGACATTGTGGGTCAAGTTGGACACGGTGTATGTGCTGTAGATAAAGATCCATGGTCAGCATTTGAGCACGTTGAAAGACTTGATCATATTTGTGAAATCGTATTAAAAAGCGGAGTAAAACCATAAGTGACCATATTGTTTATAGGCGATCCTCATTTAAAGATTACTAGATTTGATCTAGCTGTAAACTTTCTTAAGTGGGCAAGTCAAAAAATCTTAGAATTAAAACCTGACATTGTTGTTAACTTAGGAGATACGTTTGATACGCACGCGGTTGTACGAAGTGAGCTTCTCAAAGAATTCAGAAACCATGTCCAAGTCATTGTTGATCAGGGAATTGCCTATTATTATGTGCTTGGAAATCACGATTTCTATAAGCCAACGTCCAGTAAATACCACGCTCTTCAAAGCATGGAAGGATTTCATAAAGACTTTGTAATAGTAGACAAGAGATTAGATTTTGATAATATAACAATGGTCCCACATTGCCCTAACTTCAAAGAATTCCCCCTTGATACAAAAGAAATATGTATAGCGCATCAAACATTTCTTGGTGCAGATTATGGCTATATAAGACCAGATGTAGGCGTAAATGCTGATGATGTTGCTGCTGAAATTATTATTTCAGGGCATATTCATATGCGTCAAGAGTTTGGCAAAGTTATATATCCTGGTACACCTTATTCTCAAAGCATAGATGATATAAATCAAATAAAAGGTTTATTACTTTTTGATACTGAAACGTACAAAAGAACATTTGTACAATCCCCTATGCCTATGTGGAAGGGCTTAAAGTTTGTTTTAGGTGACGAGACAATAGATGAAATTCATTCACATATTGAAGAAACTATTAACAAACAAGATCATTGGACAATAGAAATTACTGGTCCAAAAGCTGAAGTTATAGCATATAGAGATAGCAAACAATACATAAAAGCTATTGATGGCTGCGATGTAAAATTTAAACCAGTTTTTGTAGACAATGAAAAACGATCCGCTGTAAAAATCGAAGCAGTGTCGATGGAACATATTTTACCAGAATATGTAGATAAAGTATACCAAGGAACAGTAGATAAGAAAGTAGTTGTTAATAAAGCACTTGAAGTTCTTACTAAAGTTCGTCAGGGAAATGCTAGAGCTAAACTGTAACTCTGCGAGTCTGGTATAATGATACCAGGTAGTTAGGAGACCTAATGAACGGTAAAGAGATTTTAGATTATATAGACAATCAAAGATGGCTTTTAAACAATGGCCTATTCAATGATGCAAGCAAAAACCAACTGTTTTTGTTTGGTTCTATTGTTCATAAAGATGTTCAAGCTGTTGATTTAGCTATAGATCCTGCTAATAAAAGAATTGGCTATACGATCTATGTTACTAATAGTCTACTAAAAAAAATAGAAAAATATAAAGAGCTGTCTACCTCAAAAAGCTTTTTTGGAATGTGGAGATTTAAGCGCCTTATTGAAAAAGAAGGCAACTTAAACTTTAGACACGTACTTAGTAATTTCGTGAAAGACTATTGTGGTAAAGATTGGGCTGCAGATGTCGAAGTGCGAAATATCGCTGAGTATGTTGCTGACGGTGATAGAAGTGAAAACGACAGACAAGGAGTTAATACTCCTGATAAACAGCCTGACCAGTAACAGAGATTATCAACAAGAACTCTGGATACACTACTTGAGTGGAAACTCTATATCCTCGTTTGCGCAAAAATTAGAAGAGATAAAATACGAACACGAAGAACATCAAAGAATAGCTGACATAGTATCTCACTTATTAAGTAATAGTGAACCAGAGTTTAAGCAACTTATTGGTGACTTTTCAGAATTTGAGCAGTCTATAATGTGCTTACTTGCAATAGGTTTAAGTATTCCAGAGATCTCTAAGTATAAAAAACTTAGTATAATAAGGGTGCAGCAGGTTGTAATGACCATAAAAAATCATAGCAAGTGGGATAAAAAATGGCTCTCAAAAGACACTTCACAGAAGAAGAAAAATACGGACTTACCCAAGAAGAAATCCGTTTAGGCGAAAAGTATTTAAGGAAAAATAAAACAGCAGGTAAAATTGCTGAAAATGAAGCCTTAAAACTTTATGAGCTATATCTAATTGGCCATTCTTTTAATGAGTTGGCTGCGCAATTTCCACAATACACTGTCGACAGAATTATAATGACTGCTGCTTTAACTGGATGGGCTAAAGATAGAGACAATATGCAGTACTCATTGAGAGACAGAGTGCAAGCAAAAGTGGTTAAAAGTGTTATTGAACAGGTTGATTTCTTAACAACATTAATGAGTGTTTCTAATGCTGAGCATCTTGATGCCATGAAGAAGTACATCATGGATCCTGTTAATAACCCTAAACCAGACTTAAGAATTGAGACAATTAAAGAATACAAAGAGGTTGCTGAAACACTTTATAAGTTGGTTGCTGGATCTACACCTGGCTCTCAATCAAAAACATCTCCTATGTTTAATGCTCTAGCTCCTGCGGTAGATAAGAGAGAAGCAACACAGACAAAACAAGAAGATTCTGTTGCTGACTTCATTGCATCTCAGGTAAAAGAAAATGAGTAAAAAGAAGACGCTGTCAGAAGAAGATAAAAGACGTCTAGCTCTTCTTACGCCATGTAAGACAAAGCTAGAAATGAAAAATTGGATTAAGTTTCATTTGGGTTTACATTTACCAGATGTCACTGTGTCTAGATATGCAGATACAAACCCATTAGATATGATATGGGAAGTTTACTCAATATGTGTGTTAAAGCAAAATCCTGAGAACGTTCAGGAATTGTTATTCGTTGCTGGTCGTGGATCTGGTAAAACACTAGGTATGGCTATCGCAGAGTTGATGGTTATATTGCATGATAAGCGTGATACTGTTCACGTTGGTGCCATCTTATCTCAAGCTAAGCGTTGTTATGAATATCAAATTAAGTTTCTGTTAAACGATAAAATAAAACCGGTTATTGATCCTCCAAAGCAGGCCGTTGACAAGAAGATATTGCAAAAAGCAAACATGGAAAAATCTCTGTTTTTAATAGATGGAGAGCAAGTTTCTTTAGAAGTTCTTCCATGTACACTTAAAGCTTGTAATGGTCCTCACGTTCCATTAGTTGTTGTCGATGAGATCGATACAGTATCAGGTGAAGGCTTAAAGGCATTCAAAGAAATATCTGGTATGCTTGACTCTAAGGGTGGAAAGAAAGCTTTACGTGTTGGTATTTCAACTCGTAAGTCTAGATATGGATTGATGAATCAGCAAATTGAAAATGCTGAAAAAGAAGGTCGTCACGTTAGACGCTGGACTGCATTTGAGTTCACAGAAAGATGCCCAGATGAAAAGTCAGGTTTAGATCCTACAGATGTATACATATTACAAGACACAATGGAAACTCTTTCTGTAGAGGATTACAATAAGAAAGATGCCAAGAAGCAAAAAGAGTACGTTAAGTATACAATGCCAGGAAAGGGTTGTCAAACTTGTCCAATTGCGCCTATTTGTTTAGGTGATGCTAAAAATCAAAACTCTAAGTCGCCAATGCTTAAACCTATTGATGAGTTAATTAAGAAAGTTCGTTCAGAGGGGGCAGATTGGGCGTTAGCACAGCTGATGAACTTAAAACCATCTGTTGAAGGAATTATTTATAAAGAGTTTGAAGAAAAGGTTCATGTTAAAGACTGGAACCAAATGTGGTTTATACTTACTGGAAAAGAGTTTCCGGGTGAGTGTACACATGATTTGTTTGTTAAAAAATGCCATGAGATGAGATTAACTTGTTATGGCGGAATTGACTGGGGATGGTCTAATCCAAACACAGTTGTTTATTTTTTCGTAGATAAGAAAGATAATGTTTATGTAGTGAGAGCAGAAGGAATGACTTATGTGAGTCAGCCTTCTTGGGTACATCACATTAAAACAAGATGGCACCAAATGTATAGATGTCAACTATACTTTCCTGACGTAGCAGATCAGGGAGCTATTGAAGAAATGAAGAAAGCTGGTTTGCCTGCCGCTAACGATGTCGATAAGGCAATTAACACAGGAATTCAAGCTATTAAAAAGATGTTAAGGGTTCCAGGACAAACTGAACCTAAGATGTTTATAGCAAAAGAAACTTGCGGTCCATTGATTACTGAGTTTTCAATGTATCACTTTAAAACAGATGCTGCTGGTATCATCACAGATGTTCCAGAAGAAGAATATGATCACTGGCTTGATGCTTTGCGTTATGGCATAACGATGCTATTTGGTAAGTCTACTATGATCATAGGCGGTGGAGTTAATGTTGTAGACAATACTTCAATTATTGATAAAAATGGCAACTACCATAGAGTTCCAACTGCAGCTGAATATGCTGCAGCTAATAACATGAACTTTAATCCTGATGTAGATACCTCTAAAATAGGTAAAGTCGGCACTAAATCTAAGCTAGATGATGACGGTGATGATGGCGTTGGTGGAGAAGGTGGCTTTTTGTGGTCATTTTAATTAAATAACATGATATGATGATTGAATGAAGCTTTGCAATGGACCATGTAAAACATTGTTGCCGATATCTGAGTTCCATAAAGGTAATGGCAGATTTGGCGTTAAATCTCGATGTAAACAGTGTTGCAAGTTGACATATAAACCTAATTCTTCTGAATATAAAAGAGAATATTATTTAAAAAACAAAGAAAGAGCACGCGATGCGCGTCGCAGGCATCAACAGAGAAATAGAGAAGAATATAGAAAGCGAAATTCTGCTTATGATAAGTTACATAGACCAGAAAGGGCTGCTAGAGAAGCTTTTAGAAGAGCTCAAAAGTTAAATGCTACTCCAAAGTGGTTAACTAAAGAACAAAAAGAGCGCATGAAGCAGTTCTACATAGAAAGGGATAGATTGCGTGAAGTTACGGGTATAATATATCATGTGGATCATATAGTGCCTTTGATTGGCAATAACGTATGTGGTTTACATGTTCCTTGGAATTTGCAGATTCTTCCTTGGTACGAAAATTTAAGTAAAGGGAATAAGGTGTAATTTTGGCTTGGTACGACAGTTGGCTAAAAAATAGAATACAGGGTCAAATTGATGAGCTCTTGAAGTCTGATGGCGATCGTTTGCCCGATAAGCCAGAAGAAAATCACAACACTGAAGAGCAAATTGGTCGTAAAGCGATCATAGATGATCCATTTTATGAACATGTTTCTCAACATGTTATGTATAAACATAAGCTGTCTCGTTTATCTAACAAGACACTTAAAGACGTCTCTATTAGAGATTGGTTGATTTCTGCTATTATTCAATGTCGTATTGATACCATGAGTCGTTTTACTAGACCTAGCCACGATAAATTTAAAGAGGGCATGAGATTTGTAAAACGAGGCAAGAATGTAGAATGGTCACCTGAAGAAAGAGCTGAAATTGCTGCCTTAGAAGACTTTATCTATAACTGCGGTAGAACTGAAAATGTTCCACCAGATGACAAGATGTTATTTAATGAGTTTGTTCGCTTAGCAATAAGAGATGCGTTAACATTTGGTCATGTTGCTGTAGAAAAGATTAAAACTCGTTCTGGCGGCTTACATAGATTTAGACCTATTCCAGCAGAATCAGTTTATTTAATCAATAAAAAGCAAAACCGGGATGTTTTAGAAAGAGAGCTTCAAACAAGTAAGAAGCTTTATGCACCAGGTGATAATGATCCTAGAAAAGATCAAGAAATCAATGAAGTGCCTGTAGAATACTATAAGTACGTTCAGACTTCTTATGATATGAGAGTTATTGCTGCATTTGGTGATGAAGACATGATTTGGAGACTATTTAATCCTCAAAATTTTGTGGATTCTATGGGATACTGTTATTCTCCATTAGAGTTGGCAATAATCAATGTAACAAATCACTTAAATGTTGAAAATTATAATGCTAACTTTTTCACGCATGGTTATGCTGCAAGAGGTGTTTTGCATTTAAAGGGAACTGTTACACAGTCTCAATTGACAGCTTTCCGTAGACAGTTTTACAATACTATATCTGGTTCACAGCATGCTTGGAGAACTCCAATCATTGCTGGTATCGATGAAGTTCAATGGGTTCCATTGGCGGCTAATGCTAAAGAGATGGAATATATCAACTTTAATAACCATATATTGCGTGCGATATGCGCTCAGTTCCAAATTGATCCAATTGAGATTGGGTTAGATTATTTAGCTTCCGCTAACGGAAGAGGTGCTGCGGCAGCTCAATCTAATCAAGCTAAAATTGAATACTCTCGTGAACGTGGTTTATATCCATTATTTATGTTTATTGAGGATTTAATCAATCACGATATTCTTCCCGCATTAGACCCTGAGTTGGCTAATAAGTATAAGTTTGAATTCACTGGTTACACAGATGAGACTCCACAGACTCAAGTTGCTCAGCTACAAGCTGAGATGACAGTCCATAGTTCAATGAACGACTTATTAAAGTCTGCACAGAAAGATTCTTTAAAAGAAGCTATTGCTAATTTACCACTTAATGCTGCTTTTTGGGCATTAGTTGAAAAAAACATGACGCGCGGTGAGATTAGAGAATATTTCATGGGTGATGAGGGTGCCTCAACTAGAAAAGAACTCCAATATATTCCTGGCGATCCTGCATTCATGGGTTGGCAGCAATTATTGATCACTATGGAATCTCAAAAGAAGCAACAAAAGGCTATGGAACAGCAACAGCAGTCTGAAGCTGCTCAAGCACAGTTTGAGAATCGTCACGCTGAGGGTGAACATCAAAGAGAAGAAGAGCGCCATAATATGGAGCTTGAGATGATGCGCAACCAAGCAGCTCACGAAGCAGTGTCTAATGGCAATATACAAGACACAGCAAAACAGTTTGGTGCTGGATCAACTCCACTTCACATTGGTGGAACTACCGTAGCTAATCCAATCAATAAGAAATAATGTAAAAATCTAAAATAGGTATAATCTTCGTAGAGATATTTTTCTCTACGGAGTATTTCATGTCATGGATAATTCTTGAAGGTTTAGATAGAACAGGTAAAACAACTGTCGCAGAATATTACAAAAGACAGGGTTATCAGATTGTTCACATGTCTGCACCAGATAAAAAGTATTCAAAACCTGGTTACACTGGTCCATCTTATCTAGATGAGCTTTTGGATGTTTATATGCGGTACACCGGAAAAGATGTGATTTTTGATCGCTCTGGTTATGGTGAATTTGTATGGCCATTTGTATATGGACGATCAGCTCAACTATCTGATGAAGATGTTGAGATTCTTCAAGACATCGAGGAAAAGAATGATACTCAAAAGATTCTTATGTATGACGCAAATATTGAAGCCCATTGGAAAAGATGCGTGGACAACAATGAGCCACTTACTCGTCCACAGTTTAATAGTGCATCTGTGTTGTTTGACAAGATGGCTCGCAAGTACAATTTTGAAAAGAAACAATTATCTGATTTTTCGACTTTATCAAAAGCAGCATTACCATCTGTACCTGAAGCTTCTAATTCAGGAGAAGAAGATAACGTCAAAAACAATGATGTGGGAACTGTACTTTCACAAAACAGAAGCACGGTGGCGCAGTCAAAAGCGAGCAGAGAGATATATAAGTTAGAGCAAGCAAACGCTATAAACGACATCCTTAATAAAAGAATTATTAAACAAAAGGGTGAAATTTATGATAAACTAGAGAGCGACATACGTCACTTTTTAGAACACAAACTGAGTACAATCTTCGGTGAAGATAAAAATAAAAATTTCTCAGACGATGAGATAGAAATTTTAAAACTATATTGTAAACAAATAAAGCAAAAGCTAGGAGCAAAATGATGACAAGTTCTAGAAATGGTTTCAGACAGAAAGCCACAAACAGTAAAAAGGCCGCTGCCAAAGAATTAGAGACAACGGTAAAAAATCTAACTATGGCGGTTAGAGTTATGCAGATCATGAATCAGCAACTTGCCACTAGCTATCAAAATATGCAAAACGATATGAATCGTCTTCTTGGTGTTGTTAATAATTTGCAATACAAGTCTAATGCAATGCAGTCTCTTCTTAACGTAGATGAGGCAGTTATCAATGCTAAGGCTGATGAAATTAAGTTAACTGATTATAATAAAGCTTCTGATAAAGAAGATCAAGAAAAGGGTTTAACTGTTGCAGACGTAGTTGTAGCAGACAGTATTTGCATTATCACGTCTACTTGCGAAGATAAAGAGAAAGAAATCTTTAGATCTAAGTTTAAGTTGAGTGAAGCTGGCGTTCCTGAGCTGCAGGAGAAACTTGTTGGCAAAAAAGTTGGAGATAAAGTAGAGGTTACATTAAACGGTACAGTTCATACAATTGAATTGTTAGGTGTAAGAACTGAACCTCCTAAAGAAGCTACTCAAGCACAAGAAGCAACCACTCACTAATGAGCGACGAATCTAATCAACCAAAATGTAAAATGGACAAACGTTGTCCTAGAAAGCTTGAAGGGCATCCAGAATCTTGGTGCCCTTTAGCTGTTTTGCGTTTAAAGGCTGTAAGAAACGCCGGTAAAGAGCTGTCTGAAGAAGAAGAGGCTAAGTTACCAGGTTGTCCATGGGCGGTTAATCATCAGTTGGCCAATTATTGCTTTTTTAAGTATATTTCTGAGTTTGGCAGTGATGTTCCTCCTTCAGAGGCTGAAATAGCTCATTATTTAAACTTATCTGTTGATACGGTAAAAAAGACTCAAAAAGAAGCTATAAATAAGGTTCGTCAGAATCCTTCCATAGCTCAAATCCTAGATAGTCATGACGGTAGAGAGTCTATAGTTGGCGACTTTGATACAAACGACACATACTCTATAAGAAAATAACTTGCTGCTCTATATAGTATAATAGAGCAATGGCAAGTAAAAAAGATCAACTTTGGATAGATGGCGTTGTGGGCAGTCAATTACGTGATACCCAAGGCGAAATGTTATCTGTAGAGGGCGCTGATATTTCTGACCTACAACAAGGTAGAGGGCGCTGGAATGATAATCACGGTAAAGGTTTTTTTAATTCAATAGGTCGCATCACAGAGGCTAAAAAGATATTTGGTCCAGATGATTGCACTAACGACCGCCATAAATACTACTGGGAAAAAATAAAGGCACCATACATATACGCTAAAGGGTACTTGTATACTGATGGTGATCATATGAATGCTAAGGCTGCGGCAGCAATCTTACGTAATATACATAAGTCTGATACTCCTCTTAAATTAAAAGCCTCTGTTGAAGGTGGCGTTGTTGCTAGAGGAATTAAAGATCCTACTCTTTTACAGCAAACAAAAATTCACTCTGTAGCATTAACTTTTACTCCCGCAAATAATGCTACTTTAATTGAACCTGTGTCTTTAGATAAAAGCAATGTCGATGAACAAGCTGACATGATTCTAATGAAGTCAGTGATGCATTTAGCTGAAAAAGATGTTCCTAGTTTTAGAGTAATTCAAAAAGCTGCATCTGCCGCAAAAGCTGCAAGAAACATTAAACAAATTCAAAATATGTTAAAGCAACTGAAGCAAGATGATATGGAAAAGGGTTTAAAAGAAAAAATAGCCGGTGCTGCATTAGCTGGTACTATGGCTGTTAGTTCTCCAATAGGAAAAGATCAACCTGTACCAAGCCCTCAAAAAGTAGAACAACAGGCTTCTGTTTCACATAAAGATGTAGTTAATTCTCTTAAAGATAAAAATCCTGTTTTATGGAGTATAGCTCAAGTTGAATCTAGCGGTGGTGAAAACTTAGATCATAAAACTTTAGACTCTGGTATGCATAAAGGTCAAACTGCTGGTGGCGCATGGGGAATCATGCCAAAAACGGCAGCTTATATATTTAAGTTAAGTAAAAACCTGCGAGATAAGTATCCAGATTTAGTGGAACACTTATCTGATGTAAGTAAAAATCACAAAGAAATCACAAAGAAACTAAATGAAGATCCTGAAGCATCTCATGATGTTGCTAAGGCCTTACTTAATCACATTAAGTCGATTCATGGCGATGATTTAGATAAAGTTATTCATTCTTGGCATTATGGTATCAATGGCACTAATAATGCTGTTAAGGATAAAAAGGATTTATCTTCTGATGAGTATGTAAAGAAAATATCTAGTCATTTAAATAGCTTAAGCGGCGATAGACAGCCTGCAGGCGGTTTAAATAAAGCTTTAACAGCTGGTTATGGTGGAGCAGATTCGCCTTCTAGTAGAACTGGTGGAACTATTTTTCAAACAGAGTCTCTAGAAGGAGGTATAAAGTTTAAATATGCAACTTGCGATAGTTGTGGTGATGAGCAGATTTACTCTAAACATCAGGTAAAATGTCGTAAGTGTGGAACTCCATGGAGTTTGGCTAAATTAGTAAAACTGATGGGTTAATACTAGGTGCCATCAAGGTTATGTTTAACAAAGAAGCGTGATATACTAGTATTCATTGAGCTTCTAATGTAAAGAAATTCTAATCGAAGGAGATACAATAATGGCTAACAAAAAGCAAATTCTTGCGAAAATCGCTCGAAATGCTAAGCAGATCGGATTGACTGTCAACAGTGAATCACAAACTGCTGTAGTTATCGAAAACGGATCAAACGATCTTACAGTGAGCTATGTAGATGCTAGTATCCAAAGTCCAATGGGTGGAGTAAGCGATGCTTCTTCTCCTTTTCTTGGCATTGGTATAGCTAATCCAGGCAAAATTAAGATCAAATCAGCTATTTCTACTAACGACAACATGACTGATATCTTAGATTCAGTTGTTGCCGCTAAAGTTTTAGCATTGTGCGCTGGTAAAGCAAACAACATCATTTTAGAAAATAGTGATGCGGCTTTTTCTGCGGAAATCCCAGGTCACCCAGATCTATTAGGAATGGGCGAGTAATATTAACTTTCGTAACGCGAGGAGAAAAACATGAATGAGGAACTAGTTAAAGCTTTAACAAGCCTCATCGACGAGACTATCGTTGAGATCGAAGATCTTAAGAAGTCTAAGTTTTCTGCTGCTGAAGTTAAAATTAAAGGTCCAGGCGAAGATGGTTTAAAAGGTCATCCAGCTGATGGAAAACTTGGCAAAGAAGAAGACAAAAAAGACGATGATAAAAAAGATGACGACAAAGACAAAAAGGACGATATGGATAAGGGTGAGAACAACTCAGCTGATCCAAACGCCGGTCATCACAAAGTCGCAAAAAATGACGACGAAGACGAAGACGACAAAAAAGAAAAGAAAGACGACAAAGATGACGACAAAAAAGACATGATGGATAAAGGTGAAAATAATTCAGCTGATCCTAATGCTGGTCATCACAAAGTTGCTAAAGCTGACGAATATGTCAAAAAGTCTTTAGATGAACACAATGCTTTGATGAAGTCTTATATCGATGGTCGTATTGAATCTTTAGAAAGCAAATTGGGAAGCATCCTTGACTTAGTTAAGAAAGTTGCTGACCAACCCGTTGCTCCTAAAGGTGCAAGTGCAAAGAATTTTGCAATTCTTTCAAAGTCTAGCGATGAGAAAGCTACATTGACTAAGAGTCAAGTTGCTGACAAACTTTTTGAACTAAAAAAATCTGGAAAACAAGTTGATTCTGCAGACATTACCGCTGCTGAATTAGGTTCGACAGATCTTAACCAAATTATTAACAAATACGGTCTTCAATAAGGAGAATATAAAATGAACGAAATGGTAAACCAAATCTTGCAAGGTATCGAGCAAGGTGTCGTTACTCCTGAAGATATCGAAAGCTTAAATAAGGCCATTACTGCAGGCTACGGCGGAGCTGGTAAGCCAACCGACCTTACCTACGGTGGCGTTATCCAAGCCGAGTCTTTAGAGTCAACGTTGAAAAGCGTGACGTTTGATATGCAGAACCTAAAATTTTGGCCTGCAATCAGCGTTGATAAGGCATACAATCTGTTTGAACAATACAACCGTTTAATCGGTTTTGGTTCAGACGCATCGCCATATATGGGTGAAGGTGGAGCTCCTCAAGAAGAAGACTCAACTTACATTCGTGATGGTCAAAGAATCGTGTTCTTTGGTACACGCCGTAAGGTGTCTCACCAAATGACATTGGTTCGTACGACTGTCGGTGATGTTGTTGCTCAACAAGCAAAAGAAGGAACTATGCACCTTCTTAAGCACATCGAAAGAGAAATGTATTGGGGACATGCCCACTTTGCGAACAACGCAACTGGTAACATGGACGGATCAGTTTCTGATCTACCAGTAAACTCTCTTGCTATGAACGGATTGTTACAACAATTACTTAAAGGTGATTCTGATGTTCAACAACGTTCTGGTGACTTCGAAGGTTACGGAGATTTACAATCAATCGCTCAAGATCTTGACGGTCAAGTAATGACTCAAGACGATGTTGAAAGATTGGCTGTTATCGCCCTTGAAAACTTCGGTGCTCCTCGCGAATTACACATTGAGCCAATTGCTCTTTCTGCATTCGTGAAGCAGTTCTATCCACAATTCCGTTCTGCTCCTGGTCTTTCAAGCCAAACAGTTGGTTACGATGTTTCTAAAGTAACTACTTCTGCTGGTTCAATCGATCTTAAGCCGAACTTATTCTTACGTCCTCGCGCTGGTGTACGTGCTGTTGCCGTTAACCAAAACGCTCCTGCTGCTCCTGCTATCGCGGTTGCTGCTGCTGGTGCTACAATTTCTGGTGGTAAATTGATCTCTGGTCAAACTTATCGCTTGAAAGCTACTGCAGTAAACGATTTCGGTGAAGGTGCTCCACAGGATCTTGGCGCAGTAACTCTTGCGGGTGCTGAAAACGCAATCACTGCAACTTTAACTCCAATCGCTGGTGTTAAATACTTCAAAGTATATGCTACTGTTGAAGGTGGTGCTGCTGGAACTGAGAAATTTGTAGGTAACTACAAAGCTGACGGTTCTTCAATCGCCTACAAAGGTGTTAAGCGTCCTGGTCTTGGTGAAGCTTTCTTACTTGATATGTCTGCTCAATGCATGCGTTTCAAGCAGCTTGCTCCATTAAGCAAGATCAACTTCGCGATCGTTACTACAGCTCTTGAATTTGCTGTTGTGTTATACGGAGCTTTATTCGTGTACACTCCTCGATTCAACTGCTTGTTCAAGAACATGGGTAAGTAATTACTTAATACTTGACGATATAGTCGATATAAAAAAGGCCAGTTATGCTGGCCTTTTTTATTTCCCTTGTATAATATAATGATGAAGAAAAGTGAAATTATTAAGCTAATGGTTGATGAATTAAAAACCAACTCATTAGATAGCGAAGCAGAGATGAAATCTGCAATGGAGCATGTTTTGTTTGTCATGGAGCAAAACGGTATGTTGCCTCCACGCGCTCCAATTCCAGGTACTAATTTCTCAGACAACTATTGGGAGAAAGAAGAATGAAATCTGAAACAGATATCTTAAAAGAACAAGTTGACATACTTAAAAAACTTGTTGAAACACAAGAACTTCTAATACAAGAGATGCGAAAGAATACGCCATATGTCTCTATTCCATCTGTTTGGACTGTTGATCCATGTCAACACGAATACCCTAATCCTTGGATGGGGACGGTTCCACCTTCTTGTAGGAAATGCGGTAAGCAAGCAGAGATGACTACTTTTACAAGTACTAGCTCTGGCTCGTTGCGGTTTTGGGATGATGATAAGTAATGATATAATTAAGGTATGTTTAAACGTTTAGATGAACTACATACCACTTTAGAACAATTCAGAGAGGAGCTCAATAAGATGAGCAACTACGGTCCTAAAAAAGGTGGTCAGTATACAGTTGCTGACAACATTAAACGTAAAGCAAACAACACAGGTGATCAAACTGGTTTTGGACAAAACGTCAATACTAAATCATATTCTTCTAAACCTGGACAGTTGTCTGCAAAAGCTCAAGCCTCACAAGAGCAAAGAAAAACTAAAAAATTAAGTGGCCCTGTAAAGGTCTATTCTGAAGAAGAAAAAGCAGCACTTGCTGCACAGATGGGCATGAAAGCATCTGTTAAAAAGCAAGAAGAAGTTACTACGCCACACGGCCAATCTGATTCACATGAACTTCCTGGTAAAGCACCATTGCCATTTCAAGTAGAAGAAAAGAAAAAATTAAAAGACGGCAAAAAAACAATAGAACTGTTGGACTTCAATAAATCAGGTCAATGGTCTATTAAGACTAAGTAACGCATAAAAATCTACACCTCTGTATAATTACATTTAAACCTTAGAGGAATAAATGAAGAAGACACGTTACATTTGCATTGAAGGCACAGAGGGCGTATATAAAACAACAAATACAAAAAGACTGGTTGAATACCTAAGATCAAAAGGGTATTCTGTTCTTGAAACAAAAGAGCCAGGTTCTCCACACTCTGATCTAACGATGAAGCTTCGCGCAATAATGTTAGACAATCAATATGACAAAGAACTCACTATGGCTGGCAGAGAGTTTATTAGTCAAGCAATCCGCTCTATACATCTTGAGAAGGTAATATTACCAGCAATGGGTGAATACGATTTTATCATTCAAGACAGAGGTATCCTTTCTGGCCTTGCCTATGGCACAGGATGTGGCAATAATGAAGATTTTTTATATAGCCTTACACGATATGTATTGTCAACCGCGGACATGAAGAAGGTGTCTTCTAGAACGTTATATGATGATGTTGTATATCTCACGACAGATGATACTTCTAAAGGTTTAAAGACTGCTGTTAATTCTAAAAAAGAGTTTGAAACTGGCGATGCAATGGAGTCTCGTGGCGACTCTTTTTTGAGCAAGGTTTCTGATAACATGAAAAAGCAGTCTAGAGATTTCAACACTAAAATTGTTAATGTAGACGGCAAAGGTAAAGATGAAGTCTTTGCTGACATCTTGAAAGCTTTAAACTTATAAAGGAATAAAATGGCAAAAACTAAAAAAATAACAGCATTGCTTCCCCCTCCAGAAAAAGGCCCTAAGGTGCTAATATATGACATCGAGACTGCACCAATTTTGGCCCATGTTTGGGGTTTATGGGAAAATAATGTTGCTCTGAATCAAATTGTGTCCGATTGGCATGTTCTAAGTTGGAGTGCAAAATGGCTTGGAGATGGTCCCGATAAAGTTATGTATATGGACCAGAGAAATGCTAAAAACATAGAAGATGATACACATATTTTAAGTGGTATCTGGGAACTTCTAAATCAAGCTGACATTGTAATTACGCAAAACGGTAAAAATTTTGATCAAAAGAAATTAAATGCTAGATTTATCATAAAAGGTTTTCAGCCTCCTGGCAGTTATAAGCACATCGATACAAAGCAAATTGCAGGTAAACATTTTGGTTTTACTAGCTCTAAATTAGAGTACATGACAGATAAGCTTTGTGTAAACTATAAAAAACAAAAGCATAAAAAGTTCCCAGGACATGAGATGTGGGTTGAGTGTATTGCGGGCAACTTAGATGCATGGAAAGAGATGGAGAAATACAATAAGTATGATGTTCTATCTCTTGAAGAACTCTACTACAAACTTATTCCTTGGGATAACAGTATTAACTTTAATGTATACCATGACGGCACACATCATGAATGTTCTTCTTGCGGCGGTAAGACCTTTATTAAAAATGGGTTTTACTATACATCTTCTGGTAAGTTCCAGAAATATAGATGTAAAGGTTGTGGTGCAGAGCACAGAGATAAAAATAATCTCTTTGATAAAGAGAAGAGAGAATCTCTTAAGATGACGCCCCCTAGATCATAGGGAGCGTTGTCGGAAAGACAACCATGAAATACAAAGAAATAGAAACAAAATACGACGCTGACGGTATTAGTATGCAGAACTTCATTGATTTGGTGGAGCGCCTACCTAATATAACTAAAAAAATGATGGTCAGCTCATATGATGAGTATTTTGTAAATAAAGATGGCGATTTTGTAAGGTACCGATATACAGACGATAGAGGTGAACTTACAATCAAGAAGAAAATCAATAAAAATAACAACCTAGAGAGAATTGAGATTAACATGCCTACTGCTGGTGATAGTTTGCCTACAGTGACTGCGTTTATGGACTCCTTAGGTTATAAGTACAACTTTGGTATATATAAAACTTGCAAGATCTACTGGTTAGATAATGCTGTATTGGTGTACTACGTTGTTTACGATAAAGATATGCGTGAAAAGCGCCGCTTTATTGAAGTAGAAGCCGATGAACACCACTCTTGGTCTTCTGAGCAAGAAGCTTGGGATCATGTAGTTAAGTGGGAAAAGGTTTTAGAGCCATTGGGTATATCTCCAAAGAATAGATTAAGAAAGAGCTTGTTCGAGCTGTTCAGAAAAGAGTCTTAACCACCGTTTTAAAGTCGGTTATAAGGTATAATGGTCTAATAGTAACCTTAAGGAGCTATTAGATGCAAATATATAATGAATCAGCTCGAGTAGAGCGTAATGCCGAATTTGGCCATGTATGGGTTGAAGTGCAAAGTGGTGCTGGATCCCTATCAATGGAAGTTCCTAAGTATTCTGCTGTAAGAGTTAAGGCAGCAGCTACAATAACAGTACAATTTGATGGCGTTTTATCAGCTACCATGACTTCTGGTGAAATTATTATTTTCAATTCAGGTCGTGGCGACGTTGGTAACGGCACAGATAACAAGATGACTGTTACATTAGCTGTTAGCGGTGCTGCATACGTTCAAATTGCAAGAAATACTGACAACGGTAGAGAAAACATTGTAGCGCCTGGGTAAGGAGTAGTTTATGAAGTTATCTAGCTTCAGAGAACTTCTTCTTAGAAAGACGCAAGATGATGCAAGTCTTTACGCGTTAATTAAATACGCACGCGAAGAAGTAATCTTAGAAAGAGTAATAGAAGCCTTAGAGAAAATGGCAAGAGCTCGTCACAAAGGCGATTCTGCCAATTTTGCTGTTCGTCATTTCGCAACAGAAATGGATCCTGAAACTGAGCCACACATGATTCGCGATGCTATTGGTCATCACGTTTCTAGATATAAAGCTGCACTAGGATCTAACAGAAATGAATTAGCGAATCAACATGCTCGTCAAGCATTTAACTTGATGAACGTTGCTGATATTGCTTCAAAGCATTCTGGCGGTAAATTATCTATTGATTACGTTGCTCCACATCCATGGGAAAGAAGCAAATACACCAATCAATATGATGAGTCTCACCCATTAGTTCAAGAAGGTAAATATAAAAAGGGTGACTTCACAACTAAAACAAAAGGTTTAAATTATGCTCTTAAGGGAAAAGATTTTTCTTTTCTACAAGGTGCTCCGCATGAATCTTATGATTATGAGATTAAGCGTCATGGCCACAATAAAGCATATCCATTTGAACAAATTAGAGTTAACGGTAAATATGTTCCAGTAGATGATGTAAAAGACTTAAAAGGATACGAAGAACATCCTTTTGATAAGCATCCAATCATGAATCATTTTCATGAGAACCCAAGCTCTAGATCTCCTGAGAGAGATAAGCAATATGCTGATGAGCATGAAAAGTACTACACACAAGATCCACATATTGAAAACTTTTTCAATAAGCATACAGAACTAGAATCTGCTGATCCTGAAGCATATGCAAAAAGAGGATCCGAAGCTGCTAAGCCTGTGCATGCAGATATCCCTGGTTTAGATGTTTCTAATGCAAAAGAAAAAGTTGCTGCTGCTCCATCTTCACCAAAAGCCGAAGCAGTGTCTGCTGCGAAACCTGGTGAAGAATGGAAGTCTGTGCCTCAAGGTGTTAAGCTTGATCAAAAGCAGTGGGATGCTTTAGATGATAAAACAAAAATGGCGTTACATGAAGCCTTTAAGGGGAAGTAATGTCAATTAAGAATATACAAGAAAAAATAAAATTTTTAAAAGAGTTAGCGGAAAGCAACCCTGAGTTATCTGATACCGTGATAGCAGCTCTTAAAAAAGCAAGAGGAGAAGACGATGAAGATTATGGCTACGATCCGCAAGACTACGGAGACGATCAACAATTATCTGACGAAGATTTGGAAGGACTTAATGTCACTGATGACCCCTTCTCAGACGAAGATGACGAAGCCGCAAAATGGCTGCGTGAAAATGATGTGCAAGGAAGAGGGCAAGTGCCAGAATCCCAAGGCACATCAGAAGAAGATGAAGAAGCGCCGCAAGAAGTAACAGATAAGCCTAAAAAATCTAGCGGGTACTCTGAGTGGAAGCCGCATGGCCAATATACCCCAGAGCAATCCGCTAAGATGAAACAGTTGGTTGGTCAAGGTTACTCTGATCGCGAAGCTGAAAGAATCGTTGGTGCACATAGAGGCCCAACTGATTTTCAGTCTGCTTTAAAACACACTGTTAAGCCATCTCAGCCATCTGAAAAGATGTTGGGGGAATTAAAAGAATTAGCAGGCCATTGGCTTGAAAGAGCCGATAGACATTCAAAGTTGAATGCTGATCCTGAAAAGAATCCTCAAAAGTTTGCAGCAGGAAAAATGATGCAAGCACACGAAGAGCATTCAAAGGGCTTTAAAGAAGCTTATGATAGTTTTTTAAATTCTGATGAATTAAAGGGCAAAAAGGGTTTAGATAGACATAAAGCTATTCAAGAATGGAAATCTAATTGGAAAAGTAGAAATCCAGACTATAAAGAAAACATTGGAAATGTTTCTCAGGCTCAATCGCATTATAAAGAGGCTCATGAAGCTAGAAAGAAAAATGTAGATGAGGCATTACAGCACATTTTAACTGGTGGCTATAATCCAGAGGCAATGAGTGACCAAGAGGCCGCTCAACACGTTGGTGGTGAGAAAACAGATCAGGGTTATACAGCAACCACTATAAAAGATCCTTCTGCATCTTTTGCAGAAAGGAATAAGACTTTTGTTGATACAATGAAGCAGAAACAACAAACTGCAGCTCAACCTGTACAACAAGCTCCTAAAAAGGATCCAATGGTAGTTATTAGAAGAAGAGCAAATCCAGAGCAAATGGATAGATTTACTAGAGTTCAAGCTGCAAGAACTGCACAGGGTATCGGTAAGAAACCAGAGGGAGTCGAATAATGCCTATTTCAAAAACGCCGCAAATAGCTCCGTTTCCAGCTTGGTCTATAGATCAAAAAGAACCAAGTGTTCAACGCTATCTACCGTTGCCAACAGCTGAAAGTATCAAGAATGGTGCATTGTTTGGTATTCCTTTAAAGTCTAATTTGACTCAACAAGAACTACCAGATGAAACTATACAAAACTATATAAATGAAGCAATCTCTCAAATAGAGCATGCTTTAGATTTATATATCACTCCAGTAGAGTTTTCTGAGAAGTATGACTACGATAGACATCACTTTACTTGGAACTATAACTATTTAAAGCTAAATCACCCTAATGTTTTGTATGTCAGCTCTGTTGAACTTAGTTTTAGTAATAATGCTGTTCCAGGCTTCGTGCAGTTTCCATTAGAACACGTTCATGTTATGCCGCAAGAAGGCGTTATACAGCTTGTGCCAGCATTTGGTACATCTTTAAGTGGCTTCTTATTATCAGCGTTTTCTGGTACTCAGTTCCACGCTTTACGCGCTATTGGTATGACTAATTTTCCTGGTGGTGTAAGGGTAAAATATACATGTGGCTTTGAGCAAGATAAGGTTCCTGCTGTATTGGTTGGTTTAATAGAAACTATAGCAGCACTAAGAATCCTATCCATACTAGGTCCTTTAATTTTTCCACATAATGCTGTAAGTATAAACACTGATGGCGTTTCTCAATCAACTAGTACACTTGGTCCTGGTTTCTTGAGACAAAGAATGGATGAATTAGAGAAACAAAGAGATCAATACATGGACGCCGCTAAGGGTTACTATCAACGTAAATTTTTAGTGGATTTCTTCTAAGGTGGTTGTATGAGTAAGCATGAAGATAAGTTATCAGGTGGAAAAGCCGATAACAAACAACCGAAAGATTTTGATTCAGAGCAGCTAGCAGCTGGAATCAAGCATGAAATGGAGCACACAGACAATAAAACTGTTGCTCAAGAGATCGCCATGGATCATCTAAGCGAAGATGCGGATTATTATAAAAAGTTAAAAACTATAGAAAAACAAGATCGAGTTGAAGTTACGCCTGATGGTAAGACAGAACTCGATTATGGAAAAGAAAAATTAGATAAGAAGCCTATGAAAAAATCTTTATTGTCTAGATGGGACCTAATTAAAAAGGAGTTAGATAATAACTCTGCGATATTAGATCTTTCAACAATGATTGAAGATGACGAAGAAGATCAACCAGAGATTATGGATGATGGTGGTCAAGAAGACGCTGAAGCCGATGAAGCAGCTGACGGCGAACGCCCAGAATGGTTACCTGATCATATGGAGCACGATGGTGAAGAGCCAGAGTTGCACCAAGATGAAGATATGGATCAAGATGATCAAAATGGTGATCTTGACGACGAAGGCGGAGAACAAGAGTTGATTGATGCTTTGAGAGAACTTGGACACAGTGACTCTGAAATAGCACATATTGTTCATGGACACATGACTCCTCCAGTTGATGAAGCTAAGCGTGCAAAAGCGGCTGCTGAATATGCTGGTATAGACCATGATAAAGAAGCGCATCAGAAAGAAATGGAAATTAGAGACCGTGAGGCTCAAATTGAAGCTGAACATGCTCAAAGAATGAAAGACGTTGAGTATCAAAGAGCCCAGAAAGAATCTGGTGAAACTGATTTAGATTTAGAGCATAAACGTCGTTTGCAGGATTTAGAATATCAAAAAGCTAAAGCTGAAATGACTGTTAATGAGGCTCAAATGGAAGCAGAACATAAAAAGCGCATGCTTGAATTGGAGTATGAAACTGCTAAGAAGCAAAAAGAAATTGAGCTTGAATATAAGAAAAAAGAACTTGAAATGAAAATCAAGCATAATGAAGAGATAGCTAGACAGAAACATAAAGATAAGCTGGCTATGGCTAAAGAAGATGGCAAAAACAAGATGGCTGAAAAGAAAGCTGATTCTAAAAAAGTTAAGAAAAGCGAAGATGAGCAAGATGATTTGCAAAAGGCTGTTAATTGGAAGTTTAGCAGAAAATCAAATCAACTAGTTCATCCTGAGCATGGCTTTATTGCAGTTAATCAGTTGCCATCAGGCGCCTATGAAATTAAGCACAATGGTACTTCTTTAGGTAGATATGCTCCAGAGCATGTAAAAGATGCTATCACTTATCACACTGATTCTATAAGTACTCCTGTAGCATATGATCCACAGAAGACAAAGATGCAAAGACCACCAACCATACCAAAGCCATATATAGACAATCCACCAGGAACTCCTACTGAGCAAGAAGGTGTTAGTCCTGCGGCATTAGCTGGCGTTAATGAGAGATATGGAAAGTTATATCACCCAGATCTTTCTGGTACTATAGATTATAAGAAGAAGGGTGGATAATGGCCGATTCTAAAACTAATTTTAACGTAGATCAAGGAGCCACTTTTACGCTTGATTTTCAGCTGAAAGATGCTGATGGTGATCCCGTTAATATATCTACTGCGGTAATTTTTGGTCAGGTTAGAAAAACAGTTTCTTCTAAAGAAATTGCTGCTAACTTTGAAGTTATTCCTATAGATTTAGTTCAAGGTCAGTTTACTTTAAAATTAAGTGCTATTTCTACATCAAAATTAAAATGCAACCCATCACATACTGCGCAGCGTCAACCAACGCCTTTTGCGTATGATGTAGAGTTGCACTACTCAGATGGTACAGTGAGCAGAATACTTGAGGGTATTTTGTTTGTTTCTCCAGAGGTAACTAGATGAGCGACATAAAAACAATTGTTATAAATCAAGGTAAACAGGGTGAAACCGGTCCACAAGGACCAGTTGGTCCACAGGGCCCACAGGGACCTCAAGGTGCGCAAGGACCTCAAGGTAACATTGGTCCACAAGGTCCACAAGGCACTCAAGGAGATCCAGGTCCTCAGGGTTCACAGGGTCCACAAGGATTGCAAGGAATACAGGGGATTCAAGGTCCAGCAGGAAACAATGGTGCAGATGGCTTGTCAGCATATGACATCGCTGTTAATAATGGTTTTGTTGGTACAGAGCAAGATTGGCTTGATTCTTTAGTTGGTCCACAGGGTGCTCAAGGTCCAGCAGGACAAGGAGTTTCAACCGGTGGAACTACAGGTCAAGTTTTAGCAAAAAATAGTAACTCTGATTTTGATACTAATTGGATAACTTTAGATAAAACTAGTGTTGGTTTAGGTAATGTTGATAATACCTCAGACGTAAATAAGCCAGTAAGTACAGCTCAAGCTTTAGCTGATAGTGCTGTGCAGTCTTATTCAATTCAGAGAGCTAATCATACAGGAACTCAAACTGCCTCTACAATCTCTGATTTTAACTCTGCTGCTGATGCTAGAATCTCTTTACACGTAGCAGATGTAGATCCGCATACACAATATCAAAAAGAATCTGAAAAGGGCCAACCTAATGGTTATGCAAGCTTAGATGGAGCAGGAAAAGTTCCATCATCTCAGCTGCCTAATTCTATAATGACTTATGAAGGTGTATGGGATGCTAATACTAACACCCCAACACTTGCTGATGGAGTAGGTAACACTGGTGAAGTTTATAGAGTAACAGTTGCTGGGACTCAAGACTTAGGATCTGGCAATATTTCTTTTACAGTTGGTGATTACGTAATTTATAATTCTTCTGGTGTTTGGGAAAAATCTGATACGACAGACGCAGTTGCATCTGTTAACGGTCAAACAGGAATTGTTAGCTTAGATTCAGATGATATTGCTGAAGGCGTAGCTAATTTATATTTTACAGATTTAAGAGCTAGAACTGCCGTAGTTGATGACGCAATTACTGACGGCGTAATTGATAAAGCTCCTTCTCAGAATGCAGTATTTGATGCGTTAGCTTTAAAAGCTGATGATTCTCTTGTTATGCATTTAGCTGGAGCAGAAACTGCTACTGGCTATAAAACTTTTCAAGCTGGACTGAAGTCTGAAGAAGAAATTTTAATTGATTCAACGCTAAATCCTTACGCCACTATCAGAAGTCCTAATGTTTCTGGAGTAAGCAAGTCAATCGCGTTTCTTTCTGGCGATTCTGCAACGGATAATTCTGGTGATACTGTGATTTCTGTTGGCGCAGCAACAAATACAACTCCAAATCCTCTTGTAATTCAAGGTGTAACCTTTACATATAATCCTAGTTTAGTTGGTAGGATAATGAATGACGCCTCTGTTCAGATTATTGTTGACAATACAAATATTACTAATCCTGCGTCACCGAATTTTGTTCTACGTGGATCGGCTGGTCAGCGATTAGCAATTAGAGTAAATTCTTTAACAACTATAGATCAATTAGTTGCAGCTTTTCTTTCTAGTGGTCTTACAGGTACATATACCGTTACTGGTTCAGGTTTAACGACTTTCACCAATGATCTTCAATTCTTCTCAGGCGCCAAAGGAGAAGGTCAAACTGTAATTTCGACTAATTATCGAGCCATAGTTGATTCTGATTATTTAATGCTCGGTTATGGTAATGGCGGAGCAAACATCACAACAGGCTTTGTTGATGGTGTATTAAATTCTGACTCATTGTTTATGATTACTGGTCGTGTTCGTGGAACAGGTAATTCTGGTTCTATCTCTATTAGATCAGCAGATATGGAAGGCACAGGAGCTTCAGGATCTACATTTATTCGTACTGGTTCTGTTAATGGTACACTTGCTTCTGGTTCGACAAATATTTCAACAGGTGCAACTACAACATATTCTAGTACATCATCCGGAAGTATGTCTATCAACACAGGTAATATTGGCGGTATTTCTGGTATTTCTGGAAACGTGACTATTTTATCTGGTCAAAATAATACCAACACATTGTTAAGAACTGGCGATATTACAAACGGAAGCACAACAATTTCAAACATAGATGTAACTGGTATCTTTCCTGGTTTACTCATCATGGGTAATGGTATACAAAGAAACTGTTTTGTTCAAACAGTCGGCGTAAATTCAATTACTATCAGTTTAGCAGCACAATTAACCACAACAGGTGTTTCGCTTAATCTTAGCGGCGGTACTGGTGCTTTAACCATAAGATCGCAAGCTATGAACGGAACGGCATCTTATGCCACAGGTTCTATGAGCTTAGGAACAGGTAACAAAAATAGTGCAAGCGGATCTGGTTTTACAGGAACTATAAATTTCAACACAGGTAATCACAGCGGAGTTATCGGTGGCACAGGCAATATATTTATCACAACTGGAAGCTTAACAGGTGTGAACAACGGTGGCGCAAGAACAGGCGACACAACGGCAGCGAGCAACCAATTAACAAATGTTTCTGACATGACAAATATCTATTTGGGTATGTCGATTATGGGTTCTGGTATTCCAGCTGGTACAACTGTTTCCGCTACGAACGGCACAACTATTACACTAAGCCAAAACGCCACAATTTCTGCAACAGGTGTGTCGTTTAATGTTTCAGCTGGTACTGGTGTTGCGAATTTTACTACGGGAAATATCACTAACGCATCTTCGGTAGGAAGCACAGGTTCAATATACATAGCGTCTGGTAACAGCGGTGGTTTAGGTACTTCAGGTGCTTTAACACTACAATCTGGTATTATCAACGGAACGGCGGCAGTAACATCTGGTTCGGTTTCGCTTGCTTCAGGTGGGATGACTAGCGGTGCGGCAACAGCATCAACTGGTCTTGTTCAAGTATTTTCTGGTAACGTGTCTGCTGGAAATGGAATATCTGGAAATGTAAGCATTTACTCAGGTTCAACAAATGGCTCTGGCAGCTCAGGTAGCGTAAATGTTTCTTCAGGATTCACAAATGGTTCTGCAAATTCAGGAACATTTGGTATTGGTTCAGGTCATGCAAACGGTTCTGGTAACTCTGGTTACACGGTGTTGCAATCTGGTAACGCAAACACGGGCATGTCTGGTCAGTTAGATTTAAGAACTGGTAATGTAAGCGCTGGATCAAACTCATCTGGTTTTATACAGATAATTACAGGTTCGGTAGCAAACAATAGTAACACTGGCTATATTGTGATGCGATCTGAAAACGCATCTGGAACTGGTCAATCTGGCAGCATAGGTATAAATTCGGGCGATGTTGCGAATGGTGCTTCTGGTAACGTAAGTGTTTACTCTGGCAATCACAACGGCACTTCTGGTTCTGGTACTGCACAAGTGTTGATCCAATCTGGTAACATTAACGGCGCATTGATAGGCGGAACTTCTGGCAATATAACAATAAATACTGGTAATGTATTTAATGCAGGATCTACTGCAAATTCAGGTGATATCAACTTAACAACTGGCTTTATTAGTGGCGGTTCAGGTAATAGAGGAACTGTTAATATTACAGGTAAATATATTCAACTGACTTCTGATGTTGGTGGAAACATTCACATGTTTCATACATTCAACGGCTCTACTACTTTCTTTGATGGAGGCACTCAGAAGAGTGCTATTTTCACAGGAAATCAAAATCAGTACAATGTTGATCTACATTCAGCATTTCAAGGTTCTAGTCAAAATGATAGAACTAATATAGGTATTTTAGCTGGTAGCGATGCCGGTGGTGCTGCACAAGGTGGTACTGTTCTTATAGCTGGTGGTTTTGGGGCAGTTAGCAACGGCGGTGACGTCCACATAAACAGTGGTGGTTCAATTGGTGGTACCGGCGGCAATATATTATTAAGAGTTAATGGCTTAGATGGATTTAAAGGTAATATTATCTTTAGAGATCAATCAAATAACGATGGAAGCTCAGGTGTTGTAGATTACGTGTGGACACAAATTGATTCTGCGGGTCGTGGTACTTGGAAAGTAAACAAAGCTTTTACATTCTATTCTCCTAATCTCGATGGCGGCACATATCAACTAACAGTATTACAAAATTGGGTGGCTGCTGGTGGTGGAACCGCAAATACAACGCTTAAGTTACCTAATACATCTGGTGGTGCTGTGCCACAAGGCTTTGTTTTTAAATTTGTCAATAAAAGTGCAACTTATGACATGATGGTGCAAGATTTTGGTGGCGGAGCAATTGTTACTGTGCCACCATCAACAGCAGCAGATATAATTTTTAATGGTGGTTGGGATTATTATAAATATACAATTATCCCATACTAAACATTTACTTTAGTATAAGGAATATATGGAAAAACTTATTAAGAATAAACATGGACAATGGGTTTTAGAAAAAGCTAGCTTAATGAACGATACTTGTAAAGCTGAAGAGCCACACAAAGATGATCCTGATCATGAGAAGAAAGAGCAAGAAAAAGCTAAAGATATAAAAGCTAAAGCTCAAGAAATTCTTGATATGCACAAGGATGAGAATGGTTCTTTAGAGAAAGATGCTGCTGATCCTAAGTTTGCACCAAAAGAAGTTAAAGTAAAGCAGTTAAAAGCTCAAGTGACTGCTGGTACTTATAAGCCAGATTCTAAAAAGATTGCTGAAAAAATTGTTGAGCGTGTTAAGCTTAATAAAGGCGGACAGTGGTCTTTTGATGGCGGTGATGCCTAATGCCAAAGCAGTTTCTTGATTGGTCAGATCTAATGGCAGGAAAAGTGGGTGAACCCGAACACCCACTTTCTAGACCTATTACTCCTGGTCCAACTCTTAGAAAAGGCGAAGTGCCTCGTCGTCCAAGTGATGCTGAAATTAGAGAGTGCATAATGAAAGGTGCACCAAAGCAGCCAACAGACCAAGAAATGTTTGGTCGTTTTGAGGTTACAGAAGAGCAAGCAAAAGCTGCGCAAGAGCAATGGGAAGGTACTTTTACTAGATTCTTTAAGACAAATCACCCTCCAATAGAATCTCAGGATCCAAATAAAACCTGGGGAAATCGTGGTCCAGTAAACTTTAACGATAGGTCTCAACTTACAGAAGAAGAGCGTCGTATAAGTGAAATACCAGTAGATCCATCACTCCTTAGCGGAGAATAAGATATAATATAGTTATATCCATGAAGGGTCATGGATTTAAGGAAAGGGTATGTTTGAGAAGCGCTTAGCCGCTGTCCCACCACAAGCTTTTACAGCTAATGGTACGGATAGAGGTGTTGTTACAATAGCAAATACAAGTTTGTTTAAAGTAAAACAGCAAGTTTCTTTAATGGCCTCAGCATTACCTAATATTCTCCTTGAAGTTAAGAAAATTATTAGCCCCACGCAACTAATAGTTGGTCCTATAAGCCCTGACATAAATTCATATCAAGATATATCAGCATATACCACTGCACAAATTTCTTTTATATTTGCAAATGAGCAAAAGCGCCCTTCAATACCATTTGAAGAGTTTATGCGGGCGGTTTATGAAGAAGAGCCAACAGTTGCATTAAGAACAATGTTGGTTGACATATTTGGCAACAGATATACAACTAGTAATCCGCTTCCAGTTCAGTTATCTGATGGGTCTATTAACATAGGCACAGTTAATGCGGAATTAGAAGTAGCGCTTTCACACAAAGATAATGATCCTGATTTCGGCGACGTACATGATTCAGTTAGAATAGGCGATGGCATAGAAGAGTTAGAGATTAACCCCGATGGCTCTATAAATGTAAACATTATTCAAACGCCTTCTGCCACAGAAGCAACATTAAATGAATACAATGAAGTCGTTGGCGTTGTTGCTGGTGTTGAAACGGTAATTGTAAGTATTGTATTGCCTGCTAATAGCAACTATCAACTTCAAAGAGCTCAATTTTCTGGAGAGCAGATCGCCCACTATAGACTGTATGTTAATAACGTATGTGTTGGTTCTTGTAGAACACATCATGGTTCTGGCTTAAGTAATGTGATAGAGTTTGTTGGTGCTTCTGATGAGGGTTTGCAAGTAGATGCTGGAGATACTATAGAACTTAGAGTTTTACATGGTAGACCAGGAACTGGTAATTTTGAAGGCAGAATACAGATATATAGTTATTAGGAAGTTTTATGACACAGTTAGAGATAAAGAAAATAGAAGCAGAATTAGCTAGAGTACGTGCGGCGCGTCTAGAGATGGAAGTAAGACTTGCTGAACTTGAAGAAGCTATGAATAGAATTAAAAAAGACACTGATTTACATTTAACTAAAGAAAGAGAATTAGAATCTAAGTTAAAAATCAGTTAAAATATAAAAAGAGGTTATTATGTCAGATTATAATTCAGGTTTGCCGGTCAGATCGCAAGCCGATGGTGTAGATGAGAAAGTCATAGTTAAGGTCATCGATGGTGTTCCTGGTGGAACGAACCAGATGTCTGTTGACTCTGATAAAAATGCGCATGTTGAGGTTCATGGCAATGATCCTGCTGGCGTAGATAGAGTATTAAGAACAAGTGAACTTGGTGCACTTACTCCAGATGGTGTTTATGATGGAAGTAATAACACTAAACCTGGAAACACTGGTTTAATTGCTTCTGTTCGAGATGCTGCACCTAGTGATTCAACTCAAACTCAAAGATTAACCTCTGTAACAAATGGCACAAAGCGTTTACTAGATATATCTATGCACGATGAGAATGGTGCTCCATTTAGTGCATCAAACCCACTTCCAGTAACCTCAGTAGATTCTGAAGGCACAGAGATTAACAACTATGACGCCGCTGTTAACGTTGCAGCAGGTGCCACAAGTAATCATGATTACACAGTCACAGTTGCAACAACATTAAAGTTAAGTCAAATTTGGGCTACAGCTTCAGGAAAAATGAAGATTGAAGTTCAAGTTGAAACAGGTGTAGCAACGAATGTATTTACAACTAGATTTGTAGGTTTTAATTCTACAGCTAATCCAAATGTTTTAATTCCAGTAAATGAGAATATCTCGGTTGCTGCTGGAGTTAGAGTGAGAGTAATTAAGAGAAACAACGACAACCAATCTCAGGATTTATATTCTACTATTAGTGGACATGAGATATAATTGGTGATTTATGGCAGATTTAAATGATGTAAACTCAGCACAATCAATTAAGATAATAGGCTCTACTGCTGCTGGAGTAGAAACTGTTCCTGCAAAAGTATCTGCCAATCAAGACCTTGGTGTTGCCGATGTTTTAGATAATTCAGGATTAGATACTATTATCTCACTAACAACGTCTCCTAAATTGGGAGTTGTTAATGTTGATGGTATAACGCCAAAAGCAAATAGAAAGTATTTTATAATGCAAGCACTAGATACAAACATAAAATGGGGTTTTAGTAATACAACTCAAAGTTTTGATATTTTTAAAAGTCAACTTATAATGATTCCATGCGGACCAAATACTCAAATTTGGTTTAAGATGTCAGTAGGAACAGGCAATGTTGCTATTGGAGAGGTGAGTTAATGCCAGCACCATTTACAACGCCGGTGGCGCAATCGGTTCCATTTGAAGCTAATAGAAATCCTGGTTTTGGTGGGGTGCCAAGTGATTTGACATCAACAAATGTTCAGGACGCTATTGAAGAAGCAAAAAATGATGCTCTTTCTAATGATAGATATGTTATCCTAGGTTCCTATGGTGCCAATGCTAATGCTGGTCGTTATTTAGAATTTTTTGCTGGTATTGATTCTTTTGAAGCACCTATTATATTGCCAGTTTCAACAAAGTTAATTAACTTTGTTGCAGCGGCTTCTGCTGTAAGTAATGGTTCAATGGCTTTTTTTGATTTAAATGTAAGTTCGACAATTCCAGTATATATAATAAATTACAGTGGTTCAGATTCTGTAATAGGATCAGGCACGCCATCATCTGCATTAGCAGTTTTTCCGCCAAATGCGAAATTAGCCATTCGTGTGACGAATGGTTCTGTTTTAAAACCGAGAATTTATTTCTTTTTAAGTTCTTCTACATAGGGCATTTATGATAAAAATAAAAAACAATAAACAGATTAGTGATGTGTGGGTTGGTCAGTTAATAGAAGCCAATCAACACTATGAGTTACCAAATGCAGATAGTATTAAATGGGCAAATAATTCAAAGGTATTAACTGACATTGGTAATGGTGATTTAATTGTTAATGATAACGATGTAGATTTGGTAGAGGTTGCTGATGCTATAAATGTGTTAAAAGGCGAATTGCCAAAAGATGAAAATGGTAGACAGTTGGTGCGAACTGTTGCGGGCTCTTCTGGATGGAAAGCACAGTTTCACTCAGTTCGCGTAACTACATCTACAGTAGATGGCTTTTATAATAAAGATAAAAATGGCAATAATTTAGGCTTTTGTACGTATACCATGTATGATGTAAATAATCAGGTTACGGCAGTAGAAAATGATTGTGTAAAAACAGTTGTTACTTGGGAACCAAATCACGATATAGAAATTATTGGTGGTAAAGTTTCTCAGCGACAAGCTCCAGCAACAGACGTGTGGATGTATATTACCGCCGCTGCACATATTCCCGCTCAGTATGGTGGAAATATTGCTTTCGCAGAGGGTGGAATAAATCTTTATGATGTAGGTGAAGGGGGAAAGAGTGATTTCGATGGACGAGCATCTAAGTTCATCAAATACGATCCTGTTTATCATTCAGGTCGATTTGAGATTTTAATAAAGCATGATGCAGGTATAAAACATTCTTTTTCTCTAATATTAGAGATATTTAAACCTTAATATGAAAAAAGTTGTAATAGGTTTTTCTAAGTCTACAAAGAAATATGCCATTGGTAGCTTACTTATTAGAAGCTATATGGGAACTCCCTATAGTCATGTCTATATTAAGTTTTATTCTTCTACATTTGATAGAGAGCTTATATATGAGGCAGTGGGAAGCGGTGTCAGGTTTATAGGCATAGATAGATGGAAGCAACATGCAGTAGAAGTAGACTCCTTTGAAATAGAGCTATGTGATGAAAGTTACAAACGATTGATGCAATACTGTATAGATAACTCTGGCGTAGAGTATGGCTTTTTTCAAAATTTAGGAATTATTTGGGCAAACATATGTAAGCTGGCAAAAAATCCAGTTGATGATGGAGAGAACTGTTCTGAAATAATTGGAGAAATTCTGGCGTTGCAAGGTTATACAATCAATAAAGACTTTAACCTATTAACGCCAAAAGATATATGGTTAATCCTCAACAATAAGACCATCTAAGGCCTCTAAGTCCTTAATTGATACATTAATGTTATCACCAAGCTCAGACATTTTTATAGTAGCAATATCTACATCTACTGTAGAAAGATCGTTTATCTCTTTTATAAAATCTTTAAGATTATCACCATCAAATTGTACTTGATTTTTTGAATCTAGTATCAATTTGTCATTTTCATCTTTCTTGCCGTACTTATTGAGTGCTTTATTGCGTATGTCTTCATATTTGACAAATTCTTCTCTAACAGTCTTCATAGCGCCTTTGAGTTTAAAGGCCGTTTTGACAGGCAGAGATTGCTCATATAATCGGTCTAATGCTTCTTGAAATTGTTGATTAGCGATTTTTCCAAGTTTCATAGGGTCTCCTTGTGATAAAATTATACTATATGCATTTTAGCGGCTTAAAGATCAAGTGGAATAAACTTGTAAACAAGATGAATAAAAAGGGAGTACCACTCCCACTAATTCGTGATCCTAAAACAGGATTGGGAAGTGTTTCACTTACTCTTTTGTTTATTAGTTTTAACTTAGTTATCATTGGTTTAGTTGGTAAGTGGGTCGAAAAAATGGGTGGCTTTGATATCGGTCAAGCTTTAAACTTATTTTACGCATGTGCTGCTTTATACTTTGGTCGCAATATAAGTCCAAGTAGTTCTAGTTCTTCTCAGGAAGAAGATCAGGAGCTTGAGGATTCTCAGTCTGAAGACTCTGATCGATCATAGCAATTGTTTCTTGTAGCGCCCTGATAGCACCAATTAACTGAGTTATCCTAGTGTCTATGTTGCTGAGTTCTTTTTCTACTGTTTCTTTAAAAACAAGGTGCTGTTCTAGTTCCTGTTGCAGTTGTTTTAGTTGATTTTCTACTATATGTTTCATTTATAAAACCACGGTTTTGTCGCGTTTGTCCACGACGGTTTAATCTTATCTTTTTGCCATTTAGTGACCATAGTTTTTCTATAGGCCTCATAAATGTCTTCTTCCTCTTTATACAAAGAACAGTTAGGAAAAGGCGTTTGTTTGCCTTCAGGTAAGTACTTAATGGCATCTTTTAAGCGCTGAAGGTTTGTGTCACCCCAATGCTCATGTCCATATCGCATCTTAAACTCAATAAGCAGGCCCATCATATGTTGCCAAAGCCATAAATAGTTGTCTTGGTTTTGCCTAGCCCAAACTGTACATGGGTGATTTTTGTGCGCTATCCTGTAGCCTTTTCCAGTTTGTTTAGCTATGGGGAGCTCAGATTCCGGACACCCATGTATGATAAGGGCCGTTGCCAACATCTGGCATGATTCGGTTATCATCTTATTGACGCGCTTATCGTCTAGGGCCGACGCGCTCTTAATGGGGTCCGGATCTGTCACAAAGATATTCATTGGTGCTCCGATGGATATTATACGGATCTGATCGGTATTGCCTTGGGCCCAGTTTCTGGTAAGATGGAATGGTGGTTATTATATGGTACAAAAGGGGTCTACTGTGAGTGACAATTCGTACGTCAATAAGAGCATCGATAAGCTTGAGAAGGCTATTGAAAAAATTGATGAAAAATGCGACAACATAGATAAAACTGTTGCCCTATTTGGTCAGCGATTTGAAGAGCACTTAAAGCAAGATGAGAAGATGTACGAAGAGTTCAAGCGTATGGTTGATATCTTAGCTGAAAACACCGCAGACATGAAACACCATATTTCTAGAACAGATGAACTTCAAGATTTAGTTGTAGCTTTAAATAACCGTTTAACTCCAATAGAACAAGAAAAATTAAAGAAAGAAGCAGTAAAAGAATTCCTTATGGAAAGAGCTGCTAAATGGGGTAAGGTTACGGGAGCGATCATAAGTGTGTTAACTATTGCTTACTATATAGTTAAACTTACACAAGGCACTTAAATGATATAATGGTATTACTTACGGAGAACATATGTTAACTAAAAAAACTAAACAAAGACTTACAAACGCCCTAACTAGAAAAACACTAGCGGATGAGTTTGAAGCCAAACTTACAACTCCTGGTGCATTAAGCTCAAAACTTAAGAGAGCAATTGAAGTTGCTTTTGCAAGTAAGGCTGCAGCATTAGATATTATTGCTAAGCTTCAAAGTGGTCCAGGTGCTTTAAAGAAAGACACTAAGGCTAGAATCTTGGCTGAAATGGCTGAAAAGAAAGCTGCTAACGAAGTTATTAACGACTTAGAATCTTAATATAGGGCTCGCAGGACATACTTGTTTAGTTCTGCGAGCTTATTTCTAATATAATCCCTATCATTCAATTTTCTATTACGCCCTGAGGGATGGGGCATCGCAAAATGATCAATCTGGGCATGTTTTAGAACGTTTTCGGCCGTTTTTCCGACCGCTATTATCTTGTAATTTTTAAAACTTTCAAGTTGCGTCCGGATGGGATTTATCTGATGAGAGTTGAGGGGCTTATTGTTCTCTGTTTTCTCATTACTTACATTAATGAAGTGTAGGTCAGCAGGTATACCTGCAAACCACTTATCAATGGTCTTACGGGACTTTGTAGATGGGTGAAACGCTGAGTTGTCAGGTGATGCTTGTGATGGATTGCTGCCGACAATTAAGACCTTAAGCATCTTCTCCACCTAAGATAATCTGGTCAATCATATACTCGTTATACTTTTCTTGTAATAGCTTGTTACCCTTCTCACAAATATCTTTAATCGGGTCATAATCCTTCTTGTCAGAAAGAAAAACCAAATGTGATACTTTGATCACTTGAGTAAAGTGCTCTTGCGTTTTCATGTTTATGACAACGGCTGTATAAGACCTATATAAGTCCACCATTGCATTCTCATAAATACGTAACTCAAAGCAGCCTAATGTGTGTTTAAATTCTGGTTGTGTCATTTTGCCCTATAAGTTAATTCTAAGAAACCTTCAGGAGTATCTAGTACATCAATAGATAAATCCTTCATCTGACAAATATTATCAAAGTCTCTGTACTTTTCTTTTGCAATAACGCGCGTAATACCACATTGCCACAATAGTCGCATACATGCTGCACATGGAGTTAATGTACATACAAGTGTTGTATCTTCCATAGAAACGCCATGCCGCGCGCAGTTGGCGATTAGATTCTGCTCTGAGTGAACTATGTATGGGTATTTTTCTGGTCTAGTGTTAGGTAATTCACTATCGTCTGCGCCTCTCACGAAGCCATTAAAACCTGTTGCTATGATTGCACCGGTTTTATTGTTGACAAGCACAGAACCTACTTGAGTTTCAGCGTCATGTGACCTAGCTGACACTGCTACGCTAACATCCATGTACGTCTGAAGCTTAGTTGGCCTAGTCATGTAATGCGCTCCTTGGTTTTGTGAAATACCAATAACGTCTCGCTGTGACTATTTCGTTCTCAAATATCTCTGGATCAGTAGAGTATCTGCTGTTAATGGGTTTAACTTTTAACATCATAATGTCTTTAATAGAATTTTGACTTGCCCATGTGAGTGCAGACTGTTTTCGCCACGAAGTTAGAGATGCACCAAGTGGACCCACATTTATCTCTGCAAGCAAAGGAAATTCTATAGAGACTATCTCTAGTTCATCTACAGAATAACATGTATCTTTATCATATGTCCTATATATTCTGTCGCCTGGTTTTAACTTTTTAAATGCTTCTCTTGCTAAAGCTGATGTAGATGTATTTTCTCTTATTGCTCTATTTTGTTTTCTGATTTGTTCTCTTTTGGCTTTGTTATTTTTAAAAGCCTCCAGTGGATCAAAAGACTTTTCATCATCAGACAAGATGACGTGCGCAACTTGATCTGGGTCTTGCTCGAACCACTGATTATCTAGATCGATAGAAGTACAACTCATAACAGAGACGCCTTCTTTGCCATTTGTAGATATTACTTTTACGTAAGGTATACCATATTCATCTATGTGAATGCACTTATATTTTCTTGGAACGGGTGACGAGTAGCTCACTTTTTCTACTGAAACTTCTGTTTGACCAGTTGATCGATTGTATCCCATCATTTTTCTTACTAAGATATCACCAACATCAAAATTAAGTTTATGGCGATTTTTCAAGAATCTGTGTGCCTCAGACTCTTTCATTGCAATTTCTACTCTTTTTTTATCTTGCTCGGATAGTGTATCTATTAGATTGCCGGGATAGTTTGGATCTGCATGACTCATGTATAATACCCTTTTGGGATATTATACCTAATCTTGTAATGGAAAACGTTCGCACTTGTCGCAGATCATGTATTCATCGTCAGAATCTGGTTGCTTTCTGTAAACCCATTTATGCGGTGGACAGTTTTCTTTTTTCTTCTGTAGTGCCATTGCTTGCTGCTGAGATAATGCTTCAGCTTCTCCAAGCTTTTTAATGAAATAAATAACTCCAATAACCAACAGTACTGTTATCAAACTATCCATCGATGTCCTCATCATTTTCTGATGTTGAATCACTGTCTATTTTAGACGTTAGATCGCTATCAGGTATTACAGGAACCTCTCCACCATCACCCTTTGGTTTAAGCTTTTTAACCTTAACCTTCTGCACTACTTTTCCTCTAATAGGACAGTTGAATGTGATTTCTTGTTCCACTTCTTCTAATACATTTGGGTCTTGTTTCTTTTGAATTTTCTTGGTTTTCTTTTTAGCCATCTAAACCTGCAACTTTTTCCATTCGTTGATGATAATACCTTTTACTGCGTCAGCGTATGCTTTAACTGGCTTTGGTAAGTTATTTTGTCTAGCGAACTTTAACCAGTTAGCAAGCGGACCACTTATTATGATCTCATTATATACACTAACTGGGCTATTAACTTGCGATATAAAGCGGTCACATCCATCTTTTTGGTATGCTGCTGGATTTATTAGAAGTGCATCTTGTGTTCTTTTTAGATCGTCTGCTATATCATGTGCTACTTCTAGATTTTGCCCACCGACGTCTGTTATATCAGGAGTAAAAGCTTCTAATGAGTCAACGGGGAGATCGACAACATTAAAGTTAAACTTCATGAGATTTAACTGGACGAACAGTGGGCACTTGATAACTAAAGTCATAGAAGATAAAGCGTACAAGTTTTGATCAAGGTTCTTTTTAAGAAGCTCAACAGAGATTTTATGTAATAAATCTCCATCGTTTGATGTGGACATCAAAGCAACATAACCTTTATCTAGTACGTTTATCTTATTGAGTAACATATTATTTCTTTACAAACCTGTAGTATAGTTCAAATGGTGTAGCTATTATCATAGCTACTATGATGGCCACAAGTATACCAGGTATAGAGGCAACCATTCCAGACACTCTTAAAAACTTTTCAAGTCTTGTTTCTGGGGTGAAATCCCATGACGTTAAGTGATCATCAAGAGTTAGCATAGTATGGGCAACTAAAATAGTATATGCAACTAGACATAAGCTACCAAAGATGATTTGACCTATAGATAAAGTTATCATAAGTCTTCTTCCTCATCATCTTGAGTGGTAGCAGGAGCCGTAGACTTTTCTTCTTCAAGAGGATTACGTGGATCTTCTGTTTTATCTGCAGACAAGATAGTTGCAGTATGTGTGAAATCGCCTTGCTGCAAGATAGCATCTTCGATGATACCTTCAGCAACTAAATCTTGCCAGTGGGCTTCGATGTAATCGATAGTTTTTTCATCCAAGAACTGGATAGGCTTTGTTCTATCTTTATCCATGATGATAACTTTTGCGTGGTGTTGATGCTGCTCCCACATGTAGCCAACTTCTTCAACCATCTCAAGATACTCATATGGACCATGGGCTGTTGAAGTTAAGTAGCGACCTTTATCTCTTGGACCTGTATTTACTGCAACCATGTAAGTTTTGCCTCTTAAAGGCTCTAAATCCATGTTTGCAAACTCAGCTATAAAGCCTTCGTCGCTTGTTTTATTGATTGTTGTTGGAACTGCTGCGGCAGCTGGTATATTAGCTGAACCGTTCATCTGTTGATCGCTCATATTATCTCCCCGTTTTCTATATGTCGAATCTGTTATGGTTTCAATACCTCTTCATCCACAGTAGCATCAGTGTGCGCAGCAAGAAGGTCATCTAGTGATATACCTACGTCAGTAGGTTCTAGATGAATAGAGTAATCTACGTTAAATATTGGTCTTGAGTTTGGTTGTTTTTTCAAAGCAAATCTTCTATACTTTCTGTTATATCTATCTTCACGTTCCTGTAGAAGTTGTTCTCTATCTGATAATGGAGCTGATATGGTATTGATACTATGTAAATGCTTTGTTATTAGTAGTTTATCAATAACCTGTTGTCTGAGTTCTGCAGGTATCTGCTTAAATGCTTCAAGCTTTAAGTTTTTTTCAACTAAAAGTCGCTGTCTTGTTAGTTCTTCTAACTCTGTTTTTTGTTCATCAGTTAGTCCACTTTCATCTAAGTGGTGTCTCAATGAGTCTAAGAATTCATCTGTTTCTATGTCGATAAATATCTGCTTACTCATCGTTCACCTCTTAATTTAAGTACCGCTTGCATTGCGACAATCATCTCTTCATGAGATAAATGAATATTTCTTATTTGATTGCAGCTTCCACAACAAGGAACAACATTACTCAACTCATATCCTTTTAGATTATCTAATCTATCTAAACCAACTCCAGTTTCTTTAGATATATCTTTTTTACAGTAAAGACAACCATTGGATATCAGTTTAGAATAAGTTTCAAAAGATAAACTTATAAACAACTTTTGGTGATTACACTTAAACTGTAATTTTTGAAACCTTCTCCAAGGTTTAGTGGCAATTGTTTTTTGATAAGAATTTGTTCTATCAGAATATCTTTTTGCAACATCAGGACTTCTTCTATAGCAAAGCCTAGAACAATATACTTTATCTTTTCTTTTACAATCAAAAGATTTTAAACACGTTACACACTGTTTTGTCATTTTTCTCCAAGCATTTTCAGCACTTTATCTTCATCTCTTTCATATATATGAAGACTATGAACAATGTGTGTATATGTTCCTTTTGTTAAGTTGGGGTATTTTTCTTTTAGTTCATCTATCATTTTGTCCATAAGTGAAATAAACCACGGTAGATCATAAGCCAAACCTAACACTAAATCATTACTTCTCATGACTACAGTGAAATAAAGTTTGTCTTCTCTTATTAGAAAGTTTCCATTAAGTGTACATGTTTGATCCTTGTTACCCATCCACTGATGTTCAGGTAAAGAGAAGCGCAAAATTGCCTGTCGTGTATCTTTATCTGCCAACAGACACTGCTTCGCCCATTCCCATGGTGTTCTGTATTCACCAACACCATTTTTATGCTCATAAAACTCGTTACCATGAGAAGCATTCTTCCATATAAGATATCCATAAGCAGAATTAACCGTTCCATCTGGATTAGCGATGGTACCCCAGAACTTAGAGGCTTTTACAAAGTCTTCTACTTTATTAGAGCATGAGTTGTATAGTTCTACTTCTTTGGCTGTATAGGATTCAATGATCTTATTGCGTTCTGCGTCTTTTGTAGTAATAGCTTTGGCAGTTGGATTAGCAATAGAAAAGCTATAATCAAGGCTCTCACGAACTGGAATGCCGCGAGGACTAGACCGAAAATCGTAATTATAATAGATATCACGAAGAGTCCCAAGGTACGCTTCATCGATGTTATCGTAGAGTTTTCTTCCATTTCCCATCTATTCTCCTGGTTCGCTTTCGAACAGTACTTCTTCCAGGTTGGCATGACGTACGCCATAGCCATAACGCTTTTTAGTTAGTTTCTTCATTAGTTGACCAGTACGATTAAACAAATGCTGAAACACAAAAGTAGATTCTTTAACGCTCTTACCTTCTTTTGTCTTGTAGTCTGGATTGTAGTTCTGTAGCGCGACTACGACTTCAGTGCGTAAGTATTGCCTGAAGTCTCGCATTGTGTAGCCTGTGTTGCCAATTGATATGTGATCCTGGTCTTTTCTCTGGCTTGCTTCATTCCAGTTTTTAACTATAGAATCACGGATATAACTTTCAACCATCGCTTCGTATTTGAATATGTCCTCATTAGTTACTTTCCGTTCTTTGCTCATCTTCTACCTTTTCGCCGTTTTTTAGCCGGCATGTGTTCTGGCTTAAAATTCTTTATATAGTAAGCTTCTAAGAAAGCTGCAGTGTTTTTTAATGCAGCTTCATCTTGATTCTCCTCAGCTTCAGCTACAGCTTTATATGTATATAACAATAAATCTACGTACTGATTTTGATTAAAGATGTAATGTTTATACCACACTCTAAGGGGTTTTTGTTTGTCGTCAGTGAATTTTCTGTTAATAAATTCCGTTAAGGTACGCGTTGCGATCCATCGAACTTGATGAAGAGTGGATTCTTGATCTATAGTGACTATTTTTGTTAAGCCATCAGTCTTATTTTGTAGACAAGTCACAACCATGTCGTGCCAAAATTCACCATTAAGTGTGTTTTTACTATGTTTATCATGTGTTAATGAAAAGGATCTATCACTCCAAGAGCTTCTTGTTAAGCCATACATTGATTCAACTGGCTCCATAGTTTTTATTAAATCTTTAAGTTTTTCACCAATACTCATATTGGCTCCTCTTCTATAGAGTAGATAGCATCTCCACTATGTGTCATGACTTTAAACTTACAGAAATTTGTTAACGCTGGAAGACTTCCATTTTTTAGATATAACACTATCCAATGACATACTCTATCTGCAAGCTCGACATTTTTAATGTTCCATTTGTTTTTATTGATGTGAGTGGCAAGACTTTTTCTTATCTCATCAAGCTTACCAGACGTAGATCTTTTACTTAAAGCTGCGCTGCAGCCAAGCAGTTCTGCTATTTCGTTACATCTTTCGGTGGTCGTATCTCTATGATTTAACAATAGAATGCCATCTAAGCCTGCTCGACCCATATCTTTAAGAAGATCTTTTTCTTCTATTATGCTAACTGTTTTGCGTATTATGAAGGGATCGCCAAAAGCAGTACCGTTCTTAAAATCAAAGGTTACAGCTTTACTGCCTGTTTGTACTATGTCGAAGTATTTAACTATTTTTTTACATGGTATATCTGTCTTTATATACGGTGCAATCATAGCTGTAATTATAGTTTCATAATCAAGCGTCGTACCATAGTGGTTCTGAAATAAAGTAAAAAGTTTTTCTAACGAAAGTGGAATCTCATCTGGAACTTCAGAGAGTGCTGTGTTTTTATCTGATATAACTGGCTCAATTGCTTTAACCAGCCAATCCATCTCATCATATTGTTTATCGTCAAATAATCCCATAGTGTTATTTCGATTCGGTAATGTTGTTAAGATTTTTTCTAAGCTCAGATAGTGCGCAGCCAATACAGTAAACATTATGATCTTCACAAGCTGTAGAGATATTCTTAGCTGCTAGTTCTTTTTCAATACCAGCTATGTTAGCTTCTATCTTTTCTTTTGGGGTCATTTCAGAGTATTTTTTCATAAGTAAAATGGAGGCGGGAGATATTGCAGTATTCTAGACTACTGAACTCAGATCTAGTGGCCATAACTTATCCACTAGAACTCCCGCCATGTAATAAAAAGAAAGCGACGCTCAATGGATTGTGAATCCATCGTTAACTACCTATTCTAGACTTTCTCCAGAACCCATAGCTCAGTTTTACGTGGCTAGTTAACCACCGTCGCTGCAAACAAATGGCACGTACCAATTGTTTATAAGTTGCCTTTTGAGAACTCGGTCATGATTTGTGGAGTCGAAGTATCGAAACCAACAACATCAAGCATATTCTTATCAGAAGGATCTGCGATGGTGAAACCATTTGCGCAAGTTCCTACTGTGATAAGTTTAGCTTCAGGCACCGACATTCCAGAGCGATATTTGTTTAAAGCTTGGAAAGGGTGCATTGAGCCAGCATAAGTTTCATTATCAGTATAGATAGCAAACGTGTCGATATGTAACTTTTGTGCTAAAGCCCATTGCATAGGCAACGAACAGTCTGTTCCACCCCATGGAGCTTTTTGCATTGTTTTCAACACATCATCTAAACGTTTACGCTTAGAAAGATCAAGTCTGTCTATTCCTGATGAGCCGTAACCAGAAGACGAGAAGTATACAACTTCTGAATTAGGTTCAGCTTTTAAAGTAACCATTGCCATGGCTCCAGCAGCTTCTGCCGCCGTCAAACCTGTTCCAGCGATTCTTGCTCCAAACATAGAACCTGAGCAATCAAGCGCAAGAAGATGGTTTTTGCCAGAAGTTTCTACGTTTCCAAAGGAAGTATAGAAAGCTTCATCCAACGCATCTATGATGTTGGTTACTGGTGACCAAGTCAGCGACCCCTTATCGCCTCGCCCTTGCTTATAAATAGCAAGCGCGTTCAGGATAGTGATGGGGTGAACACGCGATCTCTTGATCTGTTCAGCGTTATTCAGACGCTCAACGACTAGCTTAGTGTTAGTATCTAGGTTTGATTTCAACAAACCTACAGCAGTCATCTTAGCTAGATTTCTTAAAGTTGCAGTCATAGGCATATTCTGATTAAGAGCTTCCCATACTTCTCTTGAGTTCAAGAGTTCAGTGGGAAGCGCTTCACGAGGTAGCCCATACTTTTGTATCAAAGCAACAGCTTGCTTAGTATCTCCAGCTCCAAGAGTTTGGATTTCTTCAAAACCTTGAACAAGCGCGTGCTTTGTGGTTACTTCTTTGCCGGCTGCATATCTTAATAAGTCGTTCAATGCTGCATCGTTAGATGAAGCATGGCAAAGACGTAACACATCGCGGTGAGTAAAGTTGTTTCTGTTGCGGTACTTGATGATGTTCATAGCAACTTTATCAATATCATTTTGAGTATAAAACTTTGCAACACCATTTCTTAGTCCACGAGACCAACCGCGTAATGCTTGGATATTCTCAGTGAACTGAAATAAATGAGTTCCGATTCTACATACATCGGTGATAGCTTTATATGCTGCATTCTTTGTGGCTTCATCGCCAAAAGTTGTTGCTAAAGCTAACGCAAAGATTGCAGGGTCATTTTTAGGTGCTCGACCAGCTACAGAGATTTCAACGATTGTTTTCACAGTTCGCAAACCATCTTGCTTGATGCAATCAATAACAGCTTGCGCGTTGTCTACTGTCATCTTTTTCTCTGACGCGTAGTATGAACCACCTTCGTTACCTAAGATAAGAAATCGATTCAGTTTAGAGAAGCTGTCTTGAGCAAAAACAAAACCACCGGCATTATTTTTAACCTGATCTTTACCTGGAACTTGTTGTGTTTGAGGAGTTGTTTTTGTGTTGAAGTGCTTAGTATAAGACATACTTTCTCCTTTAAAAATAGCGGATAAATTGATGACCATGGGGTTTTCGCCAAATGATAACCCATAATCTACGACCCGCGTTGTAAAAATTTTTCGTATCGGTTACAGTAAAAAGCTGCACGGATAATGAAGCAGATATTGGAAGCATGCGTTATGGCATGGATGTGTTTTAAGAGACATCGTGCTCATCCTGACCATATTAGCAGGTCATTGTGCGACTCATGTGTTTAGCCTTAGATATGCTGCAACGGTTTCCGCCGCTACACGTTGCTACTAGACTGAGCTTCTCTATTTCAAGAGGGGGTTAACGCCTAGAGTGCAGTTCTTTATCAAGTGTTGGTAACCAATTATCTATCGACCCGTGCTTAAAAATAAACTGATGGATAAAAGTATCGACATTCGGAAGATGACTTTTGCTCTACCAGCTGAGCTACTTCCGCTACGGTGCAGAAGGTGGGATTCGAACCCACGACCCAAAGTTTGTTGATAACCAAATATCTACGACCCATCAAAAAACTAAATAAAAAATGCGGATAAGCTGTATGACAATAGGGGGTAATCATTAACAGTGATAACCTAAAGTCTATCGACCCGCAAAAACTAAAACTAAAAGAGACGGATAAGGGGTGAGATTGGAGATTTGCCTCTTGGACCACCTTTGGCTGACGGAATCGAACCGCCCAGATTTTTGTTTCAGAAAAAAGGTAACCAATACTCTTCGACCCGTCAAAATTCTATTCTACCACAAATCCTTGTTCTTTGGCTTCTTTAAGAGATAAAGAACCTTGGCGTTCACCTTGTCTACGAGTTCGCTCGTAGCCAATCTTGTCAAACGCTACAAATCGACCTTCAGGAATAACTATCTTGTAGACAGTACCTTCTTGGTCTTGAAAGTAACCATTAACTCCGATTTCCTTAGCAACAGCTTCAGTTGCAGCCGCAAGTTCTTCAAAGAATTTCTTAACTTCTTCTTTGCGTTTCTCTAACGCAACGAATTTTTGTTGTGCTTCAGTCATTACATCATTCCCAGTTGTTTAAAGATTTCAGTGCCGATAAAGCCTATCAAGAAAGCTACTACGCAAGTGGTAAACAGGCTATACCCTTTGGTGTTGGCATATATACCCCAACCCATACCAATAGCAAGTAATAAAATTAAAGTCATCATCTTAACCTCGTATCAAAAAATCGAATCGGTTATTGTGTTGTGGTTTTTCCACCTTCAATAAGGAAGAAGGTCTTACCGTTTTTAACTACTTTTTTAATAGATTCTGGCTCAACATTTGCAGGTGGTTCGACTTCTGGACCATCAGTGATTTTTTGAGTAGGTGATTCACCAGAAGCAATCTTTAAAAACTCTGATAAAAGAATCTCTTCGTTTTGCTGAGTAGAGTTGTTGAAGCACATAACCATAGGATCAAAGCCATCAGTAACAATAGATCTTAAGATTTCTAACTTTTCTTCTTCTAGCTGTTTGAAGCGAGATGCTAGTTGATTTTTATATTTGCTATGCAAGGCATTAGATGAAGGCATGCTGTGCTGTGCAGCAATAGCATTTTGCTCTTGAGTGCATTCGCCGGCCTTCTTAAGCCTTTCAAGAACAGATTTAGTCATATGTCTTGGCGGAAGATTTGACATTTCTTTATCAAGTTGTGCTAACTCTTGATTTAGTTTTTTGCCTCTTTTATAAAGCTTATAAAGCTGAAAACCTAAAAAGCATAAAAAACCAAAACAAAAACCAACCAACACTAAAGCAAGTATGGCAATAGGAGACATAAAAGCCTTTCTTTAATTATGAATTTATTCTACTGAATCGTCAGCAATATCGTCGAAGAACGTCTCTAAAAAGTTATCATCTAACATCTCTAGAGTTTTAGCTAAATCTTCGTTTCCTGCTTCGTAAGCTTTAGCAGTCATCAAAGCTTTAAAGTCATCTAACTCATATCCAGACTTTTTGATTCTCTTTTTCCAAGCAGCTAGCTTTTTAGAATCTACTTTATGTCTACCGCGATTTAGTTTCTCAGGTACCGCTCTTGTATTAGAAGCCGCGTAACCTTTAGAGTTGTCCTTTCTATCTGGACTTAATTTTTGTCCAGTTTTCTTCTCAGCAGACTGCATCTGTCTAACGATGCTCTTACGAGAACCACGACCATGGCTTTTATGAGAAGCTGTACCGTTCTTACCGTCTTGACGTCTCAAGGCATCATCCGCTTTGGTCTGCGCTCTTTGCCAATGGCCAGGGGTTTTTTTATTTCTCTTGAGCTGATTTAAGTGCTTTCTGCAGCGACCTGATGGGTTGCTTGGGTTGGCACTTTTATCACCACAACGAGGACACTTCTTAGCAAGCTCCTCAAATTCTTCTTTTTCATCTTTAGACAGCTCTTCAAACTCGCTATCTAACAAGATATCTTCGTCTTCTAAAAACTCTTCAAAAGTTGAACCGGTATGTGGGTTTGTCATGTACTTATTATACCAGGCTCAAAACTAATAAAAAAGGCCGTGGGGAACCCATCGGCCTGACAGAAAGGAGGGAACTATTTATCATCCTGATGCTTATTTATCGATTCGGTTGAAGCACTTTGGTCTGTAAGTATTACAAGTTCTGCAAGCTGATTTTGAAGCTCTATATTTTGTTTATTAAGGTCATATATTTCACTGGTTAATATGTTCCATATAACCTCTTGACGCGTATATCTTGCCTTAACACTTGCTTCGTCTGATCGCCCATCTTTGATGAGCTCAAGTATTAGCTCTACTTCTGGGTTAATAGATTCTAGTAAATCTTTAAGAGTTTTCATTGTTTGTCTTTATGGCGGGCACTTGTTTACCGCCTAGAAAGTCTCTAAATAACTCGGAACAACTAGAGCATAAATCTATGTCTTGACTAATGCCGCCAGCAGCACCATCGTAGCCACGAGCCCACATTTCAACTTTTTTAGCGTGAGTTCCGCCGTTGCCAAAAGGGCCTTCAGCTCTTTCGCCTTGAGCGTCACATCTATCACATATTAAAATTGTTTTAGCCGGAATCGTCTTTGCGCCCATTGTTGTCACCTAAAATTATAGAGTCAGCCTTTTCAGACTCAAGCTCGTCAATGCGTTTGTTTAAAAGCTCAATCTCTTTGTTGAGGAAATCAAAGTTTTTGTTACTCATATCAATCTCCTGATTTAGCTGAGTAACAAATTTTCTCAACGCAGCTTCATTGTTCTCAAAGCGTTCTTTGATCGCTTCAACAAGCTTAGTGATACCGTCCATCATTATCTTCTTCCTCTAGGTTTTTCAGAGTCAGGAATCTTGATTGTGGTACCTAAGCGCTTGATCGGGTGATCTGCTTGACCTTGGCGCGAGATGATAAACAGCGTGGTCGGAAACTTAACTCCTGGTGGAACCATCTGCTCAAAGTTAACATCACCATAGCAACCGTCAGTTACAAAGATCGCAAGATCTGGTCTGCGTTTAGCAATATCTTCAAAAGATTTCGTTAAACATGTGCCGCCAGATTCAACTTTGCTTTTATCTAAACGTTCACCTAGTTTATATTCTTCACTGTAATAGTTTTCAGTGTGGAATAAGTTAAGGCGACATTTTCTGCTACCCGTACGTAAGAAATTATCAACAACCTCTAAGAACTCATTTAATTCTTCAGTAGAGATTGAACCTGACGTATCGAGATAGATATTAAGTTTAGGTAAGTCACCAACTTTTGTGCCTGGCGCTTTATTGCCAAAACGTTTTGACTTGCGTGTCCAAGTGTGCTTACGCTCGTGACCTGATGCTGACTTTTTAATAGCCAACAATATCATAGATCTGTAATCTAACTCAGACTTACGCGTCTTGATTTCTTGTAAAAGATCTTTGATAGAACCTGGAAGATCGTTGTAGTCAAGCTTTTGCTTGATCATCGCACGCTTGATAAGATCTTCTGTGGCTTCAAGCATTTCTTTTTCTTCAGCTGCGCCATCCCACATATGCTCATCTAGAGTTTGTGGAGTGCCTTTACCGCCACCTTGTCCACCTTCACCATCGCCTTCTTCGTTATCTGGGTCATCAAGGCGCTGTAAAAGTTTTTCGTAGTAGTATTCCATGGTTTGATCTTTTTTCCATGGGGTTTTAGCGTTTGTTTGTGGATCTACGTCAAAGAAGTCTTTGATGTCGATGCAAAAACCTGGACAGTTTTCATTAGGAAACATTTGTACGCTGCCGTCAGGTAGTTGTTGTGGCTCACAGCGACCGTTAGGTGCAGTAGAACACTGATCGCAGCCTTCTGGTAAGCCTTTAATATACTGGTTGATCGCCATGTCAGCGCCAACGTTCATAAGCTGACGTTTTCTTGAAGAAATCTTCAAGAACGGTACGCGAAATGGATGCTTGTTCGTGATGTGGTTAATCTCGTGAAGTAACACAGCACTTCGCGCTAAATCACCGCGCTCTTGACGCGTCATACCTGGAATTGACTTAGAGTTGTTAAGTTTATCAACAAAGAACTTTGGATTGATGTACATATCCCAGCGTTTTGCTTCAGTATTAAACATAATACCGGCTGTTGGAATATAGTGTGAATACATGATATTCAAACACTGAAGAATTGAACCTATGAAAGGCGCTTTCTTTGTTACATTATAAATCGAAGTAGCAAGCGCTTTTGATTTCGCTTCTACTGGTACGAACTCTTTATCTAAGAGTTCCTTTGTTATGTTCGATCTGCGTCTATCGCTCACGATTCCCTCCTAATAGGTATCAATCGATTCGGTGCAGTATAAAGCCTCCTTTAGAAAAAATGCGGGCCTAGCAAAAGGAGGGACAAACTAAGCCCGCTGGGGGTGAACTATTAAGTTTCCGCTTTGTTGCCGTCTACTTTCGTAGCGCGGTTAATGCGGATATTATCTCTGATAATATCAGTCATTTCAGGGTGACGTTTTACAAACTCACGGAAGTAGTTAAGAACTGCGCCGTTAGATTGCTTAAAGCCACAACCTTTGATGAGATTGATCGCTTGGTCTGAAGGAATAATCTTAGCGACTTCTGCCATCAGATCTTCGTCGATTTGATTATCTTTACACTTATCTTTTAAGCCACCGTAGTGCTTAATGATTGAATCAACAGTCATAGCGATCATCTCACCTTGGTAGTTGTTTTTATCAGATTGTGCTTCAAGACGCTTTAACGCTGCCGGACGATCTTTTAAAAGATCTTCAGCGGTAACCGGAGCTTGATCGTAACAGAACTTGTGGTACTGTAAACCGATGTCGTTACCTAAGATTGAGATTGCAGTCAATCTATGTAAAGCGCGTGACTTATGAACTCCTGCTCTTTCAGCAGCGTTCATTTTTGACCAAGTACGTGGAGAAACGTATTTGCCTTCTGGACCAAGCTCTTTTGGAGTTTTGTAGATCCAAAGACCTGAGTTGATAAAGCGTTGAACTTTGTCATCCCAGTTTGCAGAATCAGCGTATTCGCTGAATGATAAGTGGTCGAACTCGATTTCGTACTCTTCGAAACGGTCTTTTAAGGCTGCGTCCATGTTGTTAACATCGTACTCAGAGCCTTCAGGGTTAATACAGCCTGCGATTACCCAACCGTCAGGTAAGGTATATTTGTGAACTTTACGGTCAGTTAAGATCTGCATTAAGCAGTTCATTACGCCGGTAGTTCCGCGGTTTGGTTCTTCGAGAAGTAATAAACCTCTACCGCTTGTTGGCCAGAAATCTGGCAGTTCGTGAACTGTTCTACGAACACCATTCACTTCGAAAACCTCAGGAAACCCGATTAAGTCAGGTGCTTCCATGTACGCGATACGAAGGTCGATGAACCCGAAAGTTGGGTCTTCTTTCTTCTGTTTCGCTACCCACTGCTGACATACCTGCGATTTTCCGAGACCTGCTTCACCCGTAAATAATGGGTTAAAGACTTCGTTGATGTCCCTTGCTGCTAACGCAAGGTCCAATACAACACCAATATTTGCTGCTTTCACTACTTCCTCCTTTTAAGGTTCTATATATTGCAAAAACAATTCGATTCGGTTTAGTGTTTTTGCGTATCCTTATATTTAGTGGCAAGCAGTTTTCCGAGTCTAGCCTGAAATAAGCGTGCTAGTTGCGCTCTTGCAAAAAATGTTTCTGCAGTAGAAGATTCACCTTGAGCCATAGCACTACCTGCAACATAGTCAAATGTTCCAGCACTTGCTCCAAGCAAGTTTATTAGTGTCCACAGTTCTGACTCAGAAAGTGGAATAAAGATTCGATCACCAGCTTCTTCTATTACTGGTGAATCGTTTTCTTCTTCTTCATCGTGCATCATATCCCCAGAGCTTTACGTACTTCCTCAGGGATATCACCTAGATTTATGTTTGTCAAATCTGGTTCTTTAACTTTCTTTGTTCTTTGAGATTTTTCTCCATAGAACAAATCGCCTTCTTGTAAGGTCATAAGTTGTACTGGCCCTGGGTTAGTACTTTTAATTACTTGAGGTTTCGCTGGTTCCGCAGCGGGACACTTGGTGATTTTACCGCCCTTGGCCAAAAAATCTTGTAGGAGCTTTTCAGTATTACTCACATTTTTCTCCATTGTTGTGATCTTTTGTCTGTTCGGTTTTGATTTTTTAGGTTTATTCGTTGAAATCGTCGCCAAGTAATACTCCGTCGAAAGATTGTGGAAATATCTTCATCAAATCCTCAAGGAAATGATTATTTTCTTTTGCTCTTTTATATTCTACAATTTTTTGACGAAGTGCTTCAAATTCTCGGTTTAATTTTGTGTATTTCCAGTACCAGCAGTAATCAGATATTATGGATTTTTCTCCCCTGAAAGCCGAAGCAGTGTCATTTATAACGCAGTGAAATCTGCCATCTTTCTTTCGACTTATAGTGACTGTTTTAGTGGGAGAAAAGTAGCCTTGTGAGTCGTTTTGAGTTTGCGGGGTCCACTTTACAATGACCTCATCGCTCATAATTCCAGGGTCGGGGAGGGTATTAAACCAGTCGTGGTGCTCGCCCACATTCCACTGTTTTTTAAGCTCTATGAGAGCCGCTCTAATAAGATCCGCTTTAGTCATGTTCCTTCCCAGGCTTACCCAAGGTATAATTATTATTATATCAGGGGCATTATGGCAACACAGCAGACAGAACTTAGCGATCAATTGATATATGGCATCGATCTTAAGGCACGCCGGATTCATTTCGGGGTTGGTCTAGATCATACAGAAGAGAACCCAGGTATGTTTAGTGGGGCCTCTGTAGAATTAGCCATTAGGGCGATCCATAAGATGATCCAAGAGGCTCCTAATAAGCCAATTGAGATACACATGAACTCTTATGGCGGCGATGCTTATTCTATGATGTACTTAATGGATGTTATCCTATCTAGCCCATGTCAATTTAAGTTCTTTGGCGGTGGAGCTATAATGAGTAGCGCTACTTGGATAATGGCTGTATGCGATGAGCGATGGCTGTACCCTAATGCAACTATCCTTATTCATGATGGTTATGTAGAAGGTACTGTAAGAAACACCACAGATCACCAAATTGATGCTAAGGAAAATAAGCGCCTTCAAGATAGACTTAATACTATTTATGCTGAAAACTCTAGAATGCCAAAAGAGTTCTGGGATGATATAGTTCAACGTGACTTATACTTAACTGCGGAAGAAGCCATAATGTTTGGTTTAGCAGATAAGCTTGTTGAGTACAAGAAGCGCGGAAACTTACGTAAATCTCGTCAAGGCATCTTAGCAAAGCAACCAGAGTCTAAAGAGTTTAAGAAGCTAATTAAGAATGTATACGACAGGATCGAAAGGGTTTCTGTACCAAACATTTCATTGAATGTAGCTAAAAAAGAAGAATCTGATCCTAAGGTGATTGTAGACGATACTCCAGTTGTTCAACCTGAAGTTCCTGTAGTTGAGCCAGAGAAGAAAGATTAGTAGTCAGACTCTTTGCATTGTAAGCAGGTAACGCCAATACTTCTCCACATATCTACAACAGATTGCCGATCGTCGACTGCAAAATCGACTTCATAGTATGGCTTTACCATTTCGTTATATATGTCTTGCTTTACGATATAGTCATCTCTGTGGTCATGTGACCCACGCATATGAAGAGTGTAGTCTACGTCTTTATTGATGTATTGATCTAGCCATTTAGTTGTTACTCTTTTAGCATTGTCTGCTCTACCAGTTATAAATATGATCTTATAGCCTGCAGAGTTATAAAGATGAACTAAGTTTTGACACCACACATGAGGTGGATCATTTATACTCATCTCGTTTATTTCAGTCCAATCTTTTACCTGAGAATGATTTTCAAAGAAGTGCAATCGTGCTGTATTATCAGATAGGGTTCCGTCAATATCTACGATAATAGCTTTCTGTTTCATGAAAGCATTGTACAAAGAATAAAATTTTAAGGCTGTTCTGGCGTGTCTAAGAGCTGCTGCGTGCTCATTATTTTAGTGTTTGTGCACTGACTCATCTTATGTAAAGCGTCTCTTGCTTGGTCCATTGTTTTCTTGGTTTTTTCATATACAGATCTATCGTCTGAAAAGTATTCTACAATATGAAAGTTGCCGATGGTAAATATATCTATGAAAGCTTGATAAGACAACTCTTCTCTAAGAGAAGTTTTACTGTCTTTATAGTTGATTATTCTTCTCTTTTTGAAAAAATGCAATAGCAATAAAACATATACAATGAGTGGCAATATTAGCATCATTCCGGCAATCACAAAGCCATCTTTTACAGTAGACCAATCTTTGTCTCTTATTGCTACTATAAAGCTTGCAAGAACCGCACAAATAGCTAATATTGGTGCTAATATCGTTAATATGTGTGAGAATAATAGTCTAAGTATTTTCATCTTTTCTAAAGTACTTTCTTTTATTTTTACTAAAAAATCTACAATATGGAGTCTTAAAGAAGAACGAATAAGAGTCAGAATCGTCTATGTGTAAGTCTATTCCTTCTCTTAAGCAAAAATCTCCCTTAGTTTTATCCCACAAGTAGTCATCTAAGTAGTGATTACCTTTATCATCTACCATCATTTCTGTACCTATAGATTTATGGTAGTCAACTATAGAAAACAAATGAGTGTAAGTGATATTAAGTCGTTGCAGTTCTTCGCGCAAGCGAGGTCCATCTGGTGGACCTGTGATAACATAAACTTGATGCCCAGCATCAACTAGAGTTTTAGATAAAACAGAGAAGAGTTCAGGAACCTCATCCATTACTCCATGTATATCAAGACCGATCTTTAGAATCTTCATCTAATACCGTCCTTTCTATAACCCACGATTGAAACGCAGCATTTATGCTTTTGTCGTTGCCCCACATAGGGTCTATAACTATCCACTTAAGTGGTAAGTCTGTTTGCAGATACATTAAAAACTTTGTTTCAGGACAAACAGATAGCTTTCTTAGATGACCATAGTGGCTAAGCATAATCATCTCATCAAACCAAAACATCTGCCTACTGTCTTCGGTGTAATCTGGGTCTCTTGCTGGTTGAGTTAGCTGATTATTAGGGTGATGCTTCAATAACTCTGGAGGAGTTTGAGAATGATGTACATCCATAATAATTATAGGATTTCTATTTGGAGGATTAGCCACCAAGCACCTCCTTTTCTATTATGTGGTCTTGATATGCATCCCATACTTCGCGTCCATAATGATGATCTGGATCTAATAAGCAATACTTTAAAGGATAGTCACTTTCAAAGTACATGAGGAAATTAGTTACTGGGCATATTGCCATCTTTTTAGGAATCCACATTCCATCACTTCTAATAGATGTAAGAATCATCTCGTCGAACCAAATTCTTACATATGGTCTAATAAAATCAGGCTTTCTATTAGGAACAATTAAGCCATTATTTGGATGTGGGGTGTTCATGAAATATAGCCTGTTCTACAAGAAAGTTGTTATAAGCTTCCATTGTGCAAGATTCTGGTGGAAAAACTTCCCAACCATATACATGCTTTTGAAGCATAAGGCAGCTGGTTAGTGGACATATTGCAAGCTTTTTCATAGCAAATCCACCCATTGGGTAACTTACCTTACATGTCATTTGTTCAAACCAGAATTCTTTATCACCTACTTCAAAATCACTAGGTGTATCTGGCACTGTAACATCGTTGTTCCATATAGCTTTTTGTCGTTCGTATTTGCTATCCACCCAATAGCTCCACTTCTATTGCGTACTCTACAATTGCGTCTTTTAATTCTAAAACAGTTTCGCAACCAGCCTCTATAATAAAGCCATTAACTTCTTTCATTTGAGCTTCGCCATATTTGTTGGCGTTTTCTTTTATCTCGATTAAAAGCAAATTGTCTGCATCATCGAAACGAAAGTCATATACGTTTGACCTTCCAGCAATATGAGCTTTACCTACATCTATGAAGAAAGTTATATTTACATTCATGAACCCATTGTCATAATTGGTTGCAAGAATATTTTTAAGTTCTCCCATAAAACCTAGCTTATCTGAAGCTGATGCCCATGTCTTGTTTTTCGCTGAAACCTTTGTTGAACTTCTCAGTGTGCTCAACCATTTCTTTAATAACCTCTCCCATTGTTTTATCGTGAAGCATGCTTCGCACAACAATCTCTTCTAAGTGAGCAATACTGAAATCCTTGATCTTAGGATTATTGAGAGCCTCTTTTTCTTCTTCAGTGAGGTCACGTTTAGCGATGAACGCAGTTAACGCCAACTTTTCCTGATACGTAGGAGGATCAAGTTTCATCATGAGGTCAAAGCGACCCGGGCGATCAGCTAGAGAAGCTAATAGGTTCTCTGGGTGATTTGTAGTGGCCACGATGAAAGTTGGCAAAGAGAACGTCACGCCAACACCATCTAATAGGTTTAATAAACCAGAATCAACTGGTGCAGCCATTCCGTTGTTTTCTCTTTCTGTTCCGCCGATGTCTTCCATGATGAAGATGAGGCGAGTACATTTAGAGTCATACTCACTATTTACAGAAAGGAAGTGAGATATAGTATCGGCATCAATCGCTGATGTCGGCCAAACCATAACTACGGTACCTGGATCTTCTTTAACAAACTCGTTACAAATCTTAGCGATAGCAGAAGACTTACCCATACCCGGAGAAGAATAGATTAAAACTGATCTTTTCTTCATTCGCTTTAATTTTTCATATATGTGGAGCTTTGAGTAGAAAAGCTTAGCTTCTTTGGTGATTCTTTCGGTGCTTGTAACAGAAGACAGAAGCTCCCTATCTCTAAGCTCAAGGGTTCTAAGCTTAACACCGACTGAAGTTTGCTCTAACATAAAAATGCCAGGCTCAATAATATTCTTCTCTTCATCTTCTTTAGGCTTCATATATTCAAACTGAACAATTTTGCCTTCATGTTGGAAACAAAGATCGCTTTCTGGAAGCTCATTTTGTTTCCCGCTGATAAATTCATCTAGAGAAGTTGCTTTAATAAGCTTAAAAAAGCCTTCTTGAGGCTTTTTAACTTCTTCAGTTTTTTCTACTTCTTCTTTAGATGACATCCACCCTCCACTACTGCCTTGTGTTGACCATGTAACTCTTTTTATTTAAAAAAGCATGATTTCTTCTGTTAATTCTGTTTACTCTTTTTACAAGAGGCTTACATTCTGAGTCCCAATTGTCAGGTTTTGCGCCTGGGTTAAACAGATTCATTTTTTCATTTGCTTTTACATGCTTTGGACTAGTTAGAGGAAGCTCTATGTTGTTAGCATAATCCTCATTACCTCTTCCGGGACCACTCCACATCAGTCTTTCTTTTCTTGAAAAGATGCGATAAAATTGGTCTCTGTATCTGCGTATCTTTTCAAAAAGACTCTCATCTCTACTCATTAACACATTCCCAATCTAAATAAACAAGGATACTGTGCGTCTAAAGCCGGCAAGAAAGATAAGAAGTTTGTATCGCCATGGTTTAACAAAAGGTAAGTCCAAGTGACAGACACTAAAGCTAATAAAACCAATTGGCCAAAATACTTTTTAATAAAAGCAAACATAATATTCCTTTTTAAAGTGGTTGCGGAGCCTGGAGTCGCACCAAGTACACCTTCTAGCTTATGAAACTAGTGAGCCGCAGTTGCTCGATCCCCGCACGTTATAGTTATAAATCGAATCTGTTAAAACGGAATGTCTTCATCGTCGTCTTTGTCGATGTACTCGTTTTTGGTCAGTGTGGTTTTTAGTACTATTGTACCATCGTCTTGTTTTTCAGCTGATAGAATTTTTTCTTTTTCTACAACAGTTCCACCAGCTTTTTTGATTAGCATGTCAACAAGGTTATTTTTGACATGCTGCTGTACAACCTTATTCATTTCTTCTTTTAGCATGGTTTCAATTAAGCGAGACACGGTATGACTATCGATGCACCGCTTAACTTGATTCCTAATATTTGCCTGTATAGCTTCTCTGATCTTTCGTTGTTCCTCAGGGTTGCCAATGAACGTTTCTGGCGCTAACTGATTAGCTATAATGAACTCTTTTAGAGGTTGGCCGATCAAACCGTCCATAACTGATCCAGTTTTAATCTCCCAATCGCTCCATTTTGTTTCAAAGCCTAAAGCAGACCATACGATCTTTTTCATATTCTGCGAAGCTTCTTTTAAGACATTTGCTTTAGTGTCCTCTAACATAGCTTCAAACGAAATATTTCTCATTGACTCAAGATCTACATTTAAAACAACGGCATCCGCTACATCATCATCTGATACTGGAATAAGCTTTAAAGTACCCCAATCTTCTTTGATTTCGTAAAGTTTGTTCTCGAATTTTGCTAATTTTGCCTTTGGATCTAAAGCCATATTACCCCCGATATACACTCATCGAATCGGTAAAGTAAAAAGTGGCGTAGCACCTAGGAGTCGAACCTAGATTTCATGGTTTTGGAGGCCAGACGAATGCCGTTATCTTAGTGCTACATGGCGCGGATAAGGGAATCGAACCCCTGACATTCGGTAGACAGCCGAAGGTTTTGCCACTAAACTATATCTGCGTGGGGTGATTGACGGGAGTCTAACCCAGTACCTTCGCTTTCACAGAGCGACGTGCAGACCTTACACTACAACCACCATATAAAAATCAACTTTAATGTTCCATATCCAGATGGGGATATTAAACATTAGTCAAAAACTTTTATGTTTAATCCCGACGGGGGAAATTAAACATAAGTAAATAAAACTTGGTGCCCAATGGAAGATTCGAACTCCCCAAACCGCGTTACAAAGGCGGCGTTATTCCCACTTAACTAATCGGGCATGGTCTCACGGGCAGGACTCGAACCTACATTTTGCGCCAATCTAGCGCGTCTGGTGTATAAGGCCAGGGTTTTGCCATTAAACTACCGTGAGTGGTTGCGGACAGGGTAGTTGCAACCCTTATATTAGGCTTATGAGACCCATATAGCGACTTGCGCCCGCAATCGTACTTAAAATTTTGGTAGACGATATAGGAGCTGCACCTATGACCTTCGCTTTGTAAGAGCGCTGCTCTACTGCTGAGCTAATCGTCTATGATTCATTACTGCTTTAATTGCTTCTATCCATTCTTCATGTGAAAAATTATCTGCTCTAGATATGTTGCATTTTCCACAACACGGAACTACATTTTCTAATGTATATCCATATGAATTATTTTTTCTATCTAAATTATGACCAGTTTCTTGGCATAAAGAAGAATTGCAATAAAAACATTCTTTTATTAAATTTTTATAGCTATCAAAGTCTATACTCCATTCTAAACTTCTTTCATTGGCTTTTCTTTGACCATATTTAAATCTATTAAATAGATCAGTTCTATTGATGAAACTTTTATTCTTAGCTTCTTCTCTTTGCCAATAAATATTTCGTTTCCAGCTATTTTTGCACTCCCTACATGACGAATATCTTCCGTCTTTTGTTGTTTTGCTTTTCGCAAATTTATCTAAATCTTTTTCAATCTTACATTTACTACATATTTTGGTACACATAATCCTTTTATACCAAGATAAAAATGGTACCTGGTGCTGGATTCGAACCAACCTTACTCGCCTATCAAGCAAGCTTTCTTCCTACTGAAATAACCAGGCATGGTCTGCAAGGTCAGAATCGAACTGACTTCCCCTCGGTTCCAAACCGAGAAAGCACCCATATGCTCCTCTCGCAGATAAACTAAAATTTGGTACCGGTGAAAGGAATTGAACCTTCAAACACTTGATTCTAAGTCAAGCTGCTTTGCCTGTTTGCATACACCGGCACGTTAAAACTAAAATTGGAGCGCGTAGTCGGATTCGAACCGACACTCCATGATTGGAAGTCACGTATGCTAGCCGTTGAACATTACACGCGCACTGGATAGGGATGCTGGATTTGAACCAGCGTCATGAGGGTCAAAGCCTCAGGTCCTAGGCCACTAGACGAATCCCCATCGATTTAAAAACCTCTCTTATATTCAAATTCATAATCAGTTTGATCTAAGATCTCCTTGATTACTTTTGCCTCGCTTTCGCATTTTTCGACATCTTGGTATTCTCTATTGTCATTGACCCAACGCATCATATCTGTGTATATGCTAAATAAAATGTCAGCATTGTCTTTGCTAATAAAAACTTTATTCTCTTTATTGAAATTAAACATAAATCTCCTTAAAATTGGTGGACCGCAAGGGAATCGAACCCTTCACAGGTGCATTGCAAATGCGCCTCGCCTGCCCTTGGTACATGGCAGCCCAAAAAGCTCTTTGCATCGTGGGAATAAAGCCACTTCTATTGGTGACGATACGCAGAGCGGTTTTTCTTATGTAATTATGTTAGCCGTTGGATTGTTAGAGCGCCGGCTGCGCTATCGTATGTGACCACTGCGGATCAATACCCGTAAGTGAACGCACTCCAGCACCGGCAGATTGAATGCCTGTGAGACCTAGAATGTTTATTTTGTTCATTACGTTTTTCATATATACCTAATATACCATGTTTTGGTATTAAAACTTAAAAATTTGTTATTTTTTTAGTAAAATTTGCTCTATCTCTTGTTCCATAGCTGATGTGAGCAAATCAAAAGCCTCACCGGCTTCTTCTAATGTTTCATAACGCCAAACTACTAAATTAGTGCCTTGCTTTATTATGTTAAATTCAGTCATATCATAAGGTGGCTGATTGTCTATAACAAAAAAGAAATCGTTTGCAAGTAGGACTTTATATTTGTTTTTATAAAGATCACCTTTTTTCAGCATTATCCACCTAGAATTATCTTGTCTGCATGGTCATCTACTATCTTTTTCCAGTTTCTGTTAAGAAGACCAACCAACCACATTCTTTGTCCTTTTGACGTCATGTAAAGACTGTCATCGTGTATCCAACGAACTTCATATTCGCTATATGTACCTTCATGATAACCAGGTATATGGCGTATGAACTTTATATATAGATATGGACTCCAATCATATTCTTCCATTACTCTTCCAACAAAATTTTATCGATTCGGTCGATTTTTTCTTGAGCTCTTCTTTCCATAATATCAAACATTTTATCTACATTGTCGCTTTTTAATGCTTTGCGCCCCCAATGGCATTTCATAACAATTGCTTTTTCTTCTTTATCAACTAGATAGTACCTATATTCAGAGCGATGAGCATCATACATCTCAATATGCTTACCATTGACAGTACATATGCCTCGCTTACCATAAGAGACGCATATCATTTGGTAATAATCGTTTTCTGCAAAAACAGAAGCATGCTTATGGTTTTTAAACCTTTGAATTGCAAAATTATCTTCATCAACAACGTTTAATGTCCAAAAACTAGTTATTGTGTTGTTATCAACGCTCATCTTCTCCCCCTAAAATAATCTTCTCTGCTTTTTCAACTACGGTTTTATAGACCCTTCGAGCTTTACGCACTGCAGCACCTACAGATCTTTCACCTTGGCCATATCTCTTACCGGTATGAACGCAGAAAACACCCCAGTAGAAGTTTCTAAACTCATGATATCCTTTTACCTTAAAGTGGTACTCCCAAGCTTCAGTTTTCTTAAGATCTTCTAATAAATCGTCACTCATGAAAAATTATACTTTCTATCTCTTCTTCAAGATACTTAATGTAACTAGGTCCATGTGTATAAATCCAATAGTAACAATCTGCTGTAACTCTACCTTCCCCATCAACATAGTAATTATCTATGTTTTCATCTTCTGTTAAGTACCATCCATCGACTCTTTCACCAGAAATTTTGGAGAAAACACCAAACAAAACACAAGGTGCACTTAATGGTTTTTTTAAACCTATTGATTCAATTGTTTCAACTGGAATAATGTCAAAGTGGTGCAATATGGGTTTAGCTTTGTCATAATACTGAACGCCATCAGTATTAGGCACTTCTTTCATTTCTTCTTCAGTAGGTTTGCGTCTCATACTGTTTCCAAAGCAGTTCTCGTGCCTTTTTAGCTTCTTCTGTTAATGGTACGTTTTCTTTCAACTCAGTCATTAAATCAGGATACTTAGGAGAGAATTCTCTAAAGAACATCAGTATATTTTCTGAGTTGTACTTTGCAAAAAGCTTTATCGCTGTAATTTGCTCATCATACGACATGCTTTTTAAAGCTTCAACCATCTGTTGTTCTGTGATTGCTTTATTTTTACACTTTTCATAAAAATCACTCAATGTCATCTTGTACCCCTAATATCTCTAAGTCAACCATGTGGTCTTGATACTCAGCAAACAAATCGTTAACAGCTTTAATGTAGTCTTTCTCTAAACCAGGTGGGAACCAAGTCTTAAGACCCCAAAAATGCCAATAGGCATCCTTAGTGGACATATCCCTCACTTGCTCTTTAAGGGTTTTCTTGTAATCATCTACAGTGACATGTATCATTTTAACCGACCCGTATGAAAAAACAATAATTTTTTATACTTTTTACTCGAATCGGTAAAAAGTATGGTATACTAGAGGATATATGACAAACGCAATCTACAACCTATTCGAATCTAAATCGAAACGCTACGAGCGTAAGGTGTGCGTTTGTGTCTTTACGTAATCGAAACGCACACCAAGTCTTTTCACGCTCACAACTTAATTACGTTATTTAAAATATAGTGATGCGTGGTGTTTAATGGCAAGCATTTCTGGCTCTTAACCAGTAGGGTATAGGTTCGAATCCTATCGCATCAACCAATTTATTGGCTCATGGTGTTTAACGGTAGCATTCTAGACTTTTAATCTACGGGGTCTCGGTTCGAATCCGAGTGGGCCAACCATTTTATGTTTAGGGCGTCATCGACTACTGGCTAGGTCACCAAGCTTTCACCTTGGAGAAGCGGGATCGATACCCGCTGACGCCTCCAATTTTTTCTTATTAAATCTCTCAAGGTTTCTTTTTCTATTCTCTTCAATTTCTTCTTCTGTGTAAACATACGCAGGGTGATTTGTCATAAAGACACCAAATACCCAAAAATTTAACTCCCAATAATCGCCATCATAATAATCATGCTTATATCCCCACTCTGGTTGCTTATGTATTGCGCAAAAATAAATCGCTATGCAGCGTTCTTTTGAGTTATAAATTCTCATCCAAAAACAATCTCCTCAAATAACTCTGTCATTATCTCTCGCGCTTCTTCAACGATAATATCTCTAGCAGCTTGATCGTCTCTAGAATAACTCCATTTTTCTTTATTCTTTTTCTTATTGAGTCCTTCAAACGCCGCAGTACTAGCAGCAGACCATTGCACTTTAAGTCCTTCTGGGTCTGCAAATATCTGATTGTAAACTTCTTCAAACTTATCAATCAAAGAATCCTCTGACTCAGAGATTAGACCTCTGTTGCCAACAATGAGCATTTTCATAAGTTGATCTTCGTGAAACTCTTCGCAAGAAAGTTTATACATAGCAATGAAATAAGCTATCCTCTTTTTCATCTGAGGGGCTTGCTCTAGATGCTTAATTCTTCTTTTCTTGCCTTTAAACTTCTTGCTCATAATGTATTCAAGAATCTTTCTAAGCCTTTAAGCTCACTTTGAAGAGATGGAAACTTAGGCATGTTTCTCGTTGTTCTTTTAGGTATGTAACCATCAGGATAAGCTCCGTGAATTACTTTTTCTTGCAGAAGCTCATAAGACGAGCCACTGATAGCTGGAGCTTGCATAGTACCCAAACCTGGGTCAACTCCATGGCAATGCATGCAGCTCATTCTATAAATATCCCTGCCTCTTTCAAGCAGGGCTTCATCGTAATAGTATTTAACTTTTGTTTCTCGACATCCAGTTAAAAATAAAAGTACGAATAGATATTTCATAAGTCGCCAACCAATATTATCCTATCTACCAAATCATTTTCAAAGTTTCGTTTCATGCGGGCATATTTTTGAGGGTTTTTGCGACTAGTAACTTTTATTCTCGCTGCACAACTCTTAGAGCACGAACGTGACCAGCCTCTCTTTAAATCTGCAGTTCTAGCTTTAAACAAACCACAGCAAGCTATGCATCTTATCTCAATGATCTTACCTCTCATAGAGGTATATACCCATGCTTGATTGTTTCGCTTATTTCTTTAACATCGTCAAACACTCTGTGGGGCTTGCACATAGCAAAATCTACTTCTTTTTCTAAGCCAAGAGCTTTTACTACTTTTTCTGCCCACTCGTGACCAGATGCAGACCAAACCACAACTGTCCAGCCTAACGTATTGTAATCTTTAATTTTTTGAACATGCTTAGTGTGAACTTGAAACACACGATCGTTGATGGTTACTTCTGGTAAAGTTCTATCAACTTTATACCACATTATTAAAGTATCATCACAGTCGAAAAAAGCAACTCTATCTGATTTAATCGTTACCACTTTCGCCCCCTAAGATAATTACATCTACTTGGTTTTTTATTGATTTTGCCATATAATCACATATAGCAACACAAAACGTATAATCTTTGCTGCGTGCCTCAACTATAAAATTTCTTGAACTTTTACAGAGTATTCTATATTCTTTGTTGCCGCTTGAACCACGACCTTGAAGTTCATAGAACTCATTTTCAAAAGCTTTATACCACCGACTGGTAGCTCTACCCATTTTCTACACCTAAGATAATCTCTTCAATCTCTTGCTCTTCAAATCTCTTGTGGTCTTTGAGCCAAACTTCTGCAGCTTCTTCACAAGAAAAACCAGGAGTTATTTGATCACCGTTCTCAAATACAACCCAGCCTTGCTCATGTCTGCACCAGTTTATCTCAAAGCGATTCATTAGTAATCGCCCTTTTCTATGCAAGCAGAAAGCTTTTTAGCATAATCAAACTGATCACCGTCTGTTACGCATTTAACTAATTTTTGATGGCATTGTTTGTTTGCGTCTTTGACTTCTTTGTAAACAGCAGTCGTATTTGAAGGATTAGTTTGGCAGAACACTGCGATTGCTAATAGTATGTTTGCTAACATTATTTCTCCAATAAAGAAGCTAAGTGGTTCCACATATCTTCGTGTTGACCAGGAGTGTAAAGTGCTTCTTTAAAACCTTCCCACTCTTTTTTATACATTTTAAATCTTGAATCTCTGTAGCGAATACATGCCTCCACATTCGCTATCCTGTCTGCGAGCTTCAATATGATAGCGTTTGGAGTAGTTTTGATCTTATGATAAGTAGCAGCATGGCGCGCTGCTCTGTTTACGCCAGCTTCGTTTGTTACGGCGTAAACTAAAGCAGCAACACCATCACCAAAATCAGACTTTATTTGATCTATTGTTGTAGGGGTATCTTCTACTACATCGTGTAGCCACGCTGCAATAATTAGCTCTTCTTGAGTAAACCCAAATCGACGCAAAACTTTCTCTACATCATATAGATGCTCTGTGTAACCACCAGAACCGTAGCTCTGGCTTTTGTGTGCCTCAGATGCGAAAAGTTTTGCATGCTCCAATGTGCTCATATGCTATAGATAGGTTTTCTTTTAAAGACTTTTGGTAGTTGTTTCTTTTCACGTATGTCAGGAAACTTCCTACGCCTATCTTCCTTTTTCTTAAGTTTGTGATTTGCGTCCATCTCTTTACAGAGATGATCAAAGACTTGCACTTTCTTCATGTTGAAGTCTGTGTCAGTGAGTTGATCGCGCACGATTGCACCACCCATACACCCTACGTAAAAGTCAGATGGTTCCGTAGTGGCGCAAGAAGTAAATGCTGTTAACATTAAAAGTATTAACAGCTTTTTCATTACTTATCGTCTTTCTTTTGAGTTGCTTCTTTGTAAGCTTTTACACAAAGCATCACGATAAGAACCGTACAAGCGATGATTAAAGATGATAGTGCTACAGTTACTAATACTGGCATATTTCCTCCTGTTTATACAACCTAAGTTGTATTGTACTTTCGTACAAATTTATGGGGTTGCATTGCGCAACCCCTAAGTGGCTTACTTCTTTTTAGGGTCAGCCATCTCTTTAGATAGATCATGGAAGGCTTTTAAGCCGATAACATCGAAAGGATTAAGTGCGCCATGGTTACCACCGCCACCACCGATGATCATCGTAGATGGAAGTTGTACCTTAGCGAGTTGCTCAGCGACACCGATCGCAGTATCTTTCTCGATAGTAGCGCGTTCAAGAGGTGTAAGACCAGCTTGAACCTTTAAGCGGTTGATTTCAGCGAGAGCTTTACCTTTTACAATATCAGCTGCAGCTTCCTCTTTAGCTTTTTGGGCGTTAAGTTTAGCAACCTCAAACTCTTTCTGAGCGATAGTAACCTCTTTGATTTTTTCAACCTCTTGGTTAGCTTTTTCCTCAGCGATACGCGCAGCACCTTGTTCACGTGCAGTAATAGCATCTTGCTTAGCTTTTTCTGCGTTAGCTCGAGCTACGACCTTTTGCTGTTCAGCTTCTTTCTTTTTAGCGATGAGTGCGTCGATAGTTTGATCAAAGTCGATGTCTTTAATCACGAACTGAATAACCTCAATACCGTACTGCTTAAGAGGAGATTCTTTTCTGATGACAGGTTGACCTTTTTCATCTTTTTTAACGTTAACTTCCGCTACGATAAACTCATTACCGTCTGCATCTTTCTCTTTAAACTCTTTAGAAGCTGTTTCAAAGATACCCAAGATGACTTGATCTTCGGCAATATCTGTGAACTCAGAGCGTCGCGTAGAGTATGAGTCTTCAGCTCGCATTAGAGGTGCAGTTTGCATGAGCGCTTCTGTGACCACTTGGCGCATCAAGGCATGCTTGATAGCTTCAAATGATTTAAAGTCACGATGTAGTGCTAAGCGTTTATTAGGATCTGTAGGCATTCTGAACTTAATCATTCCTGAGATCTCTGCAGTACCACCGTCGTTGAACCTCACTTTGATCGCGTCAGATAGACTGTCACCTTCTCCCTCTGTTTTTGAGAAGTAATACTCATCAGAGATTTTATAGGTGGTGATTCCACCAAACATCTGAAAGTATGTACCGGGGTCACCGATTACCACCATCTCACCGGACATGGCTGTCTGCTTGATCTGATAATAACCTGCGTCGTTCGTTTCTAACACATATTTACTGGTGGTAACGACTGTCACCAATAAAATAATGCCAGCAATAATAGCCAGCGGTCCTCTTAAAATACCGTTCATCTATCCTCCTTATTAAAGGGTTTGGTTTTTGTTTCGTGTAACTTCATCGATTCGGTGCAGTATCCCAAGCGCCATACTTGTCAACAAGCTCTTTACAGAGAGTCTCAGCAGGTTCTTTACCTAAAAGGGCGTCACTTGTTTCAGGAATTAAAGCTCCTTGTTCTAAGAGTGTTACTTGAGTTTTTACTGCACCATAGACGCAGGACTGAAAAGAAAGCTCTTTTAGTTGTTCTGCAGTCGGTCCTACGTTTCTTGTGCAGCCCACTGCGAACAGCAGGCTACATATTAGTAAGTATTTCATTTTTTATTCCACATCACTACGTGATTCTTTCCGATGTCCCATTGGCTAACACGCGTATAAGCGTTACCGGTAGCAAG